TAGGCCAACTTATGAATTTGATGTTACCTGTCAAGGTAGTGTACCAGAAGCTATTATATGCTTCTTAGAGGGTAATAGCTATGAAGATGTCGTGAGAAAGGCAGTGAGTCTTGGTGGGGACACTGACACTCAAGCTTGTATAGCCGGAAGTATTGCAGAGGCTTATTATGGAATACCAGAAGAAATTAAAGAGAAGGTATTTGAGTATTTACCAAAAGACATGCTTGAGATAATTGAGCAGTTTAATTACAGAATAAATAATATTTTATAGGAGATTAAAATAATGTCAATTAATATTTTTGTTGAGATTTGCAGAGAAGGAGTTCAATTACCAGAATACGCTAATGAATCGGATGCTTGCATGGATATACGGTCGGCAGAAGACGTTATAATTGGACAGGCTGAAACAAAGATTATTCCAACAGGGTTAAAAATGGCTATTCCAGTGGGATATGAATTACAAATTAGGCCAAGAAGTGGGATTTCAGAGAATACTCCTTTGAGAGTGGCAAATAGTCCGGGTACTATAGACAGTGGCTATAGGGATGAAATAGGTATTATAATTACAAATACCTGTGATGAAGCTTGTTGTGACAAAGAAGATTGTGAAGAATTTCTTGCTAGTGGTTGTGATAAATGTAAATTATGTTATGGATTAACGGATAAAGGAAACAAAAATGGAAAATACGAAATAAACAAAGGCGATAGAATAGCTCAAATTATTCTTAAACCTGTACCAAAAATGCGTTTTACTGAAATTAGCGATATTAAAACTATTGGAAACAACAGACATGGAGGATTCGGAAGTACTGGGGTTACGTAGAATGAACGATTTTAAAAATATGAAAGATGAAAAGCTTCTGAAATGGATTGATTTATACGAAATGATGCCTGTTGTAAGGCTTCTTTTAACAGAAGAAGAATATAGACAAGCCATTTTAGAAGCTTACAAGAGATTTAAAGGCAATGAAATGTTTAAATATTGTTATTTTATTTATATCAATTCAAAAGGCGATTTAGATGATTACACGAATTGGTTTAAAAAATTAAATGGGGAGTAATATTATGGATAAATATGCAAGACACATTGAAATATGTGATGAATTAAACGATGTTTATGTTAGAAAGAATAAAGATTACGGCAATAGTTTTGGCAATATGTTTCAGAAACTAGGAATAATCTCAGCGATTACAAGGATTGGCGACAAGTATTATAGACTTGAAAACCTCTGTACAAAGTCTGATGATGAAAGATTAGTGCCAGATGAGAGCATTATAGATACTTTGAAGGATATGGCAAATTATGCCATAATGTCGTTAATAGAATTAGAAATACAAAATGAAAAAAGGAATGATTAAATGAGTAAAAGAAAAATATTCTTTGACATGGATGGAGTAATCGTAAATATTCAAAAAGCCTTTTGTGAGGTTTATAATAGTGAATACAAGGATTATCCAAACTTTATTCCTGCTGATTGGACTAAGAATAATAAATGGAATTTAAAAGATGTTTGTCCTCTAATAAAGAGTTGTGAAGATATTTTTAATTCCGCTGAATTATTTTATAAGCTTGAATTCATGGATAAATATACCTTTGATGTTTTGAAGCGCTTGTCAGAAGATTACAGGATTATCATATGTAGTGCTGGTAGTCATTTCAATATCTCTTATAAGGCAACTTGGATAAAAAATAAATTACCATTTGTCAAAGAGGCAGTATTATTGTATAATACAAGTAAGCAGTTATGCGCCAAAGGCGAGCTTACAAATATGCAGGATTCAATATTTGTAGATGATTTAAATAAGAATTTATTGGAATCTAATGCCTTTTATAGAATCTGTTTTGGAGAAGAGTTTGCATGGAACGCAAATACACCATTTACAAGATGTCGCAATTTTAAGGAACTAGAAAGAATTATTAGTACCTTATTCTAATACACATACTACCTCATAGTCAAAGTATATCCTAAGTATCTTTGAGAAGGGCAATTGCAAAGTTGTTCTTCTTTTCAACTAATAAAAAATAAAGCGTTACAATTAAACAAAGGAGAATTAAAATGACTAAAAAATTACCAGAAGTCGTTATTGATGAAAATTACAGGGTAACTTACGATGGTTATAACCTAATTTTACAAGAAAAAATTAAGGATTCAAAATCAAAAAAAGAGTCTCATAAATGGAAAGTGCTTGGTTATTATGGTAGTTGGGAACATGTAGCAATAAAGCTATTTAATGTTTTCATTATGGATGAAGTTAAATTGAAAGAAACACTTCAATTAACAGAATTGCTTGAAATCATAAAAGAAGTACGTCAAACAATAGCTCAAAGATTCGCACTATTTGTGATAAAGGAATGATAAAAAATGGATGAATTTAGGTTGGCTCAAGACTTAGATGTTGATGGAGACCCGGCAAAAGGAAAGAAGAGAGCAAAAATGAAAAAGGAAGTCCATCAAATGGCGAGAAGAAGGCTCAAAAGGAAAGATTCTAAAACTGTTCAAGAGGAAATAAGAAAATGAAAAATTATACAGTAATACACCTTCATGACGACAGAAGTAATTGTAATGGTTATGCGGATTCAACGACAAATTACAAGGACTACATAAAGCTTGCGAAAGACAATGGAATGAAAGCTATTGCCTTTACAAATCATGGTGGAATATTTGATTGGGTTAAATCAAAAATGGACTGTGACAAAGCAGGAATTAAGTACATTCATGCTACAGAACTTTATTTATGCACAACTTTAGATGCAGATGAAAGAGGCTATCATATTTGTTTATATGCTAAAAATTTGGATGGCGTAAAAGAACTTAATGCTCTATATTCGCTATCAACCTCAAAAGGAATTGCTGAAGACAAAAGCGATAGACATTTTTACTATAATCCAAGGATTTCAATTTCTGAGTTAATGCAAACAAGCGACAATATAATAATAACTACAGCTTGTTTGGCTTCAATTTTATGGCAAGAGAAAAGTAACGAAGTTATAACTCCTTTATTAAATTGGTTTAAATTAAACTCACACAGAGTATTTTTAGAAATTCAATACCATAATTACCATGAGCAAAAAGAATATAATAAATTATTATATAAATGGAGTGAGGAGTATAATTTAAAACTAATAGTTGGTACTGATACTCACTCTGCAAGTGCGTACAAAGCTGATTGCAGAAAAATACTTCAAAAATCTAAAGGCAGTTATTATGGGCAGGAAGATGAATTTGATTTAGTATGGAAAACGTATGCGGAGTTGGTTAAACTGTTTCAAATACAAGCATCTTTACCAAAGGAAATATATCTTGAAGCCATAGAAAACACAAATTATTTTGCTGATTTAATAGAAGATTTTACTCTCGATAAATCATTTAAATACCCTAATTTATATGGTGCTAACGCAAATGAGTTATGGAAAAAGCTTATAAATAAAAAGTATAAAGATAAATGTAATAATAATGCAATAGATAAAAATGATGAAAATTATATCAAACACATAAAGGAAGAATTTGAGGCAATGTCAAAACAAGGCATGGAAAGTTTTATGCTTTTTATGGCTGAGTTAGTAGAATATTGCAACAATAATAATATTCCGTATGGATTTTGTCGTGGTTCAGTAGGTGGAAGTGTTATTGCTTATATTACAGACATTATTGATGTTGACCCTATTATTTGGAATACTGTATTTTCTAGGTTTTGTAATGCTGATAGGATTTCTCTTGCTGATATTGACATGGATTTTGCGCCAGAAGACAGAGATAAAGTATATAAATGGATATTTAATAAATTCTCATCTTCTAAAACTGCATTTATAGCACAGTTTGGAACGCTAAAAGACAGAGGGGCTATAGATACGATTGCTAGAGGACTTGGATTTTTAAACTTAGACATTGTAATGCAGATTAAGAATGAATATGATGCTATTTTTAAGGCATATGCTAAGATTATTGCTGAAGAAATTAATATTGAAGAATTAGACTATGAATACAGAAACATTGATTTTGACCATCATGAATTATATAGGAATAAATTAAATTCTCAATATAAAAATGTAGCTTTAAACTCACTTGATGAAAGTAAGCATAAATTTGAGGTATTAAAAGATGACTATCCCGAAATATTCCGCTATTTTGATGGATTGAAAGGTACAATTATTTCAAAGGGCAATCATCCAGCAGGAATAATAGGCAGTCCTATAACATTGCCAGATAATCTAGGTGTTTTTTATAAAGATGGTGACTTACAAACACCTGTTGCAGTATGTTCTATGAAACCTATTGACATTTTAAATTATGTTAAATTTGACATATTGGGTTTGAAAACGGTTGGAATTATGAAAGATGTTTATAATTACATTAATTCATCTTATTTAAAATCATATGAAATAGATTGGGGGGACTTTAATGTATGGGAAGATATGACTGTTTCTAAGGTGGGTGTCTTTCAATTTGAAGGAGAAAGTGGATATGCCTTTGATTTATTAAAAGAATTCAAACCGAGTAAAATCAATGATATGTCTATAGTAAACGCTGCGTTAAGACCTTCGGGAAAATCTTATAGGGACAGATTAATAAAAAAAGAATTTAATAAAAATCCGTCAAAACAAATTGATGAATTATTAAAGGAAAATTATGGATACCTCGTATATCAAGAGGACACTATTAAATTTCTTACCGATATTTGTGGATTTGACGGAAGTTTGGCCGATACTACGAGGAGATGCGTAAATGAAGACACCTTAATTATGATGGCAAATGGAGACTATAAGCCTATAAAAAATGTTGAAGAAGACGATTATGTTCAGAGTTTTAACACATATAATATCTCTGAGTATAAAAAGGTTTTGAATGTTTTTAATAATGGTGTTAAAAATTCCGTAAAAATTACGACAAAACACGATTATGAAATATTTGTAACGGACAATCATAAACTTTTAACCCAAAGAGGTTGGGTAGAATCCAAAGATTTAAATTTGGATGATTTTATCATGACCCCCAAAAAAATAAACGCCCAAAAGGATGACTTAGTTTCAAGTTATAGATTATTATTTGCAGATTATATGCCAGTTAGAATAAAGAGTATTGAAAAATCAAAGACTTGCAATATGTATGATATTGAAGTTGAAGATAATCATAATTATGTTGCAAATGGATTAATTGTGCATAATTGCATAGGCAAAAAAGATGTTCGGGGACTTAATGAACAACTTCCAAAAATTCTCGAAGGTTATTGCAAAAAGTCAGATAAGCCTAGAAAAATAGCAGAAGAAGAAGCCCGTCAATTTATTAAAATTATTGAAGACAGTTCTGAGTACCAGTTTGGGTATAATCACTCAACGGGTTATAGTATGAATGGTTATGCTTGTGTAAGACTAAGACATTACTACCCTCTTGAATTTACAACAGCATATTTAAATCGAGCCAACAATGAAGCCGATTTAAAGGATGGTATGGAGTTAGCAAAGCAAAGAAAAATTATTATAAACCCTATTAAATTCAGATATTCTTACAATAAGTATATGTTTGATAAAAAGACAAACTCAATTTATAAAGGACTATCTTCTGTTAAGGGCATCGGAGAGAAAAAAGATTTTGCACAGCAATTACTTATGCTTAAGCTAATTAAATATAAGCATTTTGTGGATTTATTGGTCAATATAAAGGAGCAAACAGATTTAGATTCTTCTCAGATAACTTCCTTGATTGAACTTGATTTCTTCAGTGAGTTCGGAGATGCTAATTATTTACTTAAAGTTTATTTAAACTTCAAATCTCTCTATGAAAGAAAAAATTTACATAAAGAAAAATTAATTGAATTAGAGTTAACAGAAGAAATTGTCAAAAAACATTGTGAAAAAGAAACAGAGAAATTGTTCAAAAACGTTGACGTTATCAGTCTTATAAAGGAATTGCCCTTAAAATATTGTAAAAGAACACCAGTTGAAAAATTAGTCGCAGAACATAAATTTTATAATTATATGTATTCTGTATTTGAAATTGAGTCGAATTATGTTATAATAATAGATATTAACACAGATTATACACCAAAAGTGAAATGTTATTCTTTGTCAACTGGTGAGGAAAAGACTTATAAAATCTACAAAGAAACATTTTTTACTAAGCCAACAGTAGAAAAACCGCAACCAGTACAAATATTAAACCTCTATGATGTAGTAAAGATAGGCAAAGTATATGAGAGAGATGCTTGTCGAAAAGTCGGGGAGGAATGGATTGCAACAGGTGAAAAAGATTTAATTTTAAAGTCATTTAAAATAGTTCAGAAATATGGAGATATTTAAAATGAATTACATAAAATGGATTGCTTTTTCTATAATTGTGTGTTTACTGCTATCTTTTGTAGCATGTTTTATAAATAACCCCATAGCAGCATTCTGGTTAGGTGGAATCGCTGTATTTTCTTCCATATTACTCAAATGTTATGTTAACAATCATACATACAACAATGTAGTGGATGTTGAATATGTTCGATGGTTAACTAACGAAAGAGCTTATATAAATAGAATGGACATACATGATATGACTTTGAGAGAGAAGGGAAAGGTAATAAAAGTCCCTTTGGAAATTCTTGAAGAATGGGACTTTACAGGACTTTCTAATGTGGACTTTATTACTTCCCGAGAGTACATGAGAACAATAACATGGAGGAATCAAAATGGAAATAACAAAAAGAACAATTTATGAAATCAGCATTAATCCCGCAAATATAACACAATCAGATTTAGATGTTCTTAATTCAAACATGCAAGTAGGAAAATATATAATTTCAAGCCTTAAAATGCAAGATGGTTATATTATATTTGAGCTAAAACAAAAGCCCAATGTACCTGAAACATCCTCTCATAATTTATTTAAAACCGAGGACAAGCAGGATATAGCAAAAATTAATAATTCCAATACTAGGAATTGTGATTTAAAAATTCCTAGCGAATTAAAGAGTTTAATCAATGCTTCTGAGAAAAAGAGGTTTTATTAATGAAGGTTAAAATAGGCTTTTGCAAAAATAAAGATGGAACATTTGCAAGTGAAACTTATGACAGCGATAACGTTCTAATCCTAATAACTTTAACAGATAAAGAGAGAGATTCTTTAAAAAATTTAGGAACATCTTTGAAGTTTATAAGTTTCCCCGAAACAATGTACCAATTGGAAGCAGTAGAATTCATGAGTTCAGAGGAGGTTTAAAATGAGAAAATTCATTGTTTTAAGTATTATTTTAATATTAAGCTCTATGCTAATAGTTGGTTGTTCTACAGAAACGCAAGCTCGTTTGAAAAAAGATAATGAAAGCGCAAGAGAAGGTTTAAATAGATTATTAACAGTATATAGTCATGACGGAAAGGTATTAAAGACTGTCAAAGGTAAATTTGACGTTGAGCCAAGCACTGAAAATAATAAGGTTAAGTTTGATATCAATGGACAGCGCTTTATAATCTATAATGCTGTTATAGTCTGTGAGGAAGTGAAAGATTAAGTGGATGTAATTAATAAGCTAGAATTGCTTTGTGAACGCTTTAAATTTATTTCAATGATTGAGTGCGGAGTAGGATGGTTTGAATTAATCCAAAAGATGTGTGAAGAGATTGAAAAAACTGAAAACGCACATAAATTGCCACAGCTTTACATAAAGGAAAAGTTTGGACGACTTAGAGTATATACATCATCTTTTGAAGATTCAAGCTATATGGGAATTATTGATAATATACTTAAAAAATATGAACATTTATCCACAACTATCTGTGAGGATTGTGGACAAGCAGGAAAGTTAACCACAGTTGGCTACTGGCTTTCCACAATTTGCGATGCGTGTAAGGAGATTTATGATAACAAAAAATAGGTATATTGGCTTTACAATAAAAAAAAAGTAATATTTAAATATGAAGAAAATTTATTTAATATTTAAATATAAAAACAAATAATATTCTATTTAAATATTTATTTATTTTTTCTATTTACAATTTAAAATTAGTATGTTAGGATTAAGGAAATCTTAATTTTAAGTTGAGAAAGGAAGTGCGTTATGCCAAACAAAAAAGTATGTCAAGTAATAGCGATTGAAAAAGAAGTAAAAAATCGCGTACATGAAGAAATCACTGCTCTTCATAGAATTTCAAACAAGCCAGATTTATTCAATGGCTTCATGAAAAATTACCGTAAAAAGGATGAGGAAGGTGACGAATTCCCGAATGAAAAGAAAAAGGTTCAAATGAGCGCTATTGAACATCTGATGAACTTCACAAGAGCAAAAACAAGCTTGTTGGATATCACAGCTACTAAGGATTGGGGTAATACCCGAGCTTATGCTGATATCGTAATTGATGGAGAACTTATCCTCAATGATGTACCGACACCATTTTTGTTGTTTTTAGAGAAAGAAATCCATGACATCCGTTCATTTATTGAAAACATACCTATACAGGATGAGTCAGAGGATTGGGTAGAAGACACAAAAGCTGGAATTTATAAGACAGAGGCTTCTGTCACTCATAAGACAAAGAAAATTCACAAGCCTATAGAGCTGTCACCAGCTACTAAAGAGCACAGAGCACAAGTTGAATTGGCTTCATTTGATGAGGTTATTGGATATTGGGACACAATTAAGTCAACAGGCGCAATGCCAGCAGAGAGAAAGAAAGAAATCTTAGAAAAGCTTGGGAAATTCACTGTTGCTGTTAAATCAGCGAGAGAACTAGCTAATACTACTGAGGTTGACGACATGTACGTTGGAAAGAAGATTTTTGATTTTATATTGTCATAATATTTCCGCTTGAAAAAGCGTTTATATACCAGAGGCAAGTTGAAGTTTAAGTTGAATTTAATTAAAACGTATTTAAACGGCAAATAGCCGTTGAAGGTTCAACCCCTTCCTCTCTGACTTTAACAGAGAGTGGCGAAATGGCAGACGCATACGTTGACAAGTTTAAGTTGTACCTCAACAAGTTCATAAAACTGCGGTTCATTATCTCGACCTCTACTGTCATTTGCGTTATCGTAGGTTCGAGTCCTACCAATCCCTCCAATATGGGATTGTAGCTAAGTGGTAAAGCGAACGCACTGAGAGTTAAAACAGTAGATTAAATGCCGTTAATGACAAAAAGCAGTACAGGTGATATTATTATATATATCAAATGACAGGGGGGCAAAGGATAGACCCTCCTGTTTTATTTATCCTAGTTTTCTTATATCATAATAATTAAATATAGGGTGATAAAATGAATCAAGGGAAACTTTTTGAGCAGGATATTAAGAAAAGCGTTCCACCAAACGTTTATTATTACAGACTTCAAGACTCTGCTTCTGGCTGGTCAAGCTCCGACTCAGATAACGTAAGATTTACTCCAAAAAACAAATTTGACTGTTTACTATTCACAAGAGGTGTTCTAATCCTCCTCGAACTTAAGTCAACGCAAGGCACATCAATTCCGTATTCCATGATTAAAGACCATCAAATTGAAGAACTGAATAAAGCTTCTGTGTATGATGGTATCAAAGCAGGATTCCTATTTAACTTCCGTAAGAGCACGAGAACGTACTTTATGGACATTAAAGACTTCATAGGGTATAAAGATGCCACAGACAAGAAAAGTATTAATGAACGGGACATTGAGGCTCATAACGGTATACTTATTGACCAGACATTAATGAGGACAAGATATAAATATTATTTAGAAGGATTAATAAATTCTTTTAAACCTATGTTTATTGATTATTTGTAAAATATATACTAAAATATTAATAGGTGTTCAATGCTAAATTTTAGTAATTAATGTCTGCAAACATTTTTTCAAAACAAAAAAGATACCTTTTTAACTCGGTATCTTTTTTGTTTTGAGTTAATTTAAAGTTCTATTTTTTGCACAAACAGAACAATCACATTCAGAATGAGGCTCTTTTTCAACTTTCCCGAATCTCCCTTCTGCTAATTTCTGAGTAAGGTCAGCTACGATAAATTCTACAAAATAAGTATCAACCTTATTCATTGCAAACATGCAATTTCCTTCTTCTCCATCTGGTAATCCTGCTAATATAAAGTGTTCTATCTCTGTTTGATTTTCATTATCATCTATCAGTATAACTTTCATATCAACCCTCCTTATGTTTCTTATAATATTCATCAATTGCATCTCTGACTATTTCTGAGTAATCAGCGGTAAATCTTATCATTTTTCTTTGAGATAGTAATTCAAATAATTCTTTTGTCTGCTTAAGGCAGAGCATAAAGGTTCTGGCCTTTTTGTCTTCTAATGAAATAGGTTCAATCATTTTTGTTTTAGTAGTCTTTTTTGGAGTTTTAACTTGCTCTTCATTAACGGCCTTAAGGCCATCCAGTATTCCTTTGCTTGTTACTTTGGTTGATTCGAACCTTCCTGCCTTACCTCTTACAACTTTTTTTTCTACCTGTGCTTTTGGCACTTGTCTTCTTGGCATAACTCTTCCCCTCCATCCTATCAATTACTTCCTTTGCTAAATCTAAATATTCCTTCGCTCCTGCACATTTATTATCATAAAGTCCTATTGGCAATTCTGCTGATTGAGCCTCATTTAACTTTATGTTTGAACGTATTACAGTTTCGAACACTTGTTTGTCAAAAATTTCTTTTAACTCTGTGTGAAATTCCTTTGATAAATTTGTTCGAGCGTCATATTTAGTTACAAGCACTCCTAAAATATTTAATGTTGGATTAAGCTTCTTTTTTACAATATTTATTAAATTAATTAACTGCTCAATACCTTCTAAAGCAAATATTCCGGCAGAGATAGGTATTATTATTTCATTTGAACAAGTAAGAGCATTAACGGTAAATAATCCCAGAGCAGGATTACAGTCAATTATCATATAATCAATTTCATATGCTTTTTCTAAACTTTCCAGTTTTTCTTTTAAAATTGTTTCCCTCCCTATGCTTGTACTAAGCTCAATCTCTGCATTTGCCAATAAAATATTTGCTGGAATAACATGTAGATTTTTAATTTCAGTATCGCATATATATTCCTCCAACATATCATCTGATGTCAAGCATTCATAAATAGTGTGTTCAAAGTTTACTCCTAACCCTCTAGTAGAGTTACCTTGTGCATCAAAATCAAGTAGAACTGTACGTTTCCCCATTTGAGCTAAGTAACTCGCTAGGTTTATCGCAGTTGTCGTCTTGCCCACACCGCCCTTTTGATTCACTACAGCAATAGTTTTCATTTTTTACCTCCTCTATTTTTTCTAAAATTTGTCTCAGCTTTTTATCATCTGAATTCATTGTTACAATAATGTCTTTCAACTCTTCTGAAATATTTTTAATTAATATTTTTAATTTTTCACAGCAATTACAATTTATTTCATCAAGTCCACCTTTTAAAATCATGTCATAATAAATCCAAACAGAATATTTTACTTTAGTGATTTCATCTTCTGTTTCCATGTCACTTACTCTATATTCTGCCGATTCAATGTCATAGTCTTGTATAAATCCTTCTACAAGCTTATTATCATATATAAGAGTTACCTTTTCCCCGATTTCACAATCCAACTTAATCTCCCTCCTTTATTTTTTAAATAAAATTAAAACAACGCCCAACAATATTAATGCTCCTGTAATATTCATATAAGTATTCATACCTCATCTTCTGCAATATAGGGTTTAAGATTTGTAAGTCTTTCTAATCTATTCTGAATTCTTTCTATCTTTATACTTTTTATTTGCTCAAAACTAGCAAGTGCCTCTTTTTTATTCTTAAAACAGTATTTAATGTCATAGAATTTAATAGGAATTTTTCTTCCCTTTTCTATTCTAAATTTTACAATATTTTCTTCTGAGACATACTTTCCAGTATCATATATTTCTCCATCAATTATTCTGATACCCTTTTCTATGGCATTCTTCGTATAAAAATATTTCATATAGCTACCTCCCATCTTTATTGACAAATTGATTTATTTAAGTATTATTTTATTATAACCAATTACCCAATTTCAAATTTCACTTCTCTCCCTTGCTTAATACACTTATAATCGAACGGGACTAGCCTTTATTCGGTACTTTTTTAATATGGCTTATACTAGGACTGCGAATAATTATATCCCATTTACAGCTACAATCTAGGCATGAATATTGAGGACTTCTATCAATTACTCTTCCTTGATGTTTAACTAAGTTCGGATAGTGAGTATGAAATACATTTTTGCTTTTGCATTTTGGGCATCCCATAAATTTTCATCCTTTCTTATTAAATTTCATTTCAGCATTTTGCAATCTTGCTATTTGCTTTTGTGCCTTTACAATCTGTTCATTTCTCATTTCTTCAAACTTCAATTTAGCTTCTTCTAAGGTGTTAACAATAAACTTCTTCTTATAATATCCAGTGATATAGCGTTCTCCTGATGGACGATATCTAATTTCTACTATCCATCCTAAGTGTTCAACTCCATCAATTTCTTTAATCCCTCTTGTAAAAGCCTCTTTCATATAATAATATTTCATTTTATATACTCCTTGCTGTTTGGAAATAAGTCAATGATGTCACATCCTAATGCTCTAGTTATTTTTACCATCGTTGAAATCGGAGTGTCTTGTTTTCCCGACTCCATATTTGTAACGCTTGTTCTTGTAAGTCCTATAAGAGTTGCAAGTTCCTCTTGAGTAATCCCTTTTTCTTTTCTTACTAAGCGTAAATTTTCTCCAAATACTTGCAATGTCTTTTCTTCAAGTGCTTTTGTTTCACTTGTGAATTCTTTTAAAATCCTTAACATATCCATTCCATTCAAATAATCACCTACTTTTATGAATATATTGACAAATTTATTTATTTAAATATTATTTTATTATATTTCTCGGTTTATTGCAATATTCTTTTAAATTTTAGACAAAAAAAATATAAGGGAAACCGAAGTTTCCCTTAATATTAGCTAGTTTACGGATGGTTCATGAGTCTTCGGCAATTTGAATACTTGAGATTCAATTAGCCCTTTTATCACTTTTAACCAATTTCCATAATCATAGCCAGCTTTTTGTGTAATTAAAAATATGTAATCTAAAGCTATTTTATATCTATCTACTAGCTTATCATTCTTATAAAGTTGTTCTGCATATTCAACAGCTTGTTTTACTCCGAGTTCTATTAATTCTAGTTCTTCTTTGGTTATGTTATCTGATTTTACAATAATCCTTTGAATAATTTCAAATAGTATAAAAATCAACATTAAGGCTATTACCAAAAAACTACAATTCAAAACAATATCTAAAACATTTGTTAAACTCATTTTTTTATCCTCCGATTATTTACCGAATAATTTTAATACTCTATCTATAACAACAGCAAGCTCTTGTCTTGATACACTTTTTTGCGGATTAAAATTGTCGCTTTCATCACCTTTAAATATATTGAGTTTTTCCAACTTCTCAACTGCTGGCTTCGCATAGTCTGAAACTGTCTCGAAATCTTTAAACATCATTTCAACCTCCTTATTTATTGCTTTAACTACTTCCATCTTGACTTCATTATCAAGTTTTTTCTGTACTATAGCTTTAAATTTAGCCCACTCAGCAGGATTTAATACAAACCATTTGTGACACGGTTTCCATCCAACAACCTCTTTATGTAACCATAGATTTTCAGAGTTTAATTTATACTTCTTGCATAAATCATAACATCTTTCAACCAAAGTATTATAAGTATTTTCTGACATTGTGCCATCATCCTTGATATGAGTACATTCAATACCATAGGTGCTATAATTAGGATTTTTCCCAAGTTCTTTTAAACACCGTTCAGTATATGTTTTACTTCCACAGTTATAAGTTATTTCATTGTCGGGTACACATACAAGAATGTCGCCATTAATTCCAATTATTTCATGTGCCGAACCGAAACCGCTATTGCCATCTTTTCTATTATCAAAGAAGTTGCGGTTTGCAATCGCACTTGTATTAGTGTTTGCTACGTAATGAATTACAATAGCTTTGATTTTTTTTAATTGGATTTGAGGTCTTGAAAATTTGTTTGGGGTTATAAAAGCATTAATTACTCTATAACTCATAAAATCACATCCTTAAATTTCACTTTTATCTTCTTTTGATTCTGTTTTTTTGAAATAAGAAACAACCTTCCTGACAGTAAAGAATCCTGCAATTATAGTAATTACATTTACCCAATTACTAGAAACATCACCAACTTGGAAATATTTAACACAAGCAACAATTACAACGCAAAGTAATAAGAAACCAAATAATAATTTCTCAAAATCTGATTTATTAAGATTTTTTAACATTTAAATCATCCTTTTTTTACGAGTTCTAACACAAGATATGTGAGTCCTGCTACTAAGATTGGAGGCAATGCCTTATCAAGAATAACTCGAAATATTGAATTGAAAGTAATAGAATTTTCTTTTAATTCATCAAAATCTTTTTGAACGATTTTATTATCAAGGTTTTCATATTTATCAGTCAGTTTTTTTAACACTTCTCCTTGTTGGCCTACGGTTTCTGTAATTTTAATCAGCAAGTCACTTTGCTGCTTGAGAATGTCGTCTTGCTTCTTATTCTGCTCAATCTGCATTGTAACTAAGGTTTTTAATTCAATTACGATATCTTTAATAGTGTATAGATTTTCTATATCTCTTTTAATTGTTTCAATTATTTCTACTTTTTGACATTCATGAGTCATGATATCTCCATCCTTTAACTTAATTTAAAACAAACAACGCCTTTACCTTCATGCTTAACATTGAAGTTTTCTAAATATTTTTTGCCTTTTTCACAGCCCATGCACTTTTCACACTCGCTACTTAAAGCAACTCTTGATTTTTTTAACTCTGATTTTTTTTGTGAATTTTTCATTTTTCCCATATTTAAATACCTCCGAAAAAATTTTAATATTTAAATACGAGTTTAAAATATTTCATATTTAAATATATATTTTATACTGCTCCACCATCTGTAATTACCCATCCATGTACACTTATTAAATGTGTTCTTGCTGCTTCTGCTACTCCTCCTGCTGTATATTTACTATTACCCCCATGAAAAACTACTCCGCTTTGAACGGATTGAGCACCCCAACCTATTAACAGAGCATCATAATTTGCTGTTTGAAGAGTAACACCTCTAAACATATATGTCATGTCTGTAACATTACTTATGTCCCAAGTGCCAAGATTTTGTTCAAAAGCATAAGCATATTGAAACATATACCTCATATTTGTAACGTTTGATGTATTCCAACCCGAAATGTTTTGGTTAAATGACGAACAACTCTGAAACATACTTTGCATAGTAGTAGCACTTGAAGTGTCCCAACTTGCTAAATTTTGGTTAAAAGAAGTGCAAAAATAAAACATATATTCAAAATCACTTACGCTTCCTACATTCCAAGAATTTAAATTTTGATTAAAAGAAGTACAAGAATTAAACATATTACTCATATTTGTAACATTAGAGACATCCCAAGAGGACAAATCAACATTAAAATTGTCACTTAAAGCGAATATTGATTGCATACTTGTAACAGTTGACACATCAATATTCGCAATAGAAGCATCTGTTGTTAAAGCATCACAGTCTGTAAAAGCTAATATAAGAGAATCTAATCCTGTTAAATCCAAAGAATCAGAAGCAGACACTTGCATATTTTCACAACCATAAAAATATCCTCCTCCAATAACTTCTTCTAATCTAAATTCTTCTCCCCATTGCTGAACATCAAGCAATTTTAATTTATCTCCTGTATTATTAAAAATCCATCCAATACAAACACCTGTAATTTTAACAGTATAAGTTCCAGCCACTGAATATACATGCGTTCTTTCAGCTTGATTCCAAACCGTTATTGTGTCGGTGTTTCCGTCTCCCCAATCCACAATAAAATTATATGTACCTCCTGAAGTCAAAGGTAGTCTAACACTGGTAGAGCCAGAACTTCCCGTACTTGTATTATTTGTTTTAAAGCTGAATTGAGCAAAACTCATAGATACAGAATTTAAGCAATCTTTAATAGCTTCAAAATAAGAGGCCATTACTCTATCGCCAGCAACATGAGTACTAGGACATGTCTCTGTGTAATAAGCGCTCATATCATCTAAAGCATCAATAGCTTCATTCCACAAAGCAGCAGTAAAATCATTACCAGCAACAGGAGTTGTAAAAGCATATGCTGATAATCCAACATATGCCCTTACATCATTTATATTTGTCTGCAACCGAATCCACTCAGTTGCAGTTATTTTGTTTGTTGTGTAAACCATCCCCGAAGTTCTTGTATAATCCCATGCAAAAGGACTAGGTCTTGCCATCTATATTCACTCCTTTTATCCTTATCCGAACGTTGCCACTGTAGGGCTATAATCGCCTATTGAGTTAACTCCAACACTATACTGACCATCCTTGTAAATCTGACTCCACTTACCTGTAAAATCAGGTGCAAGCTGAACAGCATCAATATAACAAGAGTCTGTAGCGTGAGAGTTCGTAAACTCAACAGCACAGTTAACACAAGTCTCATGTCCTGTTTCATTCGGGTCAAACGTAATGCTTGAGCGAGATTCAACCCATGACGTATTAGTGGCAAAAACAATTGATGTTCCAGTATTACCCTCTTCATCTGTAAGTGTGTAATAGGTACTATTTGTGATGTCTTTTATTTTAATAGTAACCTCTCCAAGTTTTCTATAAAAGCTAACTCTTGCAACTAAGCTATCCCACCATTCAGGATTAAGTACAACACCAGCAGCCCAAGAAGGTGCAGTTTGAATTGATGTTTCACCAGCAGTTAGTTTTAAACTGTATGTACCATGAAAAGCAGAACCAGTATAACTTTCTCCTGCACTCCAAAAAGTAGGGATTTTAGTTACATCATCGAAACACTCAAAAGAACTGTTAATTACCATATTCTTATAATAATCCAAAAACTTAGGGTCGATACCGTATTCATCTAGTATAGTGCTCGTTCCAGCAGAATTCTTTATTTCAATAGCTCCATTTAAAATCTCAATTTTTGTTGGAGAAATACTGATTGAACCGTCACTGTTAACAAAATAAGCGTTCTGTAAATACAAATCGCCTCCGGCAGTAGCATAAAGTAAAGGTGTTGTAGCTCCTGTCTTAGTAATTTCAATACCTTTATCTGGATTAATGTAAATAACATTATTAGAACCATTGGCCTGTAAATGAATGTCTTTTGCATATACTGTACCATCTGTGTCACAGTATAATACAGGAGTTGTACTTTGTTGAATTTGAAACCCATATAATGGATTTAATAAAATTCTGTTATTATTACTGTTCGCAAGCAAATCAAGCTCCATGTCAGTAATTTGAATAGTGCTGTCATTTATTGTTACAGTACCACCAGTGTTTGTCAGCATCCAAAGGCTCTGACAATATATACCTTCACTATTAATAGCTGTTGTTGGCTCAGTCGCCCAATTATCATTTGTGAATAATATTCTATCGTCAAAAATTCTTAACTGAGAATTTGCATTTTCTGTTTCTCTAAAGAACATTCCATAACGAGTTAATACAGTTCCGTTACCCGATTCAATCGGGGTAATTGTAGTATCAATAGTATCAGAGTTGTATATTATGGTATCTCTATCCTCTGTGTACGATAGATAATCCGTTCTTTCTTCGGAAACTAATGCAGTTGTCTTTCTTGTCATTGCTATAATTGCACTTATATAATTTAAATCATCATTTAAATAAGTTTTATTTGAAACTGTAACAGAAAGTGTGTGATTACTGATATTATGCGTATATGAAGTTATTCTTGGTTTTGACTGAATATTAAAATCATCATATTCTAAATCTATTAAAGCCCCTAAAGTAAACTTGTCCCAAGTGAAATTCTCTGAACTTGCACTTAAAAAGTCTGCAACATCACAATCAAATTCAATAGGAGGAGAAGCTTTAATTGCCAAAACCTCTTCTGCATAATTCATTAATTCATCTTCATCGTCTGTGTCGCAAGTAACTGTTTCCTCATTTATAAACTGAACAAGTTCTTGTAACTGTGTTGTAGTAAAATTAGCTTCATAGCTCGTAGCAGTTGCAATGGCACTTATAGCTATATTAATGTTATCAATCTCAATCTGTTTAGCATCAATTTCTAAATTTTTATTAGTTATAGATGTTTTCGTTGAAGTTACTAAATTATGCCAATATGAATAATCATGACCTAATATTAATCCTCCAAATCTTACACAGGCATCTTGATTATCCGTATATTCAATTAATAAAGTTTCTAAATTAGCCAACTCGACTTCTAAAATATCCATATCTTCTTGAGCTTCAGTCAAATCTTCTTGTTGTGCTTCGAATTGTCCTTGATATACTACAAGAACATCATCATAAACAAGAAATGCTGCAATCAAACCACTACTCATATAATCGGTTGTTCGGAAATAAGTAAAATTATCTATATAACCTTGTCCCGTTACATTAACTCCATTTAAAGTTATACCATCTTTGCCAGTACAATAAAGCCTCGTAACAACTTCATCAAGCTTTATATTTTCTTTTATAGAAGTTAAATAATTTTCCTTTGCAAGAACTAACCCTGTCTCAGAGTCAAGGTCAGCATATGCTTTAATTTGAATGTCATGATGATAGGTGTCAAAGAAAAATACACAATTAAACAATCGCTCTACATCATGCACTACATCTAATAAACTTTGTTCTGTAATATCAAATGTCCTATAAACATCAGAAATTGAAGCTGATACATAACTTACAGACCAAGTATTATAAAGCTTTTCTTGAATTATATAATCTATAATCCCGCCAAGAGTTGGCGTAGTGGCATCAAAAGTATCTCCTGTATATATTCTTCTAGTGGCTACAAAATCCGTATCATCATTGTCTTGAAAATCTCTTAATTTAATTTTATTCCACAAATATTGTTTGGAATAACATTTTACGCTTTTAACCGATTTTTCTCCACCTTCAAGATTAACCTCATAAATATATAAATATTCCGAGGATTGCAAGGTATCATCTATATAAGTTTGGAGTAGGATTATTTTACCTTCTTTTACTAAATTAAAGTTTGTATTTTCAGTGTCTTCTAAATCATTCCAATTTAAATAAACATTAAAAGTTAATTCATTTACATTCTGAAGTTCTTTTTTATAGGTAATTTCATCTGCACATTCAGTTAAACATCCTAGTGTTTGATGTACGGGAGTTGTGCCTTGAAGTGTTGCATATGGCTTACATATATAAATTTCATAGCGGAATTCACTTCCAGCTATATTGTCAATCAACATATCTCATCACTCTCCCTTTAAGTAAACACGGGATATTGAACTCTGAAAGTAATTGTGCATCTACCTACTACATCAAAGGTGTTTGTCCCATATAATAATCGTATCCAATTCTTATTAAAATCATCGTATAAGTAGTTTGACAGACTTGAAATCATTTGCTTTTTGTTATTATTTAAATAAACAACTTCCCCTACCGTTAAACCTCCTATACTCGTAAATCTATTACTATCAGTGGTATTTGTAAAAGTGACAGTAGTTGGAGTTGTTGAAACTGTTATTTCTACTTCTGGGAAATAATGCTCAAAAGCATTACATTCACAATCTATTGAAAAAGAACCAGTGCCATTTATAGTAAATGTAGGAGTTGATGCAGTAGTTAACGCATATGGAAATTTGCTTCTATACCGAACTTCAATATATCCCTCATTATTAGCATTAGTTATGAAATTTGTTTCACCAGTTGCCATCAAATAATATATTTTATCAGAATTATCTTCACTGTAAAATTCTCTGTATTCATCTGCTAAAAGCCATGTAGCTATGTCTTTAAGTGTGTCAGCATCCATATTATTAGTTAATGTAGAAAACGTCATTACTATGGTAGGACATTGATTTTGAACAGCGAAATGATACGGTTGTCTTGCATTAGTAGGATATTCCTCTTTAATTTCCCTCGCTGGAACAAACGGCAAAGAAATCATATTGTTTTGAGTTCTTATTAAATAAACTCCCATGCTTTCACTATCTGTTCCATTAAAATAAAACTTAGTTGAAATCAAAATTTTTCCCTCATTTCCGTTATTAATAAAAATGGGAATTTCTTTATATTTAAATACGCCAAAAATTTTATCCATATTTAAATATAATAAAAATTTTAAGCATTTAAAAATATAAAGAAATTCCCTCTCAACTATTTATATATTCCCATCTTATTAAGTTCTTTTTTGATGTCTAAAAGAATATTTTTGCCCGCATTCTTGATATCATATACGATATCATCTGTTGCGTTACCTCCAATATTAATCGCCAGATTAATATTTCCAATGCCCGTTGCATCGTTTGAAGAAGATGGAGCAGAAGTATTTGCTAATCCTTTAACAAGATTGAACATCTGTTCGTTATTAAGCACCCATTCTGGTCTAGTTTTACTGCCATGAAGCATATATAATCCAGTGTCATAAGCCAAACCAGTGTTAATACCACCAGCCTTACTTCCGAATATGCTCTTATAGTCTATGAAAAGTTCTTTATCTCCGACATTATAACCAAGCTCTTTAAGTTGTGCTCTTTTTATTTTTCCTTCTTCTGCATAAGTGCTTTGTAGGTTTTTATCTGTAGTTGCTCTATAAGCCCTTTGCAATGTTCCAAGTTCAAGCTTCAAAGCATCTATTTTATGTTCAGTTACATCATAAGGAGATTTATTTATTTCTTCACTCTTTTGTGAAGCAGTGTCTAAAGTGTCCATTTTATGTTCTTCAGTGTAAGCACTGCCATTTTCATTCTTTGGCAGTTCTGGTACTATTTCGCCCGAAGCGACTTTTTCTTGATACTCCTTAGATTCCTGCCTCCAAGAAGGTAGTCCTGTTCCGGGATTAATCCACATACTTGATGGAAATGGTTTACCTGTTTTAGGGTCAATATAAACAGGTTCTTCTTTAGGTGGTTTTTCAAGTTCACCGTTTAACTCATCAATTTCAGCCTTTATGTCAATAATTGCTTGTTTGATTTTTGGCAACATTTCTTTTTCGAACTTTTCAATATAGCCCAATAGAGTACTGCCAAATTTAACTTCAAATGTTTCAAAAACAGCAAAGAAATCTTCTGTAGATGCTTGAAATCCACTTGTCTGTAAATTAAGTTCAGTAAAAAGTTCTGGGAGCTTCTCTTTTAATGAATCAAAAGAACCAGCAAGCATAATATTATGAGCGATAACTTTCTTATTATAGTCGCTGTAATCCTCGTCAAGCTTTTTCAAAGATGCTTCGTGTATTTCTTCTTTATCTGTCACTGAATCTTGAAGATTTTGTTTTGTAAGATTTCTCTGTCTGTCGGTTTGCATATCAGAAATTTTTTCTTCTTGTTCTGCTAACTGCTTCTCAAGTTCTCTCCTTCTCTGGTATGCTTCAAGAGAATTATCCTGTGAAATTTTATTAATCTTATTCTGAATGTCCTGTTTGGCTTTAAGTTCTTTCTTTAAAGCTTTGTCATAATCCTCTTCTTCGTCAAGCCTATCTCTTTCCTCAAGAATTTTATCAACATACTTTTTATAATCATCAAGCTCTTCTTCAAGTGCTTCTTTGCGTAACTCAATACCTTTATTGATGATTTCAATAATTTTAGATTCTACTTCGTCAATATTTTGGCCTTTAAGCTCATTAATAGCATCGGTATAACCCTTGAGTTGCTTCATGTGTTCTTGAGTAGAGTCTATTAAAGAATTGTAACTATTCTGCCAATCTTCATTACCAAGTTTTGCTTCTTCTGTAACTTTGTTTAATTCATCTAATTTAGCGATTTCTTTATCAATAACTTCTGTAAGCTCATCAATCTTTTGCATTTTAATTTCAGATAATTTAACGTTATCAGAACCAGCCATAACTTCTTTAAAATCTAAATCTTTAAGAGCATTATTGGCATTTTCAATCTTTTTATTTATAGAGTCAAAATCTAAATCAACTCTAAGTTTAAGGATTGCATCATCAACTTCATATATTGTTTTTGCTACTTCAAGCCAATCTTGTTTCATCCCCGGTATTCCATTGGTTTGTAGTTCAATAAATCTATCAGTATCTTTCTTTAAAGCATTATAAGCTTTATTAAGCCTATCATAAGTGCTTTTATCCTTATCATCTTTATGTAGATTTACTTCGTTAAGCTTTTTATTAAGGATTTCAAGCATATTAACAGCAGAAAGTGCATCTCCTTCTCCTTTAAACTTAATACCAATTGCAGGCTTTGAAAGTCTTTGAACTATTTCTCCTCTTTCTCTGCGCTGTTCAGCAGCAATGTTATGCAAAGCATCTTGTTTTTTCTTTAGAATTTGCTGTTCGATATTCCTCAGTCTAATTTGTTCTTGGATGTTATTTTTGATTTTCGGGTCTTCCTGTAAGGCTTTATTTGCAGCAAGCATATTATTTACATCTGCCAAAGCTTTATTTAACTCATAATATCTGTCACCCTCAATTAATTCAGAAGGAAGAGTCTTAGCATTAGCAGGATTGTTAGTCGTACTTGCACTGCCACTACTTTCTTTTTTTAACAAAGAGTTCCAATCCGTCTTATCTATAGTGTCTGCAACAGGTTTTGTAAGCAAATCATAGAGTTGCTTTTGTTGTTTCCAACGATTAATTTGAGCCTCCATAGTTTTGTCAGTACTTCCCATTTCACGGAAATGCTTTTCAGTTTCAGCTATTAAGTTGGCTAACATTTCACCTTCATTTTCAAAAGTATTTGCCCATTGTTTACCCATCAATTCAGTTAGTTCTTCATTAATTTGTAATTTTACAGAAGCTATATTTTTAAACTTAGATAAATCACCTTCGTAAAGCAAACTTACTAAATTCCATAATCTTTCATCGTTTTCATAAACATCTTTAAAAAAGCCCTCGCTTAATTCTAACTCTTCTTTATATAAATCTTTTAATTTTTTTAACTCTTCTTGTTGAGACATTGCTACTTTTTGCCTTAAACTTGCTTCATGTCCAAGGTAAGCTAAAAGTTGAGGGTAATCTCTTATTATTGTTTGCATTGTTTCAGAAGACAATTTATGATTTTCGTCTAATTCAGAAATAACTTCTTTTAAAATAGACATTTTGCTTCTTTGTAAATCAATGGCTTTTTGATTTTCTTCAATTGCTTTTGTTAAAGCAGCAATTTCAGCAGCAGCCTCACCAATTAATTTAATATTTTCAGGAGAAATTATGTCTTCTACTTTAAAATCTTTTAATCTAGGAACAGCTTCTGTTATTTTTTTAGCAAATTCTTCAATATTAGTTCCGTCCCAATTTTCAATAAGACTAGAAAGGCTGAGTAAATCTGCATAATACTGGTCAAACCGAGGTTTTGTTTCTTCTATCCTCTTACTTAATTCATCAAATATTGTTTTTTGAGTAGGACTGAAATCCTTTTCTTTGTTTCTGGCTTCAACATCTGTCTTTGCATATTTTAAAGAAGCTTTTTTTAAATCAAAAATCCTCTTCTCTTTTCCTTCGACTTCTTTTAATTTTTCATTAACAGCTATTGTTGCATTTTCCCAATCATCATGAGTAACCGCAATTCCTTTTCCTTTTTCAAATATACTTTCATCCCTCGCTAAAATTTTTCCTTTTAACTCAAGTAATTTTTTATGATATTCCTGAGTTGTCAAAATTACTTTAGCGTTTTCGTCATTCACGACTCTATACGTTTGTGCTTTGCCTATAGCTCTGTCTATAAATTTTGTTACATCATCCCATGCTTTTGCTGGACTGTCAGGAATTAATGTCTCTGGTTTTTTAATATCAAATTTGTTAGCTTTTCCACCAACAAGCGAACTTATAGACTCTATTTCTCTATTTTGTAAAATAGGCATTGTAAATCTATCTTCTCTTTCCATCTTGCGGATTGTCTCATCTGAATCTCTAAATTCTGCCATAAACTTTTTATCTTGCAATATCCCAAGTTTATCAATTTGTTCATCATATTTACCATTGACAAGGTCAATTTTTTCTGACTCTTCTCCGAAAATATCAATTATTTTTTTTTCCATTTGCAGAAGCTTTTCTTTAACTGTGAAATTATCTTCTATTTTTTTTCCGTTTTCAATATAATAATTTCTTACCTCAAGTAAAGATTCTAATTCTTGCTGATTTTTTTTAAGCAGTTCTTCTTTTTGTCTTTTTTCTTTTTCATCTTCTTGCGCTCTGTAGTGTGAATATGCCATCCAACCAGCTAATAACGCTCCAACAGCAAAAGTTATTCCCGTTATTGCTAATCCTAATTTAGAAAGAGTGCCTATACTGCCTTGAGCAGCAGCAGAAAAAGCTTGAGTTTGAACAGTCATAGCGCTTGAACTTAAAGTAAGGTTCATTTGTCCTATTCTCAAAGCATCTTGAATAGCTACATATTCCATTAATGAGACTTTGCCAATTTCGTAGGCTGCATTCAAGCCAGTTTGAGCCAAAGCTATTCCAGCAGTAGCGAATCCAACTGCTGCAAATTTACTTACTATAACGGTTAACAAAACAACTAATTCTCTTCCGAATACCGCTTTAAAAGCGACTTGTAATAAAGCAATAGCAGCAGTCATTTCAGCAAAATAAACAACGAAAGACTTAAATAAAGGTGGTAAATTACTAAACCATTCTGCGAATAGTTTTATACCTTCAGTTAAAGATTTTAATTGTCCGAAAAGACCAGCTTCGCCCATTGCTAAAGCCACTTCACTTAAAGCTACTTTTAATTGTTCGAGATTCTTTGCAAATGTTTCCATTACTTTTTCATTTTCTTTTGCACTCCAACCAATAGCTTCTGTTCCTTTTTTTGAAATACTTTCTATTTCGCCCCAATTATCAGCTAAAATTGAAATTTGATTTTTTCTCCAAACTCCACCAATAGCATCAAGTAATTCATTTGCTTGAGGCGAACTTTCCCCTAAACTATTTATTGTTTCATTTACTTGTTTCATAATTTGCTGGAAAGTATAAAATTCTTTATTATTCTTTTTAACAGCAATACCATACGATTCAAGTACTTTTACAGTCTCAGGACGTAATAATCTTGTTTCCATTGCCTTCAAGGCATTTCCAATTTCCGACCCACTGGCCTGTGTTCTCTCTCCGAGTACAACAACCATAGCATTTAATGTATCTAAATCCACTCCTAAAAATCTACTTGCAGTACCAGCTTTTTGTGTGGCTTCTGCAAAGTCATTAGTCTTAACAGCGTATTTATCAGCAAGATAATTCCATTTATCTATAATAGACTCCGCATCTTTAAATTCAAGTCCTAACTGTTTTACAGTAGATACTAAAAATCCTGTCATTTCATTTGCATCTTTTATTTCAGTAGTGTTTAAACCTAACATAACAGTTTTTGTCATTGACATTAAATCTTCTCTATTATCAATGCCAGCCCTAGCAAGCTCAGTCATAGCTTTTTGTACTTCGTTTAAAGGTTGTCCAAACTCTTTTGCAAATTGAATAGCAGCTTGCCCGTATTCTTTCAAATCGCCTTGCGTAACGTTTCCAAGTGTTCTGCTCAAATCAATTAAGCTAGTTTCATATTCTCTATTAACTTTAACAGCATTTCCAATAGCCTGATAACCAGAACCTATAAGCATACCAGAAGTCATGTAAGTTAAACTATTTCTAAATCTGTCAACGTCTGTCGCTCTTCTATCGCCAGAACCAAGTACACCTGTCATAAAAGAACGCTCTGCTCTGCTTGATTGTACTGAAGTTTCATACAAACGCCTTTGTTCAGCTATAGATTGTTGCAGTGTTCTATTATACCTATTTCTTTCAGCTAAAAGAGTACTAATTTCTCTTCCTTCGCGCTGGTAACGAGTTATTAACTGGTCATATTGGGCTATAATCATTGAAATGTGCCTTGGTAATCTTTGCTGTTCGGTATTTAAATTTCTATAAGCGTTTACTTCTCTTTGAATTCCAGAGTAATCTTGTATTGTTCTTTGTGCTTCTCTTGCTCTTCTGTTTTCATTCAGAATACGAGTATTCTGTTGTTCAGCAGCATTTAATTCTCTAACTAAGCTAATCTGATTCTCATCGGTTAAAAAATGCCAATTAGCTCCTGCTCTCATCTGAGAACCACGATTCATAAATTCCTCATTTGAAATCCGTTGAGTTCTCTGAAGCTGTAACAAAGCTTTATACTCATCGTTATACCTTTGAGCTAAAGTAGAGGGCTTGTTGCCTTGATTTTTCATAGCTCTCTGTTCTGCTTCTTCTAATCTGGCTTTAAGTTGAAGTAATTTACTTAACTCTTTAGATTCTAAGTCGTAACCTTGAGCCAATTTTTCAATTTGAGTAATAACATTCCTGATTTCTCCCGGTTGCTGTCTTTGCGCTATACTAAGCTTATTGTATTGATTGGTAATTTTAGAAAATTCTCTCTGAAAAGTAACAGAGGTATTTGTGACTTCTTCTCTTACTGAAGTTAATCCTTTTTTATTTTCTCTTAATGTTGTAGTAAGTCCGTCAAGAGAACGCTTTGTAACTCTCCCGACTTCTTCTAAATCCTTGTTACGCCTTATAATCTCTTGAACCACTTCACCATATTTATCTAAACCGCTTCTATCAACTTTTACGTGTAAATCAACGGTTTTATCTCCATTATTTATACCCTTTAAAAGTCTGTCAATCTCTTTAATTTGCCTCTTTAGCTCGCTTAAATCTAACTTAATCTGCCCTAATAACTTACCTTCATTTGGCATACATACACTCCCTTTTCTCCAAAATAAACAAAAAAAGGGCAGCTCTTAAGCCGCCCAATTTTTATTAATATATTTAAATACACAAAAATTTTCTTTCATATTTAAATATTAAAATTTTATGTCCAATCACAATCAATCGTACTTCTACCTGTAATATATTTACCTTCTAATAAACCAGAAAATTCATAAGTCAATTCTGTATAACCCGTTGGAATTGTATAATCATACTCATAAATACCTGTTGATATTCTATCATCAGCAGTTATATCAACTGTTGTACCAACTTGTACGCGTTGCTTATTATATACTTTAAAAGTGATTGATGTTGGATTTGAGAATTCACCAGCAAATGTTTTGAATTCTGCTCTTAGTCTTACTGTATTCGTTATAATAGCCATTAAATCACCACTTCATTCTTTGATATTGATAATAATGTTATAGTTAAGTCTCTCTCTTCTTCTAACAATGTTACTTCTCGTTCCGATTCTGTAAATTTAATATCTCTTTCTGTACCAGACACCCAACATTGATAAAATTTACCTGTCCATATTTCCATACCCGTAGTCGGCATACCCGCAATTGCCTCTCCAATGCTTGTAATCGCTAAAGTAACTCCTGATTCTAAACTAGGCTCTATGAATAAGGCTGAAGCGTTCGCTTCAGTAGGAATTAAGTTAATATTTAATATTACTGTTGGTACTATACCATCAGCGGTAGCTTGACAAGCAATAGCAGAAATAGTAGCATCTGAATCCATAGAAGGTAAAGGAAATACCGCAATAGCGTTTCCTGTTACCGCAGTAAGGATTATAGAGGTTGTAATTGTATGAGTCGTACCTTCTGCTGTAGCAGTCCCAACAACGCAAATAACGGTCATTCCCGTTCCAATAACGGGTATTACTCCATCGGCAGTAGCTTCACCGACGGTAGTTTCAACTGTCACATTTCCTCCGCTTGTTGTTTCTACTGTTGGCGCTATTCCATCGGCAGTACAGTTTCCAACAACTGCATTAACAGTAATACCAATAGCAGCGGTAATACTTGGACTAATACCTTCAGCAATAGCAGTTCCAACAACTGCATTAACAGGAGGCACAAAAAGAAATTCCCACCCAGTATTACCGCTAACATCAGTTGAATCCACTGCTTGAAATAAGCCTTCTCCTATAACCGTACTGTCTTTTATTGAATAATAATCAACACTGTTTAAAGCAGTATGAGAAGTAATATACCACTCATTGCCACTAGAAGTCGATTCCATTATTATTAAATGACCATCCGTGCCATTACCAGATAATGTTCCAATTGTTTGAATACTGTCTGCCGTAAATTGAGTTGTCTTATCAGCGGTTAATTTTAATTCCGAAATTATATTGTCACCAGCAACAATTGTTGGAGTACCTTGTAATTCAACCTTATAAAAGGTTTTTCCATTGCCATCAAAGGTTTTTGTATTTCCTGTCATAGTAATTGTTGATGTTCCACAATCTAAAATTAAATTAGTATTTCCTGTAACATCCCAATTACCGCTTACATTAATAGCAGATGCACCTAATGTAAGCAATCTACTTTGTGTATCATCAGCGGTAAAATCAATACAGTTTATAGTTTTATCGTTTGTGTCAATATCACCACACCAAATATAAAAATCACCACACGTTAAATCATCTTGCAAAGTGTAACTTCCACCTAAACCACTGAAAGCCAAATCTGGTAAAGTTTTTCCACCAGTCGTTATTGTTCTACCTCTAATTAAGGATTCAAAATCTATATAACCCGTGTAACCTGTATTATCTACTGTCATACCAGCTACGAGCGTTAAACTACCATATATCTGAAACAGCGTAGCTGCATACATGAGTAAAGTTGGATTGTTTGCAACACCTGTAAAATCTAGTTTCCTACACTCTATATTTCCTATAAGTGCGATAGTTTGTCCGACACCATTAAATGAATTTGCATCAAAATAAACATTTTCATATTTTGTTGGTTTACTTGCTCCGGCAGCTCCACCAGAAGTTAAAGACCAATAATCATCAGTCCAATTTCCGCTATTGCCTACCCAATATCTGCCTGTGTTAAAATTCCACCCAGTATTACCACTTACATCTGTGCTGTCATACGCATAAAATGTCGCTCCACCTGTGGCGTGGCAATCCCTTATAGAATACCAATTTGCTTCAATTTCTGCTGATGTTGATGTTATGGTATAATATGAACCATCTACTGTAGATTTTATTGTTACTAAACTACCACTTACACCTGTTCCAGATAATGATGAAACGGTAGTGTTTGAGCCTGCTGTAAATTTAACTGTTTTACCTGAAGCTATTTTTATATCCCTAAAAATATTATCTCCTACAATCGTAGCTGTTGTAGTATTTATTTCTAGGTCATAGTATCTTTGTCCTCCTCCATTGAAAGTCGCTGTCGTTGTTGACCTCATTATTAATTTTGATGTTTCTGCATTAATCGTAGATGCTGAATTTACAATATAATTTGATGCCTGAATTGTACTATTTCCTAAGTTTAATGTTGCTCCTGCTGCTACATTGATTGTTGTTTTTACTGAAACATTTTTATCATTAGTATTCACTGTACCATTTATGAAATATATATATGATGCATCAGTATAATCATTTATATTATCTTGTAGAGTCCATTCTCCTCCAATTCCATCAAATCTCACATATTCAAATATTGTTCCATTTGTAGTGAACTTATGACCCGATGTTGTAGCTTTCATATAAAAGTAAGCGCTAATAGCAGCTATTTTAACTAAATTTGAATTTCCAATAAAATCGCCATAACAATATAAAGCATTACCAACTGTAGTTATAGAAGTTATTGTATATTGCAATCCTGTACAGTCAAAATTTTTACAATAAAAATTATTATCAGACATAATATACATAGTTGTTATATTTTCATAAAGAGAATTTTCATCTATAAATACATCATCTGTTTCTGTAGGTTCAGTTAATTTATCTCCAACCCCTCCTGAAACACTAGCAAAGTATCTTAATTTATTTAAAAAATTTGAACCTTTTGATTGTACAAAATAAAATCCTCCAAATGTAGGGCTTCCAGCAGAAAATGTAATTCCACTATTGCCACTTACATCAGTACTATTATACGCTGTAAACTGACTTTCACCGATGTTATAACAATCTTTTATACTACAATAGTTAAACGTAACTTTTATAACACAATCAATATTATAAAAAGAACCTTCAGAAGTGGAACGTAACGATATAACATTACCACTCGTACCCAAAACACCTAAACGAGTAATAGTTTGTGTAGAACCAGATGTAAAATTCACAGTCTTTGCAGAATCACTAGCTAACCTTAATTCAAAAAAAGAATTATTTCCAACTATGGTTATAGGAGTTCCCTCAACAGATAATATCGGAAATTCTTTCCCTGCTCCGTTAAATGTTTTATTATCACCTAACATTCTTATCATAAACGTACTGTAACTAATTTCCGTTGTCATATTTGAAATTAATGTTACATTTCCTGACACAGATAAATCTATATAATCATAAAAAAAATTTAAATTTGGATTATTAGTTACTCCTGTAAAATCTAAATTATTACAATACACATCTGCCTTTATAGTTACCTCTTGTAAAGAAGTAGTAAAACTATTTTCATCAAATATTACATCATCTAATGCTGTTGGAACTAATGCATTTGTTACTCTATCGCTTTCAAACCAATTAGTAGTAGATGTTGAATTCCAAGTTCCAGTTCCACCACCCCAATAACGTTTAGATTCTAATGCATTTATAATCCAATTTGTATTTCCTGTGGCATCTATTGATTTATTAGCTGTCCATGTCGTTCCGACACTGGCATAACAATCTTTAATTGATGCATACTCAATTGTTATACTACCAGAATCTGGTGCTTTAGTTAAATAAAAGGCATTTCCAGCAGTTACAGCTTGTAAAGATGCCTTTTCTACACTACTATTTCCACTACACTGTAAACCTGTAATTGTTTGAGTTGTAGCTGATGTAACTTTACAAGTTCCTCCTGCATTAATTTTTAATAATTGAAAAGTATTAGAACCTGTAATCGTTACTACGGCATTGTCTTTTATTTCTAAAGAATTATAAGTTGTTTTGCTGACTCCTGCAAATGTAGCTGTTACATTCATTGCAATAGTCGATGCGCCCATTGTAACATTCATATTTGCTATAAATGTACAAGCAGTCCCATTTATGCTTAATGTTCTTCCGTCTCCTATATATAAAGTAGGAGTGTTTGTCACTCCTGTCCATATCATACTAAGGCAATTTGCATCTTCATCTAGTATAACAGTCTGAGTTGCCGAACTGAATGAACTGGCATTAAAATAAACTGTGTCAGAAGCAGTTGGTTTACTAGCTCCGGGCGCTCCTCCGCTTGTAGAAGCCCAATGATTTGCGTTGTCACTCCAATTTCCACCATTTCCTACCCAATATCTACTTGCCATAATTTACCAACCTCCTTTCTTTGAAATTTGGCTGGTAACTACGAACAAGTCACCGTTAATATTCCATCTGCACTCCAAGAGATAGTAAAATCACCACTTGAGCTAGTGTAGTCCTGCCCAAAATCAACATAACCAAGTACTGGACTTGTAGAAGGGTCGCCTGAGTCTGCATATAATACAGCATAACGAGCCGTAATCGTACTACTTGCCCATGTAGTATTTGCTCCACTAAATTTGACAACATTGGTCAAAGCAGTATATCCTAACGTTTTTGAACCTAAAACTGCTCCACCTGTCGTATAATTTGTGCCTGAGTCTGAAACTTCATCTGATAAATCTCCGTAAAATTCTGTAGTGTCTTGAGCCATAGTAGCCGAAGATGTAAAAAGAGCGACTTTAATCGTGTCGCTTAAATAATCAATTGCTATACTTTCACCAGCAGTTTCGCCTCCAAAAGCATTTATAATAGCTTTCCCAAACCAAAAACTTGTAATTGCCATTTTAATTCCTCCTATATTTTTCTAAAATTTATGCGTATTTACTTATATATTTTTTTTGTGTTATAATTTCTTAAAAGGATGTGATATGTGTGAATTGTGAAAAAAATCGAAAAAAAATATCCAAACCAAGAGAAGTTGTAAGATTTAATACTACTCTTGATAAGGATATTTTAAATTCAATGAAAAAGTATGCTAAAAAAAGCAGACATAAATGTGTTGCAAGGCTTATAGAAAGCCTTTATTTAAATCATAAGAAAAAAAATACAGAGGAAACTTAAGTCTTTAATAATCCAGAACCTTGTAGCTCTTTCATAGTAAGTTTCTTATGCTTTTTCGGTTCATCTTCTTTTAAATTAACCATAAATGGATTGCACTTATTAACATATTCAAAGACACTTTCATCTGCATAATCTCTCCCAAGAATATGTACTACAGATTTATACTGAAGCATTATAGCAATCTCCGCAATTAAATCTCTATAAAAATTATAACTCATATCATCAATCTCAAGCTCTCTATAACCACAGTATAAGCCAATCATTGCAGAACCCCTCTGCAATGTTATACCTTCACCTCCTGACTTATCATCTGATTTAAAAAATCTGAATCTTTAATATTGTTAATTTTGTTCATCTTTTCAATTAACTCAAAAATGGTATCAGTTCTTAAATCATCAAAATAAGTAATCTCCTTCTTTTCAATATCTAATGCAGCACAAAGATAGTCGTATAATACACTCTCACCATCATCATACCTTAAAATTTCATTAATACCCATCGTTTTAACAAGCATAAAGTTATTATAAAAACCATTTTTAAAATATTTGAGTTTAGTTGGCTTTAACTTAACAACACCTGTTGGAAGTAAAATCTCGTTTTCTTTAACTTTAATTTCCTTCTCTGATTCTTCTTCTTTCTTAATTTCTTTGATTTCTGTTACCTTTTCATGTATTGCTTCTACCATTTCTTTGAAATCTTCAGTTTCCATTTTTTCAATTTCCTTATTTTCCTTTTTTGCCATTTCCTTTTCCTCCAATTATTTAATATTTAAATATGTAAATAAAAAATTCCATATTTAAATATGATGAAAATTTTTTGAATATTTAAATATACAAATAAAAAAAGGCATCATAGAAAAATCTATAATGCCTCATTTTATTTAAAAGTTCTTTTAAATTAACTATTATTATGTTTTATACCTCATACTGGAATGTAACAATAACCTCTACTGCTTCACCATCCGTCATTGTAGCCAAATTTCTAAAAGCTATAACAGGTGTAGCCGCATCATCATCAATGTAAGCTAACGGGTCTGTCCATGTGGCGTTCTGTTTCTGTTGTGCTGCACATGCGATAATAGCATTGTTATCTTTTGGTGTAACAGGAAGTGTTATTGTCAACGCTGTTGCACCATTCCCATCTGTGGCGGTATAACTATAGTTACCATAACAGATATTACCTATTGTGGTATATCTTGCTGTTTGTGCGACTGAGCCTTCGGGTGTTCCTGTTGTCCAAGTTACCGTAGGTGTCCATGCTGCGTTTTTGTTTTCTACGTTCTTTGCTATCTTTGCAAATCCTGAATTTTGTGCATATTCTGTGGTAGTAATGGATAATGCTTGTATATTATCGCAAGAAGCAATAGCACTAGGTATTGTGATATATCCAACAGCGGTAGATAATGTCATAATGGCACTTAATGTAACAGGTATACTAGAGTTGTTTTTATAAGCTTTCAAAATTATGTAAGTTCCATTTCTTTCTAACTCAAAACGTATAATATCATTTATAGCAACAGTCATAGCAGTAGTAACATTTGTCACTCCACCACCTGAAGCATTATATTGTATATATAAAATATCAGCAACTATCTCGCAAATAATATAATTACTAGAGTCTATCCTATAAGTTAATCCAAAAGCTTGCTGTATTACTAAAGCTTTTATAGTTGTAGTTGCTTTGAAATTCGTATAAGGTTTAACATTAGATAATGCACTTGATGTGCTGGTCGGACTTAAGTTTCTACAAACTACAACTCCGCTCTCCAATCCAACAAACCATTCACCACTATTGATAGTGAAATCTGCAACTCCATTACGTTGGAATGGGTTAGGTGTAGCTGTTGATGGGTCTTTTCTGATTAACTGAATTAGATTGAATGTTACATAGGCATTTTGAGAATTTTCGAGAGAATGCCAGTATAATCTAATGGATTGGATGTCATTCCAAGCCCCAGTGCCCAAAATATTAAAACTACTTTTTGCAATCTTTATAAAGTTCCATCCTGTTACAAGACCAGTTTTTATTGTAGAGTAAACCCTATTAGAAGAACTATATACAGCATCTTTACCTAACGATATGATTATTCCTTCAGCAGTATCAACTTTAGTAACATCTGAAATATATAACACCATATAGATATAATCTACTGTAGAACTGCTTGCTGAACCATCATTAAAAACACTCAAATTTAGTGCAGGAATATTATTATGTGTAGAATATAATATTCCTGCTGTATTATCATTCTCCAATATCTTTAATCCACCTGTACCAAGAGGTTCTTGTACTTTGTAATTAGTGCCATCAGCTGACTGTGTTCCAGCGCCTGTCGTATAATTTGCATTGGTGCAAAGGTCAATTAATTTTGTATTCTGCTGTTCGTATTGATTAATCGGCATATCAAAACCTTGTAATTGATGTGCTTCATAATCATCCAATAAATCAGAATTCAAATTTTCAACCATTGTTTCACTTGAAATCGCAAATGGCGCTACGCCCGTTGGTGTAGTTGAAATAAACGTAGGAGCAGTTAACGAACCTGTCATTGTATCTCCTGCTAACTCAACATAAGTTGAAGCAGCAGTTGTTGTATCTAATTTTCCTGCAATCTCTGTTTGAGCATCATCAAGAGCAGTTTGAACAGTATTTGCTGTCCAAGGAGCTGTAGGGCTATAAGATACACCAGCAGCAGTTGTAGCAGTATTTCCAGCAGCCATAGGCAGTGAAGAAGCAGTTCTGTAATCATCTTGCGTAGTGTCAATTGCTTGCAAAACGCCATCAGCACGAACTATTAATCTATAAATTGCTTTTATTTCAGGTGTTAAACCAAATGTTGATAAATTTGGAAACGGAACTGCTCTAGCTTTTTTTGTGTCTCTATGACCGTTATCACTTGCTACTGTATCTGTAACGCTTTCTGCAAAAATATAAATCGGAGTATGTAAATCAGTCGTAACATATACAAAAAAGTTTATAAATCTATTTGTAGCACTTGTCATTTCAACAACCGAATAATCTGAACTTTTAATATAAGTAGGCCTGTTATTTGCTCCTACTTTAAAAGGTACAGCAAAAGGTGTACTATCAAAAGCATATGTACTTGCGCCTGTCTGCCACCATAATCTACACGCATTAGCGGTTGGGAAAGCACTAGAAGCAGGAACGGCAAACTGAATGTCTTCATCATAAATTTCACCAGCGGTTGTTGCAAAAGTTGCACCAGCACCAGTTCCACCATTATGAGTTAGTGTAACACCACTACTATATCTTGTCCCAATACTGTAATGCGCCCAATTATGCCATTCTTGATTTCTGTCGTAAGCATGTCGTTCGTCTTGTACTAATCCGTAGTCTGTACCATTCCAATATATTGTTGCGATTATTGGATTCGAAGTAGCCGTAAGTCCCGGATGTACCTTTGTTGCTAATATATTACCTGTAGAACCACTGAAATATACAAAATATAATCCAGCACTTCCATCATCTAATACAAAAGTTTTGTCTGTGTTTACAGTCGTTTTTGTACCTTGATAGTAATATGTTATATTATTTGTGGCTGTTGTTACAGTCGGTGTTGTAGATGTTATATATGTTGGTAATGGATTAGAAACCCCTACTGGCCTTGTAGTAATCCCATGAAACTTTTTAAATGTATCAAGAACATAAGTCTTAGAAGCACCCGCACCCCGTAAAGCTGAATTACTCATTATGCGCTCACCTCTTCCGTTACTGCAATCGTAGTTGAATTAGCCTCTGTTAAGCCTTTAATAGCACCATAGTATTTATCACAAGTCCAACTTCCTCCTTCACCTTTTCTAGCTGAAGTATCAGTGAATAAAATAAAATTATAAGCTGAAGTTGTTGGATTTCCACCAAGGCGAACTATACATGGCTCAGTTCCAGTATTTTGAATTGTTATTCTTAACCTATTTGCATTTTCAGCGCAAATTGTAGTACCGCCAACAGTAGTATCTACTGTTACAGGGCTTGCTGCCGGAGCAACATTAGTTTTTCTCTCAACTATTGGGATAGGATTTGTATTGCTTACAGCAGTATTTCCAACTTCAAGATTAACTGGTAAAGGTGTAGCAGAACTAACATCTGCATTACCAAACTGTACATTTGCATTGCAATTAAGCAAATCATGTGTCTCATTAGTTACTGGCAATGGAGTAGAAGAACTAATATCCGCATCTCCAAGTTGCAAAGTAGCATTAACTTTAAAATTATCATGTGTTCCACTTGTGACTTCTCCTGCTATTGGTAATGGTGTAGCAGAACTTACGTCTGTATTTCCGAATTGAACATTTGCATTTACATTAAATAAGTCATGAGTAGCACTTGTTACGGGTAAAGGAGTAGATGAACTAATGTCTGCATCGCTTAACTGTAGAGTAGCATTTACCTTAAAATTGTCATGAGCAGAACTTGTGACTTCTCCCGTCACAGGCAATGGAGTAGAACTTGAAACATCTGCATTTCCAAATTGTACGTTTGCATTAACATTAAATAAGTCATGCGTAGCACTCGTTACAGGCAAAGGTGTTGAAGCCGAAATGTCAGCATCTCCTAATTGAAGCGTAGCATTAACGTTAAAATCATCATGAGTAGGATTTGAAACTATTCCCGTTACAGGTAATGGAGTACTAGAGCTTACATCAGCATTTCCAAATTGTACGTTTGCGTTTACATTAAACAAATCATGTGTTTCATTGGTAACAGGCAGAGGAGTACTAGATGAAACATCAGCATTGCCAAGCTGTACAGTAGCATTAACATTAAATAAATCATGGGTAGCTGAAGTTACTGGTAAAGGAGTGCTTGAACTCACGTCTGCATCTCCCAATTGAATAGTTGCATTAACTTGAAAGTTGTCATGCGTTGCATTTCGAGCTTGTACTTTATTCGTAGTGCCATCTACTAATTGGCTTATTTCCATCGGCAAAGGCGTACTGCTTGATACATCTGCATTACCTAATTGAACATTGGCGTTAACGTTGAATAAATCATGAGTCTCATTTGTAACTGGTAATGGCGTACTGGCTGAGATATCCGCATTTCCTAATTGAACAGTTGCATTAACTTGAAAATTATCATGAGTAGCGTTTCTTGCTTGAACCTTATTTGTTGTTCCATCTACCAATTGACTTATCTCTATTGGTAAAGGCGTTGAAGAACTTATGTCTGCATTTCCAAATTGAATATTGGCATTACAATTTAAATCATCATGAGTGGGTTGCTTTACTGTAATTATATCATCTACATTAATCTCAACCGCAACTTGAATCTCTGCTTCTGAAATATTTACAGGCAACGGAGTAGTTGCCGTTACTACTAACATTGAGTCTGAAGCTTCGTCATAAAATTGCATTGGCATAATATGTCCATCAGAAGTATTTCTTTGTAATTTGTTATCTAAAACAGTCATTTTTTAACCTCCTATTTTTCTAATAAAAAAAAGAAGCCTTTCGGCTTCTCAAATGTTTTCGAGCAATGGTTTATCTCCTTTAACCAATTTTCCACATCTTATTAAATTCGGATAAACTACATTGTCTTTATATTTATATTGATAAACTTTGTCTTCGCTATTTACCTTTACGCAAGGATTTTGGCATTTGTTTTCTATGCAATACGGCATATATTCACACATAATATGTTTTTGCCATTGTCCTGTATGGGCATAAAGTGTGTAACCCTTTTCCTTTGCATCAAAAGACCAACTTACATCTTCTCCTTGATTATGAAAACTATAGCGAGTTTCCTTGCAGACCTTATTTGACATCAATATACAAGCACCAGTTACATCAACTTCTACAACATCATTTAATTCAAAGTTTAATTTATGTGTTATTATTTTTCCTTCGCAAACCAATAAATTAGTTCTGATATTTGGGTATTCATCATAAGGTCTTAAAAGCATGTCGTTATTCACAACTGCTGCTATAATGTCTTTATCTGCTCTTATTAAATCCGTTAAAACATCAGAATTTAATATAATATCTGAGTCAACGCTAAAATAAAAATCCGTATCAACTGCATCTAATACATGATTTCTCAGAACAGATAATTTCTTGTATATTTCAGCTCTTACATGCGTAACCCTTCTGTCTTCTTTATTTGGTAAACCCTTAAACTTTTCAATAGTAACATCTAAGTATTCCTTGCCATACCTTTGTTTAAAGCGTTTTAATTCAAATTCAGTATCATCCTTACTATTATTCAACAGAAAAAATAATTTAATTTTATCTTTTGGATAATCTAAACCGTAAATACCATCTAAATACCTATTTATCGTGTATTGACGATTGGCTAAAGGACAACCTATAGTAACTGTAGGTAAATTGTTTTCATCGAACATTCCATTTCATCCTTTGTTATTTATTTTTTTGCATATTTAAATACGCATTATTTTATTTGCATATTTAAATATTAAAAAATTTTTCTATTAAATTATTTATCTAGTAGGAATTTCCACCAGCCTATAATTCTTTCAAGGCCATACTTTAAAGATATAAATTTATATTCTCCGAACTCAGATATGTACTTATCAAGATTTAAAGCTACACAATTTACAGCGCCAGTGATTTCTTTGTTTTCAGAAGGAATATTAACGGGAACGTCTAAGATAAGACCGATTCTCTCGGCAAGTTGTTTGATGGTTGTTTTTTCAGTACTTCCAACGTTATAAATAAAGTCTTGTCCATTGATTAAAATGTTCAAAGCCATGTAAATAACATCAGATACATAACAATAGGCTCTTATTGCAGAACCAGAATCAAGTAAATCTATTTTTCCTTTGACTAATCCCTCGTATATAAAAGTATTTAATGCTCGCGTATCTGTTTTTTTAATCCCACTTCCATAACCCAAACACAGTCTGATAATTTTAACATCATAACCTTGTTTTCTGTAGATGTCGCATATAGCCTCTCCACATCGTTTTGCTTCTATATAACAAGCTCTTGGGTGTGTCGTGTTAGTAGTTCCGATTTCATGTTCTTTATGTTCTCCTGTTAAGCCTTGATAAACTTCTGAAGTGCTTATGAATAAAAACTTTCCATCTTTTTTCAAAAGACTAAAAAGATTAATTAAAACCGAAGTATTGAGCTGCACTGTTTTGAGTTGATTTTTAAATTGAGATTTATCAAATATTAACGCTGGTTGTCCATAGGTAGCGCAGTGTATAATACAATCATAGGATTCGTCTTCTAAAAAATCTGTGACTTCATTAGATGTTAAATCACCCTTTACTAACTGAAATCGTTCATCAATAATTTCAATGAAATGTTTTTCTAGTTTACTGTTGAACGTTATAGTACAACGAAAATCCATATTCATCATAGCCAAAGAAGCAACAAAATTTGTTCCGAGTAAACCAGTAGCGCCAGTTATAAGTATTCTCTTGTCTCTGAAATATTCCATATCCATTCTTAATACTACATCTAAAGCATCATATTCTAAAAATCTATTCATTTATTAACCCTCTTAACTTGTCCTGAATATTTTCAACAGTAAGCCCGTAATATTCATCTTTTTCCTGTTTTGTCCCATAATCCCTAAATATTTTTCTTGGTAATCCTACATAATCAATCCTCACAGGACTTGGTGTAATGGCATTAACAATATCTTGTGTTAAAAGTCCATAATAATAAGGTTCGCAAAGTAAAATTCTATCCCCTACGTATTCACTGCACAAAGTACTATAATCAAATGGTTTTAAAGTAGTGTAATATAAAATCGTAACATCTTCATCTCCACAAGCCTCAATAACTTTATCAAGCATTGTCGAAACAGCAATTACAGTAGCCTTTGAACCTCTTTTTATTATTTTAGCTCTGTTAAATCCTACATCTACCTCATTTTCATTTGGAAAGTCAGAAAGCCTATAGAACACTGGAACTGTGCTTTTATAATTCATCTTAAATAACTCCTCAAATTCCTGTCCAGTACCGGGAGCTATAAATTTAGCATTTGGTAACATTTGAACCAATCCTAAATCCGCTGGACAGTAGTGAGAATAACCGTATTTAGAAAAATCATAAGCAGCACCAGAAAGAATAAAATTCCCCCCAAGCATCTGATAATTAAAATCTAACTTAAGTTGTTCGTATGCTCTTTCGATGATAAATGGCGATATTCCATATACGATAGGTATATACCCACCTAATGCCATTCCTGCCATCATAGATACCATTCCGTCCTCAAAAACGCCTATATTCATACACCTATCATCATGTTCTCGCAAAACATCTTTAAATCCCATAACTCCAATGTCAACAAGAAATAATGAGGTATTGTAATCAGATTTTATTACTTCACTGACAGTCTTAAACATTTGCTTTCTCAAAACCTATCCACCTCACTTACCAATGAAAATAACTCATCTAAATTAGGAGATTTATGCCACCATGAATTGTCATTCGCAAGTGTATGACAGCCATAACCTCTAATTGTCCTTAATATAAAGGCCATTGGATTAGCAGATACCCAACTCAAAGCTTGAGACAGATTATTGGTATCATGTCCATCTATGCAGTTATATGCTGTTATGCCAAAAGCTTCTAATTTCCTTGCTAAATCTGGTGTTCCATCGTTATTATTTTCTATGATTATTTTAAGATTTCTTAATTTCTTTTTACTCGCAAGCATACAAGATTCCCACATTGTACCCTCATTAAATTCTCCGTCCCCACATAAGCAAAAGACATTAGAGTCTATACCTTTTGTTTTCTTTGCTAAAGCAATACCAACAGCCATAGGTAATCCATGTCCAAGAGAACCAGTAGAAGTCTCAATAAAATTATCAAATTTACATCTATCAGCTTGAGCGCCAAAGGGCGAATTAAACTTACAATAAGTTTCAAGAGCTTCTTCGCTGATTAATCCAATATCTTCAAGTACTACATATTGAGCAAGAGAAGCTTGTCCTTTGCTAAGTATAAAATTATCAAAATACGACCGTTTTGACGTGTTTTTTTTCATTACCTTGTTGTATAACACCCATATGGTTTCAAGGGCAGAAAAGGCACTCTGAAGGTTTGCTTCTTGCCCTCTATAAGCATAGTAAAGAATTTTTTTTCTAATCCGTTTTAATTCATTATTCATCTGCTTTTCCTTCTATAATCTTATTAATTTCTTCTTTATTTAAGTAATGTTTACAGTATTCTGGAATCTCACTTAAGATTAATTGAATTTCATTTAAGTCTGTTATTCCATTTTTATCTAAGTACCAAATATAAGCAGGATTGACTTCTTTAACAGCACATAAATAATGCTTCAATGTATATCCCCAAGGGAATTCCTTATAAATTTTTGAAATATACTTCTCATAAATCTCAATAACCTTAGTTATGTCGTATTGTGGTTCAAATACCGCAGAAGTATTTAGATTACTCATAATTACTTCAGTGACAGCATTTCCCGCGCCTCTACCCATTCCAGCAATACTTGTGTCAACCCATATATCTCTTTTCATTGAAATTCCAGCTAATATAAAATTCATTGTATTTGCGTTTGCCATTTGTAAAGCATTATGACAATGAATACCAAAATCAATATCATCATTTAACCGAGCGTTAATTATTGCAAAGAATTCATCAGTCTGAGTAATTGCACTGAAAGAGTCAACCATATAAAAAACAGTAGGCTTAATAATATTGACAAGTGCAATTAAATTTGTCAATTCAATCCTATTATACATGTGTATTGCCATAGCATTTAAACTAACTTCATAACCCAATTGTATTAAATGCTCTGCAAAAAATGTAGCTTGAATAAAATCCTCTTTAAAGAAAGCCAATCTTATAATGTCAATTCCATCTGGTTTACGTTCTGTAATTATAAAGTCGTCTTTGCCAACAAAATTTATCATAGCAGCATATTTACAACCTTCTACTTTTGGAGGTAAAATGCTTTTAAAATCTTCTAAATTATTAAACATTGTGCTTTCCGTGTTGTTAGTTTTTCCGAGTATTCCGCACTCTATAACATTTACATTTGCTTCTTGGAGGAGTTGAATAATATTGCGAGCGTTAGAATGCCCGAATTCCCAATTATTAACATATCCTCCGTCACGAAGTGTTACATCAACTAAATTTAATTTAAACATAATTTTCCTTTCGTATTTAAATATATAAATTTTTTATTTAATATTTAAATATCATTATTTTTAATATACCACTCATATAATTTTTCAATTGCTTCTTTTAATTCAGTCTTATAGCTTAATCCAAGTGCATTCATCTTGCTTACATCCAATAACTTTCTCATCGTTCCGTTTGGAGCTTTCTTATCGAACACAAGTTTCCCTTCGTACCCAACAATCCCTTTTATCATTTCTGCTATCTCAGCAATACTGTATTCAACACCTGAACCGATATTAATCAGTTCTGGACTGTCATAATTATTCATGAGCCAAACTGCCATTTCTGCAAAATCATTAACATATAAAAATTCTCTGCGAGGCGTTCCAGTACCCATAATAGTAACTTTACCAATTCCGTTAACCTTGGCATCGTCCATTCTTTTCATAATACCGGGAATAAAATGAGAGGTATTGGGGTCAAAGTTATCATTAGAGCCTATTAATGAGCATGGCATAACACTTATATAATTACATCCATATTCTTTACAGTATGCTTGAGCAAGCTTTATAGTTGAAATCTTGGCAAGTGCATACATTTCATTTGAGGTTTCAAGCCTACCAGATAATAATTCGCTTTCTGTAATTGGCTGTTTACAACGTTTTGGATAAATGCACGAACTCCCTAATATCATAACTTTTTTAACATTAGTTTCATGAGCATATTTCAATACGTTTGCATTAATCCGAGCATTCTGTTGATAAAACTCAACTGGAAATTGACTATTTGCAAATAATCCTCCGACCAAAGCAGCACATTGAAATACATAATCAAATTGCTCATCACGGAATAACCATTTTGTTTGAACTTCATCATCTAATTCTCTCTGTTGATGAGTAATACCAACGACATTTTCACAACCTTCTAACTGCAACTGCTTATATATTGCACTTCCAACCATTCCATTACTACCTAATACTATTATTTTTGATGTTTTTTCCATAGTTCCACCTTTTTATATAATTCACTACTTGAATTTATTTTATCTCCTAGACCAGTTACAATCTCAATTCCGTTCTTTTGACAAGCATTTATTTCTTCTTGAGGCAGTGTTTCCAATGTTCTATCGCCTCCTTTACAAAATATGTCAGGTTTAATTAATTCTAAAGCTTCAGCAACAGAAATATCAATAATCTTTGCAATGTCAACACACTTTAACTCACTAATAATGTCAACTCTTGCTTCTTCATCTAATGCCAAATAGCCTTTATTCTCTATAGTTTTTCTGTCGCTGTCAACTAAAACAATAAGAATGTCACCAAGAGCTTTCGCCATTCTTAAATATTCCAAATGTCCACGATGTAAAATATTAAAAATGCCACTTGCCACCACAACCTTTGCTTTCACTAATTTCACCTTACTTTTTATTAATTTCTAAATCATAATCCATCATCATTTCAATAAGCTCATTAAAACTTACTTTTGGTTTCCAACCTAACTCATTCCTTGCTTTTGTTGAGTCTCCGAGTAAATAATCAACCTCTGTTGGCCTAAAAAATCTTTCTTCTACTTTAACTAAGGTTTGATTATTTTTTGAATTAATTCCGATTTCATTTATCCCTTCTCCATGCCATAAAATATTAATTCCAACATATTGAAAGGCTTGTTCTACAAATTGTCTAACTGTACGCCCTTCGCCAGAAGCTAATACATAGTCCTGTGGCTTGTCCTGTTGAAGCATTAAGTACATACCTTCTACCATGTCGCCAGCAAAACTCCAATCCCTTATTGCATCGAGATTACCTAAAGTCAATATATTTTGCATTCCGTAAAGTATTCGTGATACAGACTGTGTTATTTTTCTTGTTACAAATGTTGGGAGTCTCATTGGAGATTCATGGTTCATTAGTATTCCATTACAAGCAAACATATTATATGCTTCTCTATAATTCCTTGTAACCCAATAAGCATATAGTTTTGCACAAGCATAAGGACTTCTTGGTGTAAATGGAGTATTTTCATTCTGAGGTACGGTTTCAGGCAATCCACCAAATAATTCAGAACTCGATGCCTGATAATATCTCGTATTAATCCCTGTATCTTTTATAGCATCTAATAGCCTTACGACACCTAAACCATCTACATCACCTGTATATTCAGGCATTTCAAAAGATACCTTTACATGAGACTGAGCAGCAAGATTGTATATTTCATCAGGCTTTATCTTATTTAAAATCCTATTTAAATTACTACTGTCAGTCATATCGCCAAAATGAAGATGAAGTTTTTTATATCCGATGTTTGGGTCATTATAAAATTCATCAATTCTCTCTGTATTAAATGTACTGGCTTTTCTTATTAATCCATGTACCTCATAATCTTTTTCCAATAATGATTTCGTTAAATAATGACCATCTTGACCAGTTATACCTGTTATTAATGCTTTTTTCATATTTGCACCTTATTTTTCTTTTTTTCTATCTGCGATTTAATTCTTTTTTCTTCTGATTTTGAAGCATATTTCTTAGGACTTTTTTCGGCTTTAATTGAAGGTGTACATGCTGTAACTTCGACCATTCCTACATTCATAGGTTGTTGAAGTTCGATATTTACCGACTTTGACTCTGATTTATTTTCAAACTTTGCAACTAAAACATCATTGGGTACAAATCCATCATCATATGTGATTGCTACATTTGAGTTAATTTCTTTTAATTTATTCCTTATATCATCACAGTCAAAAGCATAACAAGATTCTTCCCATACTCTTAAATCATCTATGAGCAATATGTCATTATACTTCTGAGCATGAGCTTTTATAATTTCAAGCTCATTAAGTATTGGACACCAACCATTTTCATTGAATAAAGTTGAAGGTTCTGTGTAATGTGCATCTAACCAAAGGGTAACTGGTTCGTCTATACTCTCCAATAAACCCGGCAGTATTTTGACAGAATCACCGAATAAAATTTCAACATTTGTATTGTTTTTAAATTTATCTTGACATAAATTAAAATACTTTGGTGTTATTTCAATTGAGATTATTCTTTCAAATCCAACGTCTAAAGCCCTCTGTATGCCCTCTCCATAATAACTTCCAGTTTCAATAAAAACCTTATTCTGTGTATAACTTCCAAAAATATTTCTTTCTCCTGACATTTTAAATCTCCTTTTTTTATATTTAAATATATGATTTTTTTATTGCGTATAAAAATATGATTTATAAAGTGCACACGGTGCACTTTATAATAAATTGCTATTTTCTTACAAATAATGAGTTGCCCATTCCAATTGAATTATAATGATTTTCATTATGAATTTCTTCAAATCCTATTTCTCTCATGAATTTTTTAAAATCTTCGTAAAGCGTTAACCCTTCATAATACTCAACTAAAGAGTATTCCGAATAAATAGCCTGAGTTGTGTGCAGTATTTCATCTGCATTCTGTAATACTTTATGTTCATTACCCTGTAAATCGAGCCACATGAAGTCAATCTTATTTATACCATTGTCCCTACAGAACTGATTTATTGTCGTTGTCTTAACGGTTTCTTCCGTCTTAAATTCACAGGTCGGAAACATAGTTAAATGCTCTTTCGGTTTCATTAAAGCGCTTGATTGTACTGAAAATCCAGAACTTATATACATTGTTTTCTCTCCAACAGTATCATCTAAAGCTAATTTAAAAGTCTTTATGTTGGAACAGTCTTTCGTATAATCAACCAACATTTCATATATATAAGAGACTGGTTCAATCGCAATAATAGTTCCATTCGGAAATAACTTCGCAAAATCAACTGAATCCCCTCCATTAAAAGCTCCTGCATCTAAAATAACTGCATCATCTGGCAGCATTGCTCTTATCGTATTTTTATCCATTTTCTCTCCTTAATCTAAAATCATTTTCCCTATAAATCCAACCATGAAGCCAAATACATATAAATAGTAACCGATATAATCTTTTATAATACAACCAATAATTCCAAATATTGTGCAATAAATCAAATAAATTAATAATTTTTCAGTCATGTAATCTCTCCTCAAGGCTCATTTGTAGCCTTTTTAAATAATTTGCGTTATCAATACCCCACCATTCACTATTACGCCTGTCATAATCATCGTATGGCTTTCTATCTCTTGCATGTCTGAAGCACATATTGTCTGTGTCTCTTGTGTCCCATAGTATTCCGAGTTGTTTAAAATTAACAAAAGCTTCAGTATCAGAAAAGAAGTGATTATAAGAAGGATGAAATATGATTTTATTGAGCTTCTTTAATGTGCTGAAAGTCAAACAGGCAATAGTTATACACATGCAACCTTCTTTAATTAAAATATTTTGGTAGCCATCATCAAGAAAAAGCGCTCCGTCAAAGTTCTCAAACTTGTCTAAAACAAACTTGTCCCAACCTTGAGGGGCATCAAAATCATCACAGACAGTAATAATAATGTCATCATCATTTGCTTCAAGTTCTTTACTTAATACTGTTACAGCATGATTGTAACCTTCTTTGTCATTAACAACCTTTACATCACAGTTCGGTATATTTAAAGCATCGATTTGAGCTTTCATGACATCGTTCAATGTTGCTATTTTTGTTATAATCGGAGTCCCTAAAACCCTTCTATTTGCCCAAATCGGATATGTAGCTTTAACCATTTCAGGCCGAACAGTCGCCCATAAGAAATATATTGTTTTCATAACTTCAACCTTTCATGAATAGGCATGTTTCTTCTTTTATGAAAAATATGTCCATCTGTTGTATATGACTGTTTATATCTATTATCGTGTATATCAGGTCTTGTTCCATCCGTTCCATAATGTTTATGCTGAAAATAAGCAGGGTCAATAAAATTACCATGTTCATCTTGCAAACTTCTATTGTCTTGCAATAATCCAAGTTCAAGCAAATTCCAATATGCCTCATCATCAGAATAAAAATGAGTATATACTGGATGATAGATGATTTTATTTAATTTCTTAATGCAAGCAAAAGTCATACAAGCAAGGGTTATTATTCTGCTATAAATACCGCAACCATCATTAATGAATATTGCCCCTTGCCATTCTTCAAATCTTTGTCTTAAATACATGTCCCAACCGGAAAAACAATACATATCGTCCGAAACCACAATTAAAATGTCCTCATCATTCATTTCTAAATTCAACGTAATCTGAGTTATTGCGTGATTGTAACTAACTTTATCTGTTACGGCTATAACATCACAGTTCGGTATATTTAACGCTTCTACTTCTGCTTTTTGCTCTTCGCTTGCCATTGCTATTTTCCAATAAAGATTTTCTTTAAAAACACAATTTTCAAGCCATTCCTTTGAGACTTCTTTTACAGCATGAGGTCTTATAGATGCCCAACATATATATATATTTTTATTCATTTAATCACTCCACCACTTCATTCTAAACATTGCATGTCTATCATAATAATTTACCATTGATTTCTCATGAACTGCTTTCCACTTATCGGTATTTTTAGCATGATAATATTCAAAATCGACAGAATGCACTTCCCATCCAAAATCACACATTTGATAAAATAAATCATCGTCTTCAAATCCATAACCAACACCAAATGATTCATCAAAACTGCAAGCTTCAAACATTTTGCTTTTAAATAAACCATACTGTGTTAACGCATATGAAGCACTTTGAAAATCATGCTTTTTTAATGGTGCATCAAGACTTGGCAGAACACCTGTATAGTTATTCATATTATTATGAAAAACTTGTGGATTAAAGCCAATACACATAACATTGTTTGATTGATTTTCGAATCTTTTTGCTAAATATTCTATAGAGCCATTAGCATATAAAATGTCAGAATCTAACATTAAAATATATTCACCTTTAGCTATATTTAACATCTGATTTCTTCCAACAGCAGCCCCGACATTTTTATTATTAAAAATAATAGTAATGTCTTTAATCTGTTGAAATAGCCACTCTCTTGAACCATCTTCTGAGCCATTATCTAATACGATTATTTCTAAATCAACTGTTTCTCGCTCTTTGCGAAGATTTTCAATTGTCGGTTGTAACACTTCTAACCAATTCCAATGAAGAATGCAAACACTATATTTCATCTTTTAACCAATCCTTATTTAACTTATTTTTTCATATTGATATTTAAATTCTCCAAATAATTCTATTGCTTTATTTTGATACGCCAATGCTGCTTCTTCTTCTTTATCATAACAACCTAATGCAATTCTTTTTCCATTAAAACCAATTCTTGCCACCCATTTATTAATACCTCTATGCCAATTAACACCCTTATATTTACTCGAAACAAATTTTCTAGGTCTAGCATTCATATTATTTTCTTGAATAGTACATGGTCTTAAATTATTTCTTGTATTATCCAAGGTATTATGATTTTTATGGTCAACAAATATATTTCTTTCTTTTGTATTCGTTAAAAGCCTATGCAACTTGATTGTTTTCCAATGATTATTTTCTTTAAATTTTCCAACGACATAATAGTTATTTACGTCTTCGTCATAATGAGCGCACCATAAGCCTATAAAACTATTCGCTAAATTTAAATCTTCAAAATCAATTACTGCAATTTGTCCTTGCGTTAAATAAATATAAACTTTATCGCCAAATATTTCATAATAATTTTTCATTTTTCTTCTTTGTAAAAATAATACCTTCCTTCATATTTAGGGTCTAATAGTGTATCGGTTCCTTGGCCTAGGTCAATATAAACCTTACCAGTTCTTTTTTTCATTTGAGTGCAAATAATATTTGCATTACAACCCGCAGAAACTAAAGCCCAATCATGTTCAACGCTTTCCATCCAATCCATAGTAGGCTCAATGTCTTTTGGACAAGTTATTTCTGTATAATAACCGGGAACTGTTACTCCTAATTCTTTTTTCAGTAATTCAGAATACCTTTTAGCGTTTCTTCCTACAACTATTGGTGGATTTTCTTTTATTAAATCAACAAATTCTTTTTTATAACAGAAATATACATTTGCAAAAGCATAAAAATACTTTTCGTGTTTAAAATGAATACTTGAAAATACCCTGTCTATAAAAGCATCATTAAAAAATACTCCTATAGCATCAGAATCTTTTGCTGCCTGTATTAATCTGTCTCTCATATCATAATCAGGAAGTTTAACACCACAATAAGTATAACCGTCATACCATGCAACATTCTTCCTTAGCCATTCTTGTGTTAACGCCAAATCTTGGGACATTACAGTAATTTCTCCGTCTCCATACCTACTAATGCAGAAAGGCTTTTTATTCCTTACACTGTCACAAATTATACTAATTAACTCAGTATCAGACATTGCATCCTTTTCCTCATACTTTATTTCACATGTTTTATAAAGCCAAGGTGTTCCTTCGTAACCAGCCATTAGTCAATACCTCCTAATTCAAATGCTTTATCAACAACGGTCTGAGCACGTCTAGCGTAATTGTGTTCTCTGTGAACATACTCACTACTTCTTTTTGCATAAGCTATTCTCTGTTCATCTGTCATTGCCAGTATTTCATTTGCCATATCAATCATTTCCTGCTTATTATGTGCCTGATACATGTAATCCCCAAATAAAGTATTCTGTGCGGGCGTGTACCACGCGAGATAGATAGCATTATTACTCCAAGCAAGCGTTTCAAATGGCCTACATGATGTTTGCGTAATTGATAAATCAGTCTGACAGTTCATTCCAAGCATTATTTTACTTGAAGCTATTACGCTTCCAAGATTCTCATAACCTAAATATCCATTTGGTTCTCCCCATACTTTGTCAGGATGTCTGCATAAGTTAACAGGTCTTCCAGCATCAAGCCAAGCAAAGCCATAAGCAAAAGCATCAAACTTATCAAACAGCGGAATGATGAATTCCCTCGTCTTATCAAACCTATTAGAGTAATTACACCCCACAACAGAAATATCGTGTTTAAACCTATCTTCCGGCTCTCTAGCGATATGATAATCATTATTACAGCCAAACAGCAGTAAATCAGACAAATAACCCATTCTTCTGAATTTTTCTATATATTCAATACATGTACTCCACATAAAATCAGCATATTTTAATTGTCCCATTGCTATACTTGGAGTAACAGGACTTTCAATATCCCAAAAATGGAACTGTATTCCATATTTCTTACATAATTCTTTAATCTGAGGAATAGGCGCTCCTCCGTAACCTTCACAAAAAATGAGATTTGTCTTTTGCTCTATGATTTTTTCTTCAATCTTTTTTAACTGATAATCGGCTGGTTTATCAAATAAAGCAGTTTCACCATAGTCAAATAAATAAGCATTACAGCCAATTTTACTCATGCCCCAATACATTCCATATTTAATTAAACTAGGGGCTGGATTCAAAAACAAAACATTGATTTTTTTATTTTTTGCTATATTCATTTTTATACCTTTATTCCTTTACATAAAAATTTTTGTATTTAAATATTATTTTAAATTCTTAATTATATCCTCTACTTGTTTAAATCTTTTTTCCCATGTATTATTCCTTGCTATTTCTTTTGCTTTTTCTGAAATTTGTTTTTTCTCATTTTCATTAAGATTTAACAGCATATTTAATTTTTCAATAAATTTATCTGTTTCATTTGCAGTAAACACAACGTCTTTAAGTTCTGGTAAATCTGTTTCAACCCAAGAAGTAGCTAATACTGGCAATCCACAAGCAAGATACTCCCACATCTTTATAGGATTTGCAGCTTGTGTGACAGTTGAATTAACATTAAAAGGCAATAATCCAATATCTGAAGCATTATAATAATTTACTAAATCTGAATGCTTTTTTATTCCAAGATTTATCATCTTTTGAGGTCGTTGTTTTCCGAACTCAGAACCTACCAATACAGTATTACAATGATTTGAAGCTTCGCTTAATAAAAACGTCTTTACCCAATTTCCAATAGCTCCTGAAAATAATCCAATAGGATTTTCAATTTTAGCAATATCCTCTGGGCATTTCCACTCAGCATTAATCATACTTTCATTACAAGCATTTCTGACTAGATGAACGTTATCATGATTTTTTCTTCTCTCATCGTAAATCATCTGTGATGTAGCCAACACAACGTCTGATTGCTTCATTATTAATGGCTCAAAAGCTGTCCATTCTTCGAACATGTCACATGAATGATATATAGTAATGTCGGGCTTTATTGTCGGTAGCCAATTATAATTTTTTGCCCATGTATTGTAAAATATATCAATTTTCATTTTCTTACTTTTAAATAAATTTAAAAATACCTTACAATCATTGTAAACAGTAAGGTTGTCACTAACTTCAATCACACTTTTGTTGACAGGGTACATATTGCAGTAATGTACTTTATAGCCATTATTAGCAAACTGTTCAGCCATTTGCTGTGGCAGTTGTTTTAAAAAACGATAATCAACAATCGGAGGTATTAATACATTTTTCATATATTCCTTTGTTCCTTTTTGATTTTTGATAAAAAAAAATTAGTATAGGAATTTTTTTAGGATTCCTATACTAAATATAACACTTTATTTTTTATTTGTCAATGCAAATTATTTATTATAAATCTTATTTAATGTCAATAATTAATTATTCACATTAAACTGGTACAACTATCAATTGCCACATGTTTGAGTCGCTTCTACGTGGGTCAAGCCCCTCTAAATCTAGCTTAAAGTTGCTTCCGGTTTTATAAGACCCGCTAAATTCATACGTGGGCATGATTTTAACTTTATAGATTTCCAACTGAGCATATGCGATTATTGTTGAATCTGTTGCATCAGCGTCGGAATAAATCGGAAACTGAGCTATTGCAGAACCAGCAGCAGCAAAGTCTGTGGTCTGTGTTGTTAATATGCTTGTAGTTGAAGTTGTTGCCACGGTATAGCTTGGATATAATTTCAAACCAACAGCAGCACTGTTAAATTCAAGAATTGTATCTGTTCCACTTGTGTAATGCCAGAATTCAGCAGCAGCAGGAGTAGTTGAAGTTGCCGTTACATCTGTGTAACCATTAATTTCAACTGAACTAGCTTCAACGATTTTATCTTCTAAAGTAATTCTGTATGTAGTTGTTGCAACTGTATATGCAGTACCGAAATAGTAATATGAACTGGCAGCAGTGGTTTTAGCACCTCCGCTTGTCAACCATAATGTGTCATAGTCCCACTGAGCATCAGTTAAACTGAGGTTTATAGTTTTCTTAGTATCAATACGTGCCAAGTTGTAGAATGACCAACCACCAGCTAATTCTATACTATCTCCACCCAATGTAATTGTACCTTGGGTAGCTGTAGCCAAATGAGAATTACCACTTGTAGTCTGCAACAGAACTTGAGGAGCATCGATAATAAATCCTTTACCTGAAAATGCCATTGTTTTTCCTCCTTATTTTAATTTTTAAATTGTTTATTTAAAATCAGCTTTCGCTGAATGAGAGAAGAGACTTTTTAATATTTAAATATGATGAAAATTTATTGGATATTTAAATATGAAATTTTTATCTGTAAATTGCTTTATATTCAAACTTTAAATAATATCGTTTGAAATAATTGGTATATGAGGCCAGTTCAACACATCTTGTGAAATAAAGTTTATTAACACCAACGTATTCCCTATTAAATAAGGCAATTAATCTGTCGGCTATTTGGTTAATACGTGTCTGAAAACCTGACATCAAATCCTTTGCTTTTGGTATATATACCTCAAAAATAACACCGTTAAATTTAACATAGTCATTATTTGTTTCTGTTTGTAAATCACTTCTTATAATTATTCTGCATACTCCATCATCGGTAAAAACGTCACTTATAAACGTTTGAAGAAAGTATTTCTCCAACAATAATCTATAGTTCGTCTGGTCTGCCGTTGGAATAAGCATTAATGTTTTTAATGTTGAATCATTTACCAACACACTGATAACACCAGCGTAATCTGTTGCCAACGACATTAACCTCACCTCGACACTAAATATTTTGAAAAATCAATATTGTCCATAACTCTATCTATTGCATTTTGTAGCATTTTATCGCTTTGAATTGCCGTATTTTTAAAGACTTTACGCCAAAATCCAGAGCCGGGTTGTCTATATGCTTTTATTTCTTCTCTATGATTAGCATTGCTCATATACCAAGTATTATCATCTATGTCATATACACGCATACCTTCACGAGCATATACACGCATACTTCCATTTCTTTCTCCATGATAATATTGAGAAGCTTTATATTCTTGAATCCAAGGATTTTCTTCGATATCAGCTTCAGTGCCCATACCAAACTCAATTAACATAGCTCTCATTAAACCGTTATCATCGTCTTGGTCAGTGATACCAACATTTCTAATAATAGCATTTGCTGTATCGGCAGCATAAAAATTCAAAGCATTACGAACAGAAGTTCTCCATTCATCTTTGCCAACTGTGCCACTTCCGCTATCTGGAATAGAGTCTATTTCAAATTTCATGATGTCAATAAATTCGCGGGATAATCTATTCATTTCTTTACTTAAATTTCTAATAATATCTCTTTGAAGAGCCATATGGTCAAATCTAAGCAACACGCCCACCTTCTTTGACCTGTGAGTAAAAGAATATTATTCCGCTCGTTCGAGAAGGGCTTAATTGTGAATAATCTATGTCTGTAATAAGATATTGAACTCCTTGATAAGCAAATTCATGCTCTATTTCAATTAGTGCTGTATCATCATTATATTGAGTTACAAATGCAATTCTTTGAGATTGAAAAATACCGGGAACATCAACAGTTCCATCATATTTACTCATTCCAACACGCTGAACATAACCATATACATCCGAAGCTATATCAAAATAACCACAGGGCGTTGTAGGCGTTGCTTCTGCAACTCCAAGAGAGCTAATTTCTTGTTCGTAATAAGTCTCTATATCCAAACAACTTGTACATAACTGCATTTGAGCATGATAGCAATTAACATCTTTGAATGGATTCCAATTAACCAACCAAACGTTTTCTGTTGAATCCGTGATGTAATCGCCTTTCTTTACACTTACACTCTTTGAAATCTTAATATCAGTAGTACTGTCACTTAACCCTTTCATGTTTGATTTAAAATCAAGCTGAGTTATAAAAGCATTTATAACAGTAGGAGTTGTTGCATTATAATTCAATGTGCATTCTTCCCCAAGTACCTCAGACATTGAATCAAAGTCTGTTTCAAGATAATTTGGAACATAAAAATCCACTATTCCTCACCTCCCTTTCTTTTCAGAAAGTCAAAGAAACCTTTTTCTGGCATTTTAACCTTTGAATCTCCCATACCTTCATCTACAAGGTTTTCTGGTAGCCTCTGAATATTACCAGCAAGGTTAAATATGTATTTTTTTACATCTGCATATTCTATTTTATTGTTTGTCAAATCTTCTATTTGATATAATAAGCTTAAAGTCTTCTGGCTAAGTAAATGACAGTATTCATCCAATGTAAATTCTTCAACACCAACAATCTCTAAGTCTTTGTTCTTATAAATTATTTCAATTCTCATTATGCAACCCTCTAATCAAAGTCGTATTCTATAGCCTCTACGGAAATATCAGTTGAAGGAGAAGATGGATTTGAAACATCGGTCATTTTATGGAACAAGTCGGTTAATTCAACTTCTTTTTCTTTAATTGTTGCGTTTAACTGCTCAAATGGCTTATTTGCCATTGTTATAGACAAAGCATTTGTAGTATAGCCAACTAAAGTATTCCAATAATTTCTTATCTGCTTAAAGAACTCTATTTCAGAAGCCTTTAAACAATAATCCAATTCTAAAATGTCCAAGTCACGACTTAAGGTAGGTGTATCACCAGCAGTATATTCATCATCCCAACTATCTTCTATTCCTGTATCTCTATAAAACCTTTTACAACCTAATATAGCCAATGCTTTATAATCATCACTGGTATATGTTTCAGGTGTTCTTTGATGTTTTGTGTTGGTTATTAATTGTTCCATTACATCAGTCGTTATCGTAGTAGCCATTACATCACACCCTTATTTTAATCAATTATAATTTTTTTTCCACAAAATTCAGAAATGAACTTAATTTTACTTCCACTCAACTCATCTGCTATTGTACTTGCCACTTTAAAAATTGCATGTTTCATAAAGTTTTCAGTAATAGCCAATAATTCAGATTTCATTTTTAAGAAATTTCCTCTTAAAATAGCTTCTATTTCAGCATCGGTTCTTGTAACTGGCCTTATATCAGCAAATCCTAAATTAATATTTACCTCTTCATCTTCTACTACAAGCATTCCTCTCCTGAATAATGAAGAAATAGTATTTAAATAATAAATATCATCGTCTTCAATTATGGTGAATGAACCACCTTTTATGTTTTGCTCACGGTTTGGATTTATGAGCTTAATTCCTACGTCAAATTTATTTCTATTATAAACCTTTACTTTTTTACCCATCCTTAATTTCCTCCAATAATAAAATAAAGAGAGTAGTTTAAAAAAACTACTCTCTCGTATATGTTTCTTAAAGTGCTGTATCTTCGTAAATTGCTATATAAGGGTTATCCCCATAAACTACAGCAGAACCAAAATATTTCCTTAAGCAAACTTCCATAGTGTTGTCATTGATATTAGTTGAATCCATAGATTCAACATCACCTTCCATAACAACTTTTAAAGGTGAAGTAACGCCAGTTGGAATTATGTAAAGTAAATCTTCTCTAAGTACTGGTGTTGTGTTATTTCCCCTTAAAAATGGGTTATTTAATTTGGAAATTTTTGCCCCTTTATACATACCTATGTATCCGTTGTTGTTATATTCATCCATGATGTTGTTTGAAAACATTTTTGTAGAAGTAGCAGTTGTAAAACCAGCTAAATCACCAAACTTTGTGATACATTTAATATCACCAATTATGTTTACGTTACCATATCTCTGCATTGCAAATATCATAGCATCTATAGTAGCTGATACAATACCAGAACCAGAAGCATAATTAGGACTATCATAATCATCAAAAGCAGCATATAATGTAGATTCAATGTTTTGTACCATTGCTTTTTCCATCTCATCAGCAGCATCAGTAATTATTTCGTCAAACGAAATTTTGTTAGCAGCAAGCTCATATAAATTTACATACGGTCTAGCAGAAACCTCTACAGTATCAACATCTGTGTAAGCATTGAAAACTCTACTTCTCTGAGTAGTACCATTCTTAGCTTGAATAAAAGCCTCAACGCCAGCTTTCTTAGTCTTAAACATAGCTTTTTCGCCAATTCCAACACGTTTAACATCACCTAAAAGGTCAATATATTGAGTCTTTTGTGAAATTATGTCATTTACTATAAAAGCAAGTAACTGTGAAATCTCATATCTATTGTTAGGATTTGGATTTGAAGCCAATTCTCTAATAGCTGCTCTAGCTTCGGTAACTTCTATTTCAGTTTCTTTTACCTTATTTAAAGCCAACGCAGAAAACACTTCTACGGCTTTATCTGTGCGTAATGCCATTTTATTTTCCTCCTCTTTATTTTTTATTCGTTAATTATTTTAAAACAATACATTTGTAACAAGTAGTTCCCCATAGTGTAGGTTCTTCTATGATTTGGAAAGTTTGATTTGGTGAGCCTGAAGTAGCTGCTATGATACCTTGTGTTCCACAATCAACAACTGCGCCAACTGCGGGAGTTCCAATTACCTTATCAGTTACAAATATTTCTCCTGCTAACAATTTCTTAATTCTGATATAGTTTCCGGCTGTTACAACGAAATCTAAATCATCAATTTGTTCTTCATCAACAGTGTCAATTACGTTTTCAACAAAATATACGTATTGAGTGTTATCCAAAGGGGTAGTTGCAGTGCTTGCACTCCAATCAACCTGAACAAATTTGCCATTATGAATTGAATCTGCTCCTGTAAGCAACTTTGTAGTTCCTATATACTCATTGTTACCTTTAATTACAAAACCTGCCATTATATATTCCTCCTTATTAATATTTTCTTATCTATTTATTGTGATGTATTTGCTTACGTTATCATTTCCATTAGTTTTAATATCTTCGGAAATAGATGCTGTAACCATTTTGTTTGTCTTGCTTTCATTTTTTGTTGATATTTCAGCTTTTTCTAAAGCAATATCGGTTACTTTTGCCTGAAGAACTGCTTCTTCAAGATTTTCAATAGCTTCTGAAATTTCCTTAGTTGAAAGGATTTCTTCGCTTAAAAGTTTTGAATATTTTGCCTTTAATTCATCAACTTTTTTAGCTTTTTCAACTTCAGCTTTTTCAGCATTTATCTTTTCCATTTCTTCTTTGACAGGAAGTAATTCAGCTATTTCATTGTCTTTCAGAACAACTGACTCTGATAAAGTATTAACTTTTTCTGTCAATTCAGCTATTTCAGTTTCTTTTTCAGAAATTTTAACATCTTTTTCAGCTATTTCAGTTTCCTTCTCAGAAACAGATACTTTTAACTCAGATACTTCTTTTTCAGAAGCTTCTAATTTTGCTTGTAATTCAGTTAAATCCATTTGTTTATCCTCCTTATTAAATTCTTCTCCTGATAATTCAGGATTTTCAGTACTAACAGGTACATAATTTTTGACGACTTTATATAAATCTCCTAATGCAACATCATCATCAGCTACACTAAAATCACCTTTAAAATAATCACCAGAATCCCAATTTTGAAGGATTATATAATTAACCCCAAAATCAGTTGCCGAATAACAGTAAAATTCTTCTTTTAATAAGTCTCGGCATTTTGCATATACTTTTCTTTGAACCTGTCCAATATCCAATTCTGAATTTTCATATTGCAAACGAGTGTTCTCGAAAAACTCTTCAAAAGTAATATCTTTCATTTCGTCACCGCCTAAGTCTTTATTTATGGCTTCTGCAATGAGTGTTTGGCATTTTGATTTTTGTTCAGCAGGAAATGAGACTATACAATCCCCCATCAATAAATTATCTTCACTTTTAGGTACAACTCTTATGTTTTTGTTGTCAGTCTTTTTATATTCACCGACAAGAACTTCAACACTAAAAGACAATAATTTATCTTCAAAAAGCTCTAATATAGCCGAACAAACTTTCGGATATCTCTTAAGAACCCGTGCTTGTCCGTATAATTCCCATGTTCCATCTTCAGTTTCTTTTTCTGAAAAATCTATAAAACTGCCTATTTGCTCAGTTTGAAATGTGCCATCTTTTTTTAAGGCGTGACCTAAGTATTTATATTTGCCTTTTTCTAATTTTGCTCGTTCGCATACTAGAGGGATTCCGATATATTTCTCTTTAGATTCAACTATCTCATGAATAAAATCAATTTCAAATTGACATTTATTCTTATTTACTTTACTTGTAAGTAAAAGGATATCCAGAGTCATATATACATCGTTACTATCACATAGCTCTAATACACTCGCCAGCAATTTTTCAGTACTTGGCAATTAAATCACCACACCTTCAATTTATTTCTGACTTGGTTTTTTAGCTGCACCGCTTTTTGAATTGTTTTTATCTTGCTTGCTATCTTTAATTGGAGTTGCAGGTCTGCCTTTAGAAGTGGTATCTTCAGGATTACTTGTCATAGTATTTGCATTTTGTGGGGGTGCAAATACCTCTTCGAAATCTTTGCCACTTTCGAACACTCTTCTCTCATATTCCTGTTCTACATCGTAACCGTGTTCCTCAAGTAATGTTGTCCTTGAAATATTACCCTGTTGCCATAAAGCAAGTGCTTCTTGCCTGATAGATGAATCATCAATTAAATCTATTTCCTTAAACTCAAAAATAGGTACTCTATTTTTCCCAACTCTCCACAACTCACTTAATTTTTTATTGTATTTCTTCATCATTTCACAGAAATTATTTTGATTTTGTTTTATCCTCTGCTTTGCAGTAGATACGTTTATATTTGCTTCTGCGAATGAACCTCCATTGCTTTCTCCAACAACAACAAGTGGACTGATACCACCAGAACTCAGAATTTGAGAATTTACATCCGTATATTTTGATTTATCAAACATGCCCTTAGTATCAATCGTAATGAACTTAGCATCTACAAAATGGCTTGTTACAGCCAAAGGAAATTTATTAAGAGCATCTTGAAAGATTTTTGCAGTTGCATCTAATTGCGCCTTTGTGGGCTTTGGAAGTAATTCATCATGTCCTAATTTAGCATGTAAGAAACCTTTAGCTCCTACGTTTAATTGGACATCTTCGTAATAACTTATCAATTCCTTTTTTGCGAGTGGCTTTAAACAAGTACTTACAAACGGAACAGCATATTTCTGCCATAATGGTTTACTTTCCTGTAATACGAATGTATTAGCAGGGTCAAGTTGTACCCAAGCAGCAAGATTACCAGCTTCTAATTGTTGAGTTATTTCAGGAGGATAACCTTCATATTTTACTTTTAATGTGTCAACAAAACCTTCTATTTTATAACCAGCAGTGTACTTATTTAACTCTGCCACATTAAACTCAATAACTGGCTCTCCATTTATCATAATGTCTGAAATTCGAACCTTATGAGGTGGCAAGGTTATAATCCGTCCATCTGGCATAAAATATATATAACAATTCGCAAACAGATACAGTTCATAAAATATCGCCCTAGCAGTGTCAAGAAAACTTGAATACTCATAATACTCCATAAACTTTTGTTTTGTCGCTTCTGAACTACCTTTAAGCTTATACCCACCAGATAATGAAAAAGGGACTAAAACCCTCTTTACAATCCCAGAAAAGATACTATCAGCATCAACATAATAGTTTGCTAATTCATACAATTTATTTATATGTGTTTGTTTATCTTTTAAAATATTATTGTAATTATAATTCTTTAATTCGCCTCTGAATGTTGCATCTTTATTCTCGTATGTATAGACTTGATATTCCCTGAATTGCTTGTCTAAACCAGCACCAATAATAACCTCGGGCTGAACTTTTTCTTCCATTATTTCACCTCGATTCATAAAAATCACATCGCATAACTTCCTCCAATGCAGAAATCTCCTACATTTCGTTTTTCATCTTTATTGAATTCCTCAATTTGCATTACAAATTCACAAGCCATTCCTAGCGCTGTATATCTGTCTTTATGGAGATTTGTTGAAAGAACATCATACGTAACCAATCCACTAACAGTGATTCGAGGTAATATGTTACCCATCTCATACTGTAAAGCATCAGTTTCTATAAATATTGCAGTTTCTTCAATTAACATATTTCGTTTAACTCTAGATGCCTCTGAATTTCTAGCTCCTTCACCATCCAGTATTTCAACCTCTCTACGGATTGCAGAGCTAGTAACAGGCAATTGTAATGACTTGTTCTCTAAATAAATTCTTACAGCAGTTGCCATTCGTGCATTATACTTATTATCCGCTCTTATGCCACGGATTATAGGTAAAGCATTACCAGCAAACCTTTCAAGATTATCTAAAATGAAAGGAGGGTATTCTTTATTTGCTTCATCATCTACAAATGGAGTGTTAAGCAGTGATACTATTCCTTCTCCAAGTGCGTTTACATCTATTAAAATTTTTTCCGTATTCGGAAATCTTATAGCAGTTTTACGAATTTCACTAGCTAAAGCCTCTAATTGATAGCCGTGAAAACTTCTTAAGCAAACCAAATGCTTTGTAAAAGTCCCATCTGGCTTTTCAGAAATCTTTAGAACAGCAATACAAGCATTATCTGCCCATGTGTTAGCTGAAGTCGCAATATCACAACTCATAATATAACGTGATTTACTACCTCTTGGTTGAGCAAATTCAACATGTTCTAGCACACGGCAAGGCTCTGTTAACTCATACGGGAAATAACTACCTTCGGTAGCCCCTATAAATTTACTGTTCCATTCCATTTCCCAAGAGGTTAACGCCATTTTTGTCTTTTGATTATCAACAAACTCTTCGTCAATAATTTCATAGCGAACACCTGTTTTATATGTTAAAGCACAGCAAAATACATCTTTATTGCCGTTAATCATTTCTTTTAAGTTTTGTTTAAACCGAGGAAAGAAGTCACAAGTCTTTAGATAAGCAGACGTAGTCTGAATTAGCTTTGATTCATAATCCTCAAAACCTTTATCTTTATATTGCCAGAAAATATCCCTCTTATATTGAAGTATAGGCATAAGTACAGCTTGAATAACTGGGGTTTTCACCCAAGCTGATTCATCTATGTAAATTACCTTCCTACGAAGTCCACGAATGTTACTCCCATCTACGCTCATAGCCATTGCTTCTATATAACTTCCGTTCTTAAAAGTGACTTTTGCGTAATCTTTTTGATTTTTAATAGGATATGAAATTTCTCTTGCGAGATTTCTATTTTCCGAAGCAATAGTTTCAATATATTTAATTGTAAGGGCTGCTTGTCTAACAGTCTTAGAAACGACTAGAATTGGAGAACTTGGATAAAGAATTGCAATTGATGATAGAATAAATGCCATTTTCCATGTTTTCCCTAGCGAACGACTCTCTACATCATCTATAAATCGCGAATTTCCAACTTGCCTTGCTATTATAGATTGGAAAGGGAAAAATGTCACTGGTTTATCAGGATGTGAAAGGTATTCTGATATAAAAACATCTATATGACTTCTATAATACCAAATTTGCTTTTCAAGTTCTTCTACATTTGGTATTTCAGCTTGATGCACAACTAAATGACTCTCTGTTGAACTAGCGTTATGCCTACCAGCACCAGATTGCGTTGCCTGTTTCTTATGGGAAAAATTTAATGCCATTAGACATCTTCTCCCAAAGATGTTAATGTCCACCTAAAATCATTAATTATATTATCAATTTCATCAGGAGGAAATTCAATCTTCTTTCGTAGAAACCCTGTAGATTCCATACGTTTAATTAATTCGCCAAGGCTTCCAAAACCAACAGAGTCATTTTCAGTTCTGGTTTTCTCAGCAAATTTAGCACTTGTTGATAATTGGTCAAATATGTCCTTAAAATCCTTATATCGCTTATCAGAGCCTATTTTCCCGTTACACATTTCTGAAAAAGCCTTATCCATTGCAAGAGAGGCTTTACAAACCTTCTTTGCGTAATCTATATATGCAGCATTTTCAAGCTTAAAATCTCTTGCTAGTCCATTATAGTAATCCTCAAGGTAGTCTAACTCATTCTGAGTGTATAACCCACACCAAACCTTACTATAAATCTTTTTGCCAAATCCCAAACCTTTTGATGCTTCTATATCATCTAAATTAATTGTAGTTTGAGTTATTGAAATATCATTTTCTCTCGTTGTAAATTCTGCGTCTTCATTAGTTCCAGCGAACTCATAGAAACCTATCATATTCATTCTTCCAAAATAAATCTTTTTAACTTTATTCCAGTAAACTATATATTTATCGTCAACTTTAAGTTTTTCATATTCCATGTCAATGTCTAAATACTGCTTTGCTGTTTCATCAGCAGATATAAATAAATCTTCTCTGTACACTCGTTTATTAAGCCTGCAATATTCTTTTAACGAGTCAACATTAGTTATATAGTTATTAACACACTTCTTGCACCATAAATCCGCATAGAATTCCGATTTCCACTTACGATTCATATAAAAAAACTTGACTGCTGTTCTATTTCCGCATAGCGTACAAATTTTCATAAATGAATCAGAAATTGCTTCTTGCTTCTTACGTCCCATTTTTTCACCCTCTTAATCCTTTTAAAGCAAAAAAAATAAGCCTTTCGGCTTAATTTAAATTAATTTTATATATCATGCCCACGATTAATCTCGTTGACTTTGCCTTGCAGAATACCAATATTCGTATTCATTCCCTGCAAAAATGTTTCATTTAATTCTTTCTGTCCTATTAAGTAACCAAGTATGTAATGATAATTAAGTTCTTTATAAAGCAAATCATAAGCATCACTATACTTACAGAGAAAAAGCTTTTTTAAAAATTTTTCAATATAATCCTCTTTAATTCCATCAATATCTTCAACTTCAATACCTTCTGAGTCTTCGAGCTTTACAGCATGTATTGCCTTTTCGACTGCTTTTCTTTGTTCAGACGTTGTCTGAATGCAATCACTGCTTTCTTCTCTATCGTATAATAAGGCATAATAAGTCTTTTCAGTAACTTCAATATTATCAATATAATAAGCTTCGATAATATTTCCATCTTTCATACTTTCAGTTTTTTTAAATTCAGGAAAATTCATATTACCACCAACTTATATGTAATCATACTCAAACCTTAACCTGTATGTTAATAACATCTTTGTTATCGGTTATTCCTGTGAAGGAAGGGGGCTAGGCACTACAATTTGAAATCTTTTTTGATTAATTTGAAATCTTTTTTGATTTTTTGGCTTTTACACCTCTTAATAAAAAGTTGGTTTTCACCTCTTAATATTATAATTATTAAAGTCACCTAAATAGGTAATCCTGTATATAGAATTCTTCTATGCTTGTAGTTTTGCTGCATGTGCCTAATTTGAATTAGTAATATACCTTTTATAACTGTAGTTAAAGGACTATTTTAGAAGCGTTAACAGTAAATCAGTAAGACTGCTACTATTCTAAAAAACTTTTACAAAGAAACCCCTGATTCTACTCTTAGTTTCAAAGCCAGCACTTAGTCTAAAAACTCAACCGATTGTTCGGTATTACTTATAGCAAATTTAATTTCTTTACCTATGAATTGCATTAAATCAGAAAGGTTAAGAGTCTGAACTCCTGTTTTCTCATCTTCAACTGAAAAACTGCTCCCATCAACATTTATTAATGTACCAGAACCACAAATTTCAATTTTTTTATTATCCTTTTTTACAATTGCCATTATTTTTCTCCTTTAAATCCTTTTCCTTCATATTTAAATATGTAATAAAATTATTTAATATTTAAATATACAATTTTTTTATTCTTTATTTAAATATGTAAATTTATTGATTTTCTAAAACTTTAAGATGATTTAATTTTAGCGATGTATTTTTTAAACCCTTTCATCTTGCATACTTTACACAAACTGTGCAATCCGTTCCTGCCTGTTCTATTTGAAAAAAACCTAGATTTAAATGCAAGCTTTATTTCTCCACATTTCTTACACCTTTTAAACTTACCTTTTCTGATAAACGTATAATACCAATCCTCAAGCTCTAACTCGTATTGCCTGATAATCTTTTTTACAATAGTTTTTACCTTTTTTTTGATTTCTCTTCGGTTCTCGCCAAGTTCTCTTCCTATTTCAAATGTATTAAGCCCTTTATAGAGATAATTAAGTATTGTTACTTCATTTGTCTTCCAGCTAACCTTCTCAACCAAATTCCTTAAATCATATACCATACACCCAACATCACTAATAATACTGCCTTTACACTCAATCAAAGCTGTAACATGATGAATGTCATAGAAATCAAATTCTGAATAATCTGGCTGAGTACTATCCATCATAACATTTTTAAAATATATAGTTCCTTTTATTTTATCTTTACTTAAAATAGAATCCGTTTTTAAGTCTTTCATCATTACAATGTACTTACGCTGTAATGCTTTTTCCGATTTAAATTTTCTAAAGTTTTGAAGTTTTTTACTTAAAAAGCTTTTAAAATACTCATAATCAGCAACAGCAGGAATTTCTTTTATATCATCAGCAGTAATGCACTGTTCAATAGCCTTTTTATAATTCTTGCCAGAGTCTAAAAGAAAACTTAATTTAAATTCTTCATTAACGTTCTTATAAGTCATTTCTATAAGAGAATCTAGTGATAACTCTTTACCAAATCTGTTTTTAAGTTGATTTAAAGTATAAAAGTTGTATTCTGTTTTTTTAATCTTCGGAACATCATCAGCAAAAAGAATATAATTTGCCATAGCTTCTAAAGTCTTACAAACGTTGTTATTGCTACTTATCGTATCTTCCTTTGTGACATTGCAATTAAATTTCTCATCAAAATAAACCTCAAAATATTCATCCATGAATTTATTATCGCCAGATTGCCTTGTATAAAGCAATTTATCTGTTAATTCAACTCTTTCAACTTGAGGTAATGAAAAATCTAATTTCTCAATAAAATTATTTGTGTTTTTATTATTAATCTTGCCTTTAAAGCCATTTTGAACAAATGCCATTTATATTCTTTCCCCTAAAACTAACAAAAATGATGATATAGACGAACGTACAGGACAATGAAAGGAGGTACGAAATTTGTCCTGTACATCACAAAGAAAGGAAGTTTTCTTATACCACGATTTTATTATAACACTTTATTTTTTATTAGTCAATAACATTCTTTATTTTTTATTTGTTAAAAATTCTTCTAGGAACGTTTGTTTAACTTCTATGGTATTATTAGATATAGCCATGCCAATCGCTTTTTGCTCAACAATCAGAAATAGCTTGCTTTCAGCTCTTGTCATAAGAGTATAGACAAGATTTCTTTTTAAGTTTAAATAATGCGACATGTCCAATACACCCATAATTACTTTACTTTGACTACCTTGAGCAGAATGGCATGTAATAGCATAAGCTAAATCAAGCTTCTCATAAGGCTTCTTATATAAAATCAATTTATCTCCATAATCAACATAGATATGCTTATCATTAGTGATATATTTGATTACACCAAACTCACCATTAAAAACACCAGCAGAATAAGGTATTACATTGTAATACTCATCATACCAAACAGCGTTATAGTCATTCTTGGTGTGTTTTACTTTATCGCCTACTCTAAATATACACCTCTCAAGCACAACTTCTCTTTTGCCCTCTTCAGCAGGATTCGCTATGGCCTGAAGAACCTTATTTAAATTAATGACACCAGATAAGCCTTTTTTCATAGGACTTATAACCAGCATATCATCTATACTCCATTTTCCTAATGCAAGCTTATATAATATCATAAGTCTGTCTGGTATAGCTTCTTTCTCACTGAACCAAACCTTACAATCCTTCTTAACACCTAATTCTAATATTTCATCTTGGTATGTATAAAATTTCCGTCCATTCCTTACCTCTGTAGCAGCATATAATGTACCGCTATCCAAAGCTTGTCTAAATACATCAGTTAAAGCAATAACAGGCACATAACCACTGTTAATCACATCATTCAACACATTTCCAACAGCAATACTTTCTAACTGAGCAGTGTCACCAACCATTATAACAATACAATCATCTGGAACAGCCTTTAACAGCGAATAGAACAGGAATATATCTACCATACTTGCTTCATCAATAACCAGAACATCACATCTTAGCTTATTTTCTCTATTATGCACAAACTTGAAATTTTGCCACTTTAAAGCCCTGTGTATAGTCAAAGCTTCTCTGCTAGTAGCCTTTGAAAGCACTTTAGCAGCTTTAGCAGTAGGAGAAACTAAAAGCATCTCAATATCCCAATCGGAGTCAGCAAGCATACGTAAACACCCATTCAAAAGCGTTGTCTTTCCTGTACCCGCAAACCCTGTGAGAACAACAAAATTGTGTTTATTAACCGTATGAAATAACTCTTTTTGCTTAACAGTATAGCTTATTCCAAGAGACTCTTCTATTGCCTCAATTCTCTTAGATACCTCAGAATCCACGAATATAAGATTTCTGTCGTATTCATTTATTCTTTCAATTTCATCTGCTATACGCTCCTCACAGTACTTCAGCTTATTCATAGCAACCCGTTTATCATCAACAAAGAAAGTCTTATCCTCTAAATGAGCGTCTATATCATTAAAAGGTATCATAAGTTTCTGTATTACCTTGCTCTTTAAAATCTCTTTGTGCATCCAAGTATTACCAGCATACTCATTAAGCTCAAGTACATAGATTATTCCAGCATGTTTCCTTTCAGGACATTCATCTTTAAATCCAAGAGTCTTCGCTATATAATCAGCTTTTTTAAATCCAATGCCGTTTACTTCCTTATATAGAACATAAGGATTATTTAAAACCTTCTCAATAGCAACCTCAGAAGAACCATAGTTCTCAACTAGAGTTACTATCACATTATAAGACAATCCGTACTTCCCCAACTCAGCTAATGCCTTTATATATCTTTGACTTTCTATTACTTTAGCTTTTAATTGCTCATATTTCTTTTCTTTAATACCTTTAATCAGGCTATAATCAAATTCATCACTCATAATAGCAGTAATAGGAGCAGGATAGATAGCGACTATATTTAAGAATATGCTTTCAGTAACCAGTTCCCTTAACAGACATTGTTCATCCTCAAATGTATTATTCTGATTACTATAGATACTCCTAACCTTAAATTGCTCACCATAAGTGTCATTAAAAATGTGTTCTGCTTTACAGGCATAATTCTTCCCGGTAATTAACCGGGGCATATTACCCACAATAGTAACTTGGTTATAACAAACTGATTCATCTTCAAAAAATCCTTGTTCAATTTTCTCAGTGTCTAGGTCATTACAAGTATAAATACCATAATTACTCTCAGCATTATAGAATTTGCAATATACTGGTTCAAGCCTCAATTCGTATAATCCGTTATCATCAGCTACTTTGTTTTTCGTTATTTCAGGCTCATCACCTATAAATTTTAACATATATTTTTTCTCCTTTGTAATTTTATGGAATTCCCGTTTTTCAAAAGGTTACATTTTCGACCATCAATAAGATTGATTCTTAATTATTAAATAATACTTAATCTTATAGATGGTCAATAATGTAACCTTTTGAAAATATTTTTTTCTGTAACCTTGTTCTATCTAGCGATATACGTATTTGCATGTAGTTTTTCTCCCTTATAATCATATTTTTCATGTTCAATCATTACTAAACCCTTATTTTCCAATACTTTAAGCTTTTCTTTAACAGTCGTTCTTGACAATAATAATTCATTTCCTATGTTTTCTTGTCCCATCATAAGGACAGGGTATAATTTAAGTCTTAAATAGATAAGAAATCCTGTAATACCTAATTCTTCATCATTTATAATCTCGTAAAACTTCCTCATATCAAGCTTTATGGTATTTCTAACATCAAAGAACGTTCCCTCTGCATTATTCCTTTCAAATGCTTTTACTGGATATTTGACTTCATGCTTATTTGGAACTCCTTCAATCTTAAAATCTCCTTTAAATTCATCAACATAAACAAACTCATATGTTCCATTAAATTCATTTAACTCCTTTTTAACAGGGTAATTCGTTGTATTGCTGATATAGCCTATTTTTTCAATTAATCCATTCTTCTTGATTAAATAGTCTATCCTCTTATTATCCTTATTTAAGCCGAGAAGTGCCTTTAAATCGCTTTGAGTTATGATACCCTTACCATATGAGCATCTATAGTATAAAAACGATATAACGGCATAGTACGCCACTGCAAACGCATAATGTGTACTAGCTCTATACTGTATTCTTTTAAAATCTTCAAAAATTTCATTCGGAATGAAGAAATCAATCCTTTTGTCCGATTTGAACTCAAATGATACATCCATTTACTATCCTTATTCTCATTGATTCTTGGCTGTTTTTCACTGTTATTCATTGATTTTCACTTAAATCTCATTTAATTATAACACTTTATTTATTGTTTGTAAATCTATGTTTATATGTCCTGTTTTAACATTATAATTTTTATTATTTTTTGTAAAATAAATTACTTGATTATTTTATTTATTAACTATATATTAAATAAGGGTGAAGGTAATAAAAAATAAAAAGTATAAGGAGATTGAAAATATGAAAATAAAAAAAATTATTATGTCTTTAATGATTATCTGTGCATTATTTGTAGTAACAACAACATCTGCATTTGCAGAACCAGCAGTTCAACACTGGAATGAATCTTTAGCATTATATAATCTTGGATTGTTTAATGGGACAAGCTCTACTGAATATAGTCCTAATCTAACTGCTCCGTTGAACCGTACTGAAGGTGTAATATTTGTTATTAAATTATTTGGTAGACAACATCAGGTACATGACATCAGTTTAGCTGAAGTTAATAGTATTTTAGCTAGATTTCATGATGAAGATGAAATACCATCATGGGCAAGAAGTTATGTTGCATGGGCAGTTAAGGAAAAAATGATTATAGGAACTAACTTAACTGAATTCTCAGCTCTTAAGCCACTAAGTGGCAGTGCGTACTGTACAATGATTTTGAGGGAGTTAGGCTATCCTACAACAAGTTCAGGAGAATATAGCGCAGCACCACTTAAACTTGAAACAATAGGAGCGCCAGCAGATGCGACAACTAACGGAAGTAAAATCGTGAAATTTAATACACCTGAAATGCTTCGTGATGGAGCAGTAGGTATCGCTCTTAATGCTCTTAATGCTAAGTTTAAAAATAAAAAAGTTGTTGTTACTCCCGCTGAAGGAGATACCTCTGCAATCACACGCCCAATGTCATTATTGGAATATGAAGTAAATATGTCTGCATTTACAGCTAAAAAGGCTAAACAGGAACTTAAAAGCTTTAAAATAATTGATGCAGGTATTTGGGCATCACTTGGAGTTTGATTATCATAGCGCTTTTATAAAGCTCAATAACAAAATATTACCTACCCAAAAGAAAAAGCTATATATATAGCTTTTTCTTTATATAAAATACTGATTGCATAAATGAAAAATATTTAGTATAATAAAAATGAGATTTCGAATATTTTTTTTGAGGAACAATAATCCTCATTAATACAAAATAGGGGTATAATACCTCTATTTTGTATTGTACTTTTTATTTAAATTAAAACCTATAGAATCTTTTTTAATTTTTTTCAAATCTCTTCTGTTGAGTAATATGCAAATCCATACACCAACAGCTATCCCATTTATAAATGATATAAAAAAGGAAAATATTTTATAAGGGCTAATAAATGCCATTACCATAGAAAAAATAAGAAAAAACATTGATACTGAAAAACTAATCCAAAATTTATCTTTCATCTGCTCTTTCCTCTCTGCATTCTTTTATAAATCCTTCATAAGCATCTCCACTGTAAAAACAATCAGTACATTTCTTTTTTGTACACCAATCAATACAATCAAAGCACATGCGTATAGTATAAATACTATCATCCTTATATACTGAGCAATTATGCTTATCTCCTACTTTAATTGCTTTTAAACATCCATGACAAGTATAATCTTTCCTTGCCACAACATCCCTACTGCATATTGTATCAGTCATTTCTTCTCTCCTATACTGTTGTAGCATTCATCCATGAGGCATAAGTAAAATATTTAGCTATATCAGTATCGCTTGCCGAACTTACTGTCGAATCCGTCATATAAAGGTCATAAGTACTTGTGGTTGTCCAACTAGCAGAAGTTACTGTATAAGTAGGAATCGTTGTTGACATACCATTACTTGAACCCCATCTTGCTTCTGTAATTACACCATCAATTACATACCTATAATGTTTATGACCGCAATTAGGGCAATCTAGTGTATGTTGTCCGTTAAGCTCAACATCAATTTCAAATTGAACATATACTTTACAATTATGACACCATAGTTCTTGTTTTTAAATCATTTATTTTATCTCCTCACACATCAATCATTTCATTTGTAAATACAAACCCTGTTTCCAATACTTCATACCTGTACTTACAATCTGGATATCCGCAAAAATCAATCTCTTTTACTGTAACTTTTTTTCCTTTAAACTTAACCATTTCTTCATTAAAGTATTCTCCTCCGTATAATTCACCCTGTACTAAATCATTTTTTATTTTAATCTTCTGTCCCACATAATACATTGCACCATCTTTATTTCTAGGATTAATTGCTTTCTGCCGTTCCCTTCCTATCAATAAAGCTGAATAATAGCTAGTATTGCTAGATGGATATGGCACATACTGAATTTCAACATCCAATCCTTCATCCTGTAACAGTTTTATAGTTTCATTTAATTCTTTACTAAAATTAACCATGTTTCCATTCTGTATACATTTTGTTTTAATAATTTTTCGCATATATTGTCTATCTCCCTTTATTTAGAAGTTCTATATTTCTTTTCTACCTGTTTGATGCTTTTACAGTATGTACAACCAAAGCATCCACCCTCAAATTCCTTCCGTCCACAATCCACATCATCTATCCAACATTTATACTTTTCACACCATTCAATAAATGCCATTATGTTTGTACCTCTGTTTCACAGGTTCTTGCTATATCGCTATTTTCTAGTAGTACACTGAAATCCACTCCCAAAGCCTTACACATCCAATAGAAATGATATAAAGTAGGTAATCTTGTACAGGATTCATATTGTGATAGTGTAACTGCTGAAAAGTGTGCTATCTTTGCAAATTCAGAAGAATTTAATCTTTTCCATTCCCGTAAAGTCTTAATTCTTTCTCCAATTTTCATTCATCAACCTCCCCTAATGCCTCATATCCCTGTTCGCACCAATGACAGTTTTTGCATCTGTCAAGCGGTTCGTTATTATTACAATAATACGTACACCAGTCACTATTACGCTCTTTTGTGTAACACATAGGTTTCCATTCTTTTAGCTTGTCCTGCTTCTCTTTGACCTTGTCAAACTCTGTGTATAGGTGTTCGGCTGTTTCTATGAGGTCTAATCCATTTGGAGTTTTTGTATTTGGAGGTAATGCAATTTCGCAATTATCGCAATTTGAGGCAATTTGATTTGCTATACAAATCCAACATCTTTTTGCTTTTTCAATTTGCTCTTTATTCAGTATCATACGGTTCATCCCATTCCTTTAAGTAATTTATCATCTATAAATCTGAGTATCTTCTGTATGCTCTCATGATGTTCTATGTACTCAGGGCAAGTGGAACTTGGTATATCCTGCATCCATACCTCATACCTTAACTCTTTAATTACCTCAATTAATCTCGCTTTCTTCTGTTCAAGCCTTTTTATTTCATCCGTGTAATCTCTTAAATAATCAGCACAATCTACACATAACACTTCACCCTCTATTGCACTATCCTCAGTATTGCAACATACGCATCTGTCAGACATCTTTACCTCCTTTTAATCCTTCAAAAAATGTGTCATATCATTTATCGCAAATGTCATATTTGCTTCTTTGTCAATGTCAAAGCATTCCATAAGCCACTGTTCCTCAGTGTGAAACTCTGTACTTCCCCAATAAACCCTTATTGGAATTACATTCCGAACAGAAAACTGTTTCTTATAATTCTTATATACAAACTTTAGCGGTATTTGTTGAGCCATTTTTTCTTTCCACCATTTCCTTTATAGTCACAATCCGAATCTCTCTACAATTCTTTAAACGCAAATTCACAACTCGTTCCGAATTCCACCAAGCTTCACAACCATAAACATAGTTACCATCTTCTAGCTGTACAGCGTAATGAGATAGCCCATGCTCTTTATAATAATCTAAGGGATTACCTCTAACACCTTCATATTCAACTTTAATTTTTCCCTTATAAATTCCACGTCCATATATTTCTGCTACTCTATTTTTTATTTGCGCTACTGCTATTACTCTTCCATTAGCTTTTATCATTACTTTTCTCCTCTATTGGTGCTTTTGAACATTTCTTGCAAATATAACTGGTTCTATTTAAAACCATAAAAACATCCCTCTTGTTCTTAAGCTTCTTACCACAATCAGCACATTCCATGTCTGCTAACTCAAAGCTACACGCAATCCCTCTTTTTTTCTTAATGACAGCTTGCGTTCTAGGCCATGAAACATCTGCATACGCACAGTAATTAGTTGGCTCAGTAGAAGAGGTTGTACGTAAAAATATTGCTAGACTTCTTGATATTCCAGCACTATATCTATAATACTTACAAACTTGACAACTCATAATACCTCCTCCTCATATGGCCTTGTAGTTAATATTTTTTATTAACCGAAATCAATAATACCATCAGGGTAATCTATCCAAAACTGTTTAATACTTGCTATTTGTTCTTGTGTGAGCTTATAATACCTACATCTTAACCATCTTCTTAATTGTCTAAAATTAACTAAAACCTTTGTAGGATAATTTTTTATTCTGAATACATCATGATAATCATAAGTAACTTCGTAATAATTATTATTAAACTTCATAGTTAATCCATCAAAACCATAACCTAGTTTTATCCATTTAAAGCACAATGGATTATTAATAGAGGCTTTAATTGTATCATATTCATATTCAGTTAATAAATCGCTAATATCTTCATCGTAATAGTATTCATTAACATGTTGCAAGGCTTTAATTCTTCTTGTTTTTATTTCTTCGTTTGGTATTAATCTATAAAACCAAGTATGACAACCCATAATATCTCCTTTAAATGTGATTCTAACTGCATTATTAATGCCAAATAATGTGTTCTCGTTCACATTCTGGACAGTTAATATAAATCTCATAACCCTCTATTGGCAATCTTCTTTTCTCGTATGAATATAAAATCTTCCGAACGCTCTTATAAGCAGTGCCACTAAATATATGATTGCAGTGTTTGCATTTATATAAGTTTATCTTAAGCAAGTCATTGGTGAGGATTCTTCTACTTGAACGCAACCTAATAGAGCTGTAAACCATCAACGCAATCATAATAATCATAAGTATTATTAAAAGTATTGGAAACATAAATGTAAATATTTTCAAGACTTCACTTTCATTCATATACTTGCCTCCTTTAAATCAAGCTCAAACAGGTGAAAACAATGTTGATGTATATTAACATAATTTTCCTCTGGGGGCAATATCATCCCAATATTAACATCTTTGGGCATAAGCTCATATCTTACCTGTTTAATTTCCTCCCATGTAGGATTACGCTCTTTATGAGAAATGCTTAAGTGCCATCCAACAGGTTCATAACCGCATAGGATAGAACAACCAGTATCAGTTGTAAAACATTTGCATTGTTCAAACAAATCACCCGTTTCTGTTATTTTCATTTTTTCTCCTTTCTCTCATTACCATATCGTATTTGGCTTTAGCAGCCTTTCTGTTTGAAATTATAAGCCTTTGAATCTCAATCTCTTTTCCGCATTTCTCACAGTAAGCTTGTTCACCAAAATAATTAACCTCAAGACCATTAATTTTTTTTGAGTAAATATCTGCTACTGATTTTGCATTAACTGTCTGCTCGCAACTGTAACAAAATACATCTATAAAAGTCATAGTATCACTCCCATATACAAATCATTTCATCGAACAACTCATGTTTCTTGTGTATTCTTGATATTAACCAATCAGCCTTTACTATCCTGTGGTACGTCCTTAATATAGGTTTCTTACGATGTGTGAACTCATGTCCAATAAATATATATTTTTTACATTTTTCTATAATTTTCTCTTCCCTTATTCCTACCTCATTACCTTCCTCAAAGTGGCGTTTAGGGTTATATTTATGTGTTACCCATGCTCCTATAACGATGTCGGGTTTGTAGTGATAAACGGCCTCTTCCGCTTCATAACGCTCTACATTCACACCATACTTTATTGTTGGTTGTTGCATTGCTTCATAAAGCCTCTTATACTTTAAGTCTGCCTGTTGAAGAGTGTCTGTAGCAGTGATGTTTAAAGCTTTTGCCATTACACCATTACCAGAACCTATCTCTATTGCTTTTGCTTGTCCAATTTCTTCTTGTAGAAACCAGATTAACTCAAGCGTAGGTAAATTATAAATTGCGTTTATCAAGCAGAAAAGCTGTAAGTCATTAGACGAAACATCTTTGTAATAGCTTGATGGCATAATCTTTAGCCCGTCAGGGGTTAACAAATCTTTTGTCAGGTATGTAATGTCTGTACTTTGTAGTATTTCCACTCCTTGTGTTTTTAGTGCATTTGAATTTAACATTTCATATCTCCTTTAGCTTGTTAGATATATTAAATATTAACTTATATGCGTATAATAGTCAAGCTGTAATTCGACATATGATTTACTATAATTTGGAGTATTGAACATTATGTAAACCAAATGTATAATCAAATTATTCTTGAGATTTTTAACTGTTTTGTCTGATGAACTTTATGTTCATGAACTTTATGTTCATGAACTTTATGTTCATGATGTTCATGTTCATGAACTTTATGTTCATGATGTTCATGTTCATGAACTTTATGTTCATGATGTTCATGTAGCCCTCCTTTGGAGAGATTACCAGTTTATTTAACATTTATGTTAAATACTGTTAACTCTCTTTTTTTATATATTTGTCAGTCCATAACCCCGACCTTAGTTTTTGAGGTAACATATGTTCATCATAAATCTCATCTGGCTCTAAGGGTATTAACCTCTGGTCTTTACAGACGTTAATAAATATGCCCATCCTATTGTCCCAATCTTCTTTTGTCTTAAGCTCTGTTTTCTCAAATCTAGGCCAGTACTGTATGTACTTCTGTATGATGTCTGTTGCTACTTCCTTTCGCAGTTTATTTAATCCTGCTTTATATATCTTGGCTTGAACAACGGATTCAATCTCTGTCTGCAATTCATTCTCTATGGGTATAATAGGAATCTGTTCAGGGAAAGAAGGTTTTTTTAATTCTTCAACAACAACAGGTTTTGGTTCTTCTGGTTTTGGTTTTAATTCCTCTGTATGGTATGGAGTAGAGTCTGAGTGTGTTGTTGTTGTTATTAAAGAATCTTTCTTTTTATTAATATTAGTATTATTTGTACTCCCAAATGGAGATTCTTGTTTCTCCTTTTGGGAGATTCTAGTTTCTCCATTTGGGAGATGCAAGTTCCTCCCATTTGGAGAAACTGATGTATTTTCAGTACTTGCAAGTCTTTTTTTTGCTTTTTCAATGCTCTTACCTTCAATCTCTTTTATCTTTTCTTTACCTTTTTTTATAAGAGATAAAAGCAGTTCATCAGTTGCAATAATTTTAAAATGTCTTTTAGCTGGAATGAGTTTTAATTTCATTTGGATTAAGCCCTCGGACTTAAGTTTACTAATACCTGTCTTTTGTGGCTTTTCTCCAAGTCCAGTTGCACAGTGCAAATCATCAATCGTATTATAGAAAAAACCTTCATCATCTAGTTGTTCCTTGTTTTCAAAGTATTTATGTCTTGATAATAACTCACAAAATAATACTGCTTCATCTAATCCTATTGCTAGTATTAGGTATTTATTTACATTTATGCTACTCCCTTGGTGTAGTAAATCAATTAACAGCATAATTTTCGCTCTCCTTTTTCGTTTATAATAATCTTTCTTTTAAAAGTTTAAATTTTGTCTTGACATCCTATAGCTCGTTTTATATAATAGGTGTAACACATAGCCTGTTAACACATAGTGCTTGTGTCAAAACAAAATCTTATTTAACTTTTAAAAAAACCCTTGGGCTGGAAACTGTAGGGGTTTTTTGCCGTTTAAATAAAATTTAAAAGCAATATTAGAATATATATAATATTAGATTGTGTCAAGCTTTTCGGATAAAGATGATTTTATAGGATAAATTTACAATAGGAATGAGTCTATTGACTCTTTTATGTTTTGAATTAAAACCTTTACAGTGTGAGGGATTTGAGTTAAGATGAATGAAGTGTTTTACTGAACGCTCCTTGGCATAGATGCAATATAGGAAACTCTTAGATTAAATTCTAGGAGTTTTTCTATATAGGTGTTCCCGTCGTAACGCCAATATTTTAATTTGACATATGGCAGAAAATAAAGTAATGTATATTTGATTTAAAACAAACATATAACAGCTTAATTTTAGAGGCTCAGTATTTAAAATGCTGAGTTAATTTTTTATTAATTTTAGATTAATTCTTGACAGGATGCAAAACTTTATATAAAGTCTCCTTAACCTTTGAATTGCTTTAGTATTAAACCGATTAACTCAAAAAGGAATTGTGTAAGTACCTCCCAGTGTGTTCACAATTCTTTTTTGATTCAAGTGATTGACAGAACAGAACGAATAGAATATAATAAGTGTGTACATTTTTTCTTTAGTAGTTGGTATAAATTTAGCTTAAAGTTTTTAAATCCACGGTTATTCATGCAAAAAAAGCTCTTCTAGGTGTGGGGCTTTTTTTTGTATGTTTTTTTAACGTTTGTGTTGACAAGCATTTAACAGTGAAATAAAATGTGCATAATTCTTTTTTAGTATTGCTCAGATTTCAGCTCGGCAACACATATTCTTTTAGGACGAGAACTCTGTATGAGTTCTTTTTTTTGCTTGCGAAGCAAGGTGAAGTAAGGTTTATGTAAGGTTGGATTGAGTTTAAGAAAGTTTAAATATTTTTATTCCAATCGGGTATAATATAATTGCCAACGAAAACTTTCTTGCTTTAGTTGAAACAGAAGTACTTATTGAGCTTGAGACTTGTCAGTATTGATAAGTCTCTTGCCTTAACCCTTACCACCTTTATAGACTTGAAACGTGCGTTTAAAAGGACTTTTTTCATTAGGGGTATAACTAGAGGGGTTTATGTCTTTAAGCTCTGGAATGGATGATAGAAGCTCAAGAATGCCATTATAAAACATATCAATCTCTTCTTTGCAGTATTCATAATCATCTTTAGCAAATTGAGTTTTTTGAGTTAAAGGTTTGTTTTGGGTTTCATTGCATACATTAGCATACTTAGAAATAGTCTCAAATAAGAACATGAGTGTACTGTAGTCTTTAGTAAATCCTGCTTTGAATAACTCTGAAATTATAGATAATGAAATCTCAATCTCCATTTTTTCTTCTTTCACTTGCAGATATAAGGCTTATCATGAATGCCAATCCATTGTTTAAAAGCTTCAACAGAAGAGAGGAATTCTGTGTCTTGGAGTATGTTGATTATGGAGAAAAAGTTTTCCGATGCAGTACAACCCCCCTCTCTTTCTCCGATGTATATGAGTTTACAGAGAGGATTAAGAGAACGCATTTTGAGTAAGCAATGATATAGAGTATCATTCATATCAGGCCAAGAGCATATGAGAAAACTGCATTTATGAATGTATTGGGTTATGGCTGAGAGAGCATCTATTTCTTCTATGCGTAACCAAGGTTTCCATCGATGGTTTACCCAAGAGTTATTATCAGTAGGGATGATATTAACGTCATAGAGTTTAAGTGAATGAGAAAGAGCACCGTTACCAGACATTATTTCTAGGATTAATGGGTATTCAGGGATTAAGTGTGAGTTAATATATGCTGCTAGGGGTTTAATCCAATCTCTTGAAAGGAGAGTAAAACCAAGATTTTCTATGAATTGAGTTCTGTACTTTAGCATATTAAAGTTATTAGAGAAATAATCAGGGAATGAATTGGGAATTTTCTGGTATATTGTGGAATGCAATAAATTGATTATTTCTGCTCTTTCTTCTGTTAGTGGGTTAAAGTTAAAATCAAACATTTGAACTCTCCTTTGGGTTATGAATTAACGAATGAATTATAACAGTTTTAACTTGCGTTAGCAATGAATTATTCCCCGTAGGGGTTAATGAGGGTTTTAAGGTTTTAGAAAGAAGAAAAAAAAGAATGCTTTCCTCTGGAACAGAGGTTTATGTATTCTTCGGAACGAAGGTTAAATTTTCCCGAAGGGGTTAAAGGTTTTAGAAAGAAAAAAGAAAAGAAAAGAAAAAAAGAGAAAAAAAGAAAAAAAAAGAAAATGCTTTTAGAAAAAAATGCTTTTAGAAAAAGAATGCTTTCCTCTGGAACAGAGGTTTACAAGGTTTTAGGTTTTAGAAAAGAAAAGAAAAGAAAAGAAAAGAAAAAAATGCTTTATTTAGAGAGTTTTAGGGTTAAAAAATAAGGTTGAAAAATCAATAACCTTTGGGAACAAATTAAAAAATAAATAATCAATAACCTTTGGGAAATGGGGTGGAACATGCAGCTTCGCTGTATGGAATTATTATTGAAACGTAAAGTAACCCCCTACCCTACAACGTAGTTATATCAGTACTTTCAGACTTTTGTTATATATAACATGACATTATATTTATACCTCTTATTCAATTCTATCAAACATAGTGATATAGCATGTTACAAGTTTTTTAATACTTTGTATTGTACTAATACAATAAAATCAATTTATTAGCGCGTTATAAACTCATAACATAGCTATATTGCTATATATTACTAAATTTTAACGCATAAAAGATAAGAGTGTCAAATAGCATGTTTTAAAACCGCTTTCAGCGCTAATTTAACCTTGCTACGCAAGTAATATAAACCTTTTAAACCTATTACCTTAAACCTATTAACCTTTTAACCTTTTAACCTCTTAAACCTCACTACGTGAGCATTATAACCTTATTCGCTTATTTTAACCTTTTTAACCTTCATTTGAGATACATTTAACATTTTAACCTTTTTAACGTATTTAAATATAATCCTTTTCTTTTTTATATTTAAATATACCTTAAATCTACTGTATTTTTAAATATATCGCATGTTTAAGCATATATTTAAATATACCATAAAAAAATAGCGTATTTAAATATAACGCTTAAATATTTTATATTTAAATATAATACCTTTTCACAGCATATTTAAATATATAACCCACTAATATTATCATATTTAAATATCAAATTTTTTTAAATCGTATTTAAATATCACCTTAAATATTAATCTCTCATACCTCATATTTAAATATAATACTTTAATCATATATATTCAAATACCCCTATTTTCTAAAGTATATTTAAATACATCATTAAAAATCTAAATATTTAAATACGTTATATTTTTTTGTCATATTTTAATATGACATTTATTCTTTCATCCTTCTTATTTCCCTTTTATAAAATCCTTAAACACTACATAACACTACAATACATAACACTACAATTACTACATCACTATTAAACACTACATTACAGCACTACATAAAAACACTTCTTTCATACCTTCTTAAACCTTTAAACCTTCTAGCACTACATAACACTACAATACAACTTAACTATATCCTTCTATCTCTATCTATTACTATCTTTCAGCACTACACAAAATAAACCTCTTAAAATCCCTCATATTGCCTCTAATACCTATTACCCCATACCATACCAGTTAAACTCTAATACAATACAAATACATAGCAATACACTGCAATACACTGCATATAATACCGATATTCTATCTCATACCATACCATAACAAAAACACGATTCGTAAATAAAGGCCGATTCCTTCGATTTCTAGCCCTTTTTATTTTTACCCTATCCTGTTAAATAAATCATAAAAAAATCGAAACTACATAGTACGACGTTCCAAAAAACACTATTTTAAAACGTATAACTATTAACAATATGCGTTATACGTATATCAGTATTACAGCTCATTGTATAATCCAATACCCTATATCAGGAATATACTTGTCTATACCTATGATATCCTATACAGCTATACAGCACAAAATGAGCACAAAAAAACACTATGCAATATAACATAGTGTTTTTAATACTTTCAAGCTTTAATGTACCTTATTTACTTTGTATTGCAGTATTTCAAGTTCTGCATAACCTTCATTATATAGATATTGCTGAATAAAAACATTTCTTATTGCCTCAAAGTCCATTGAACTGCTGGAATACTTAATAAAATCCTCCATAGTGCAGTTATTGTCTAAAAAATCTCTAACTGACATATTTCCTTTACTACTCATAAAAGCTTTTAACCAGCCCAAAATATTTCTTTTCTTACTATTAGTGCTTTTCATTATACATTACCTCCTTCAAATTCAGCTATATGTTCATTTGCTAACTTGTCAACGTCTGGAATACAGTCAACGCAAGGCTTGAAACCATCATCTAAATTATTTTGTGTGTCAATCTGTGTTATATACAGTGATTGAAGCATATTGATTTTTTCTAAATCGCTATATTGCTTTATTTCAAACACATGAATACCTTGCATTACCTCAAAATAGGGCTTTTTAAGTAAACTACTACAAAGCGTCAAAAATCCATCAAATATTTTTAATTCTTCGAAGTTAGTCATACCACCATATTGAAAGTGTATAACACCGTTATAATTCACTAATAGCCCGTTAATGCTGTCAATATTAATTTTATACACTGTGTTATAACTGTTATACACTTGTAAAGCTTTTAAAGTATTCAGTAAACAAGCATCGTCCATTGATTTAAAGTCAATCAAAAGCTTAAATTTAGCATTATGTGGCTGGTCAAAAACCTCAACACTAACATATATTTGACTTGTAGGATATAAAATGCTTGTAAATGCAGTAAAATCCACGTTTTCGGTATATTTAAAGCTTGTAGCCCTATAATAACCAGTGTATTCCGTCATACTATCCCTATGAAAATAGCACATACGTTCATTTTTACCTGTTTTAATCTTAAATACCCTATTATTACAAGCTTTCAGAGTTTCCATTACTGCATTTTTTACTTGATTCCATGTCATTTTTAAATTATTCATATTCTATAACCTCCTGTTATATACTATTCACAGGATTTTAAACCCGTTACGCCTATTGTTTACTATGTTTTATAAAATTAAAATTCTAAACATCACTGTTATCAATTGTTTTACTATCTTCAATAGCCTTTAATACTCTGTTAACTCAATTTTAAATTTTTTCATTGTAACCTCCTATTTTCGGCATTTTCAGCCAATACTCTTTATTTTTTATTCGTTAATAAATATTCTAAATTAGTGTTTACAGTACGTTCAAGGTATTTATACCCTTCAAACGTGCTTAATAACTGGATTATTAATAATCTATTGTTAACGCGTCCTACGCAATACAGGAAATTGTCTTTTTGCAACTCCTGTTTATTAGAAAAATCAATAGTTTCAAGCTGTTTTCTAAAGGAATAATCCCAATATAACTCAGGTTTAGGGAAATATTTTAAGTTTAAAATCAACTCAATGCTTTGCAATATATATTGCAAATGACCTATTCCATAAGGCCAAATTACTGACTTGCAAGTAATTTTATTTGTAAAAATAAACTTATTAGTACCTTTTAACATTGTATCACCTTTAAAACCATCTAATTTAAAGCGTTTAAAGCTTTTATTTATTATTTTATTCATTTTTATCCTCATTTCTTTTTATTTATCAAACGCACTATTATCAATAGCCGGAGGGCTTACGCCCTCCTCAAACCCTCTTAACTAGCCCTATTCTGGCAAGTTAAACATTTTCAGATACTTTGAAAGTATCTTGACGCCTGTTATTTCAGCCTTATGCTTTATTTTTTCACTTGTGCCAATGTAGTGATTCAGGTAATTTTTTTGTATTATTTCAGCCATAAAACCCGCGAAGCGCACTAATTCAAAGTATTGCTCGGCACTTGTCCATTTACAAAGCCTGATTTCAAGCCACTCGTCATGCAAAACATTGATGAAAAGCTTTTTATCACTACAATTACAATCAATTGTATTACCCCTGTCAATAAAAGGATAACAAGCATAATAGCAAAAATACCTTCCAAACACTCTTATGGTGCTTGATTGATGTGTTTTTAAGTAATACGCTAATGGGTAAAACAAAGTCTTGTAAAACCTTGTGATGGCGGTTATTTCAGCCCTTGTCCACTGTCTTAAACTTACATTTAAGTGACTTCCACAAGCATCACCTACCTGTAACCCAATGTTATCAGCCGTTCTAAAAAACTTCATAAGTCCATGCGTGTTTTTGTATAGTGGACTCTTCCATTCGATGAAAACACTGTCATCACGTGACGGCATCCACTTATGAGCAATTAAAACGTTGACGCCAGCAGGTCGTGAGTCCATTTCCCACTCGAAACCGTATTGAATACTGCGTTTGTTATCATTATGTGATTTTTCGCGATTCGTTGTGCCATACGAAAACTGTCTGTTATAGCATGATTCGCATAAATAAAAGTAACCTTTTGCCGGGTCTTTTATTTTCCTTAATTCCCCTACGTGTGCTTCTACATCACAATTTAAACCTTTACATTTTGCTTTTTTCATTTCTAAATCCACCTTTTAAATATAGTCAAATGAGCTAATTTCTAGGCGTTAACTCACTTGCTACGTCTATTTTATACGTTATAGCGCTATACTGTCAATACAGCAGACACAAAGCACAAAGCAAAAAGCAAAACAAAAAAATTTAATGCTTTAATTGGAAGGAAAAATTTTAAAAAAGCACTATTTACAATTCATGTCAAAAAAATAAATTGCATATTTAAATATAAAATTTTTTATTTCCCACCTAAAAAAATACCGTATTTAAATATAAATCCTTTTAAACCGTACTTTTGATACATCAAAACTTTATAATTTAAACCATAAATCTTTAAAATGCCTTAAAATTTAAGCTTAAAAAAATAGCGTATTTAAATATGAGATTTTTTTAAAACGATAAATATTTATCGAAATAATAACAATATTTATCGAATAACATTAAAAAAAATTCCATTCTTCTTATAAACGGCACAAACTTTTTTTAAAAACAAAAGTTTAACCAGATTTTAAAAAACACTTAAAACTTTACATTTCACAAAAAAAGCATATTTAAATATAACACTTAATTACCATGTATTAAAAGATAATGAAAACACTTGTATATATATCAAATTCATGTTATGATTCTTTCAAATTCAATTGAAATGAGGATTCTAGCATGTTAATTTTATTATTTATACTTTACATCATAGCACTAACTTTTATACCTTTTACACTGCAAAAAAACTCAATACAGCATATTCAAACCTTTACATCCTTTAAGCTGTGTAATACTAGGATTCATAGCTTAATTTTAATGGCATCTCCTGAATCCTTCATTTTAGCTCATTCAAAAATCCATTAATTCAAGCCACAAAAACAGAAAAAAAATCGAAAAAAAATTCGGGAAAAAATCCTGAATTTTTTTTGAAAAAATTTTCTCCTATCTACAACTCCTGATAAAAATTTTCCGCTCACCATTTTTCCCTCTAAAGATTGCAAAATTGAAAAGTCGGGTAAAATTTCCCCTAAAGAACCAAATCCGAAAACCACTTGAAAAAATTGCATATTTAAATATAAAACAAATTTAAAATATATTTAAATATGAGCCTTTAAACAGAACAAAAAAAGAAGGCTTTCGCCTTCAATCCAACATACACCATTTCAAAACTTCATCATCATATATATCCTTCGTTGCTTTATCATTAACCTCATTAACCGTTGCTAGTATCCATTGATTACTCCATGACCTGTTTAAATTCCTTAGTAATATCCTGTTAACCTTATTCGCCTTAACTAGCTCAATAAGCCATATTTCCCCGTTCTCGTCTCTCCCCTTCATCAAATAGTCACGACTAACACTGTCATATATAACGCCCCTCGTTATCATTTGTTTAATGCTCTTATGCTTTATGCTTTTTCCTTGTCCATATACACCACAAACATTTACCACCAGAACACCAAGCACCAGAACACCCACAATAAACCTTTTAAATTTCATATTCTACCTCTTCTACCTCCCAATTAAAATCAATCTCTTTCCATTTTCCTATTCCATCATATGGCCTTAATACGCTTCTATAGCTATTCCATACGTAGAAAAACAACTGACTTGAAAAGAATCCGCTAAACTTCATTTTTATTGATTCTCTCTTATACATGCCCCTATTCGGACTTTTAGAGGAATAACCTTCTAATCCGTCAATGTCCTTCAATTCATTTGCGTTCACTCTGTATATTTCCCCTTCTATCTTGTCCGTTCCTTTTCCTAGTACAATAGCCGGAAAACCACCTGACCCGACATTAAAAAGCTTATACCCCTCTAATGTATAATCTTTCACATATTCAGCATTCTCTAAGTATCTGTCGTTCCTGCCACCCTTCATTAACGTTCCGTACACAAACACATAAAAATATTTCATTTTCTTTCCCTCCATTAAATCATATTTAATCTATTTTACACTATATAACCCTATTATTCAAGCTATTTATCCCAAATTTATTAAAAACTTTAAGTTAATATTTAAATACAACTTAAAAACTTATTATATTTAAATACGCAATATTTTGATTTTTGAAGGAGGTTTTTGAAAGAGGATTCTGAAACTGGTTTTAAAAACTGGTATTTAAATATAGGATTTTAAAACATGGTTTTTAAATATGATTTTAAAAAAATGCCGTATTTAAATATACAGTGTAGCTCTTTTATATTTAAATACGCAATAAAAACACACTGTATTTAAATACATGAACACCAAGCATTATATTTAAATATTCCCACAAAAAGCATTATATTTAAATATCATTGAGCTACGTTATATATTTAAATATTCAATAAAATTTATTAATATTTAAATACGCTTTATTTTTACTCTGTATTTAAATATAATGCTTTCCCTGACATATATTTAAATACCATTTAAAATATTTTCATATTCAAACATCATTTAAAAAAATCCCATATTTAAATATAATCCCTTTTTAAAAGCATAAAAAAAAGAGTAATAACTTTTCAGTTCACCACTCAATTTAATTTATGCTTTTATGAGCCGGAAACAACCTTTTTTACTTCTTTTCTTGTTCCCTCTTATACTTTGCCCTTGACAAATCTATCATGCCTAAACTGTCAAATTCGTTTAAATAGCGTCCAGTTTCAACACACAAGACTTTATGTTGACGACACAAATCTTCAATTAAACCGATAGCAACTTGATTATCTATGTTGTATGTTATCCCTTCCCACTTTTTACCGTCACGGGAATAATCGACTCCGTGTTCAAAGCTGTAAAAATGGCCTATCACTTCGCCTTTATGTCCTGTATTATGTTCTGAAATCACGTCAAAACCTCTTTGAATTTCAAAATGAAATCCAACAGAATTAAAAATCAGTTCGCCCGGTGTTGTATGAAGACAATTATCTTCATTCAATTTTTTGTATGACTCCAAACAAACAACCTCTTGACCATTGATTATCATATTAATTATTTTGATTAGCAATTCACACTGCCATGATTCACAATGTCCTATTTCCCCATTTATGTATTTATATGTCGTTCCCTTGTCGTTGCTATACTCAACCCCTGATATGTGAGTTCTGAACAAAATTGACGTTCCCAAAACTTCATATGTATGACCCGCGTTGTCCATGTCAAAAATAATTTTACCGTAATTCTTTTTAGTGTTCATCTTATACACTCCTTTATATTAATTTAAATTAATCTTATATTATACGTCATGCAAAGTCAATATAAAAACAGCTTTAAACATGCGATATTTCAATAAAAATCATATATTTAAATATGGATTATTTTAATCTAAAAGCTCTTCATATTTAAATACATTATATTTTTTTCAAAAAGCCCCTCATATTTAAATATGGATTATTTTTTGCTCATATTTAAATATAATGAGCTTTAACATAAAAATCTCATATTTAAATATGACAATATCCAAGCATAAAAAAAAGGGCTTTTGCCCTTCTTTTAACTTGCATTATATATTCTCGAACCATATTTTGCTCGAACTTCCTCTTGTGGAATCGCTCGTCCTTTAAATTTTTTCTTGTCGTTGTCCGGCCTCTTGTACCATTTCCCTTTTTGACTTGACCAAAATAACCCTAGTTCCCGTAATTTTAATCTAATTTCCTTCGTTCCTTCTCCATATACCCATAACCACGACCCGCACTGTTCAATTGTTACCTTTTCATACGTATTGATTTGATTAATAATTTCACTATACATTTTTTTACCCTCCATTAGTTCATATTTTTTCAATCTGTTTAACATAACCCTTTTCGTACCAGCTTAAACGCGATATATCATTTAATAATTTTCCTGCAACTGATGCAGGAGTTCCCGCTTTTCTTACCTCTAAATTCAATTCTTTTGCATGTTCTTCCGCTTTTTTAGTCCATGCCCATATGAATCCTTCATCGCATATTTTATTCATTTCTTTTCCCTTTCACCAGCTTTGAGTCTGCCATAACATCCATTGTTCAAAATCTACGTTTTCCAGTACTCCATTTTCAACATGTTGTTCGTATTCTGTTAAATAGTTTTGTGCCTCCTCACCTTGCATAAAATATTCATCGTCAATACCTCTAGTAATTGCAATATACGGTAAACCCTCGTTAACTTCAATTTCTTGTCCTGCTTGTATAGCGGTTTCATAAGTCCATAAAATGTCGTTTTCAAGCTTAGTTCTTATTTGTTCTCTTGTCATTTCCATGTTTTAAACCTCCTATTCGACTTTATTTAAATTTAATTTAATTATATTATAAACCTCATTATACGTCAATAAATATTTTATTACATAAAAACATATTTAAATATTGCAATAAAATAATTCATATTTAAATATTAAAACTTAACAGCAGCAGCATCGAGAAAATAAATCATAATATTTAAATACGAGTAAAAAAAATAGCATATTTAAATATTATAATTTATTTGTGATGTCGTGCAATACAGATAAAACCTCATATTTAAATACATTATTTTATTTTAAGTGCAGCAACTTTCGCCTGAGATTAAAAATTCATATTTAAATATGCAATAAAAAAATGTCATATTTAAATACGCAATAAATCAGTAAGAAAAATAGCATATTTAAATATGAAACTCTCTGGGTAGTACTCCACGCGTACGCGCGCGGATGCGCGGTTAAAAACCGCTTTTATTTTTTTAAAAAATATAGCTTGAATTTTTAAATGTTATTGTATATAATTGACACAAAGAATAAAAAATAAAGAGGTGAGAAAAAATGAAAATATTAACTCAATACGGGGTTAAACTCGTCAAAGAAGTATCTAAAAAATACGAATTGCCCACAAAAAGCGCTTCGAGTAGTGCGGAATCAGCTAGAATTATTGAAACCGTACTTAATTTATCGGATTCAACAGTAGAAAAATTCGGTATATTGTGCTTGGATAGTGCGAATACAGTTATTGGAATACACTTAGTCGGAGTAGGAGATACAAACCAGTGTGTTGTCGATTTAAAAGGAATATTTCAAAGAATTATATTGAACAATGCCACAAAATTTATTGCTTTTCATAATCATCCTGCCGGATGCCAAGAATCCCAAGCTGATAAAAATCTCAATGAAAGACTTGTAAAAGCTTCAGAGATAATGGGGATTCAGTACTTAGACCATATTATTATCCAAGACGAAAAAAGCTATTTAAGCTTTAGGGAAAAAGGGTTAATGTAAAAAAGGAGGAAAACAAAATGACACAAGAACAAAAAATGAGTATTGCAAATACTGCAATCAATCAACTAGCAGAAAGCACGGGGAAATTAATAGCCATGACAGGAGCAAACACATTTATAATCGGTAACAACGGGGAAATAACTTTTAAATTTAAAATGTGCCGTAAAGCTAATTACTGCCGTATTAAACTAAACGGAAAAGATTTATATGACATGGAATTCTTGAAAATTACCCCAAAGTTTAGTAAGACTATAAAAGTATATGATGACATTTATAACGACATGTTAAAGCCACTATTTGAGGAATTCACAGGATTGTGCTTATCTATGCCAAGAGTAAGGGGAATAAACTGTTAAATTAAAATTTGAAGGAGTGAATGAAATGGGAAAAGTATCAATAAGTAAGTTAAATGAATACAAGAAATTTAATTCAAATCAGGAGGTAAACAAGGGTTTTGAGGTAAATATTAATAAATTGCTTTATGGGTATTCAAACAGGAGTGAGTATCCTGAGTTAAAAAACATAATACTTGAGACGGATTCAATGCAGTTAGCAATTGAAATCTATTACTACAAGTTTTCCAACAAAACAGGCGCTTATATCATGAGAGCATATGAGTCTAAAATTGAGGGTAAAATGTTAGTATCAGGAACGGCTTATTTTTCAAAAGATTATTATAAATCCACGACCCCGAAGGGGGAAAGATTTGCATTTAAAAAGCTTGTGGAAATCGTTAGCAATATTCAGATTGATAGTTTCAAAGAAGAAGTTTTGAGAGACTTTGAAGCATACAAAAAGTTAAGAAGTACTGGGAAAGTCGGTTTAGGTTTGTTCGATTCAAATATGGCATTATAGGAGGGGTAAAAATGCAGAAAAAAGCAAATAAACTTATTACAGCAATTGAAAGCAAAATTTCAAAATGGAACGAGCGTTCACAGTTTACGCTTAAAGGTGTTAAAAATCTTTCTAGGAGTGATTTAGACGGTTTAATGTTTTATGCTGAAAGAATAGGAAGAACAGGCAATTATAACGGGTTAATGAAGCCATTAGGGAGCGCTGAGAAGGTTTTAAAAGCATATGAATTGATTTAATTTTCAAAGAGGGTCGAAAGACCTTCTTTTTTTATGCCTTAAAAAATCTCATATTTAAATATAATAGAAAATCAAGACATATTTAAATATATAAGGATGCAATAGCCGTATTTAAATATAAAGAATAATTCAACAATATTTAAATACAAATTTAAAAAAGAGGTTATTTAAATATTTTCCTAAACATTTACATTAAACTTATTTTATGGTACAATAGGGAAAATGAGAAAGAAGGTGTTTTTTATGATTTTTAAACGAGTTATTATGCTTGAAAATGTAAAGTTAAATAATGATTACTACGGTTTAAAAGGCATTGTAAGAAAATATAATGCTGAACAAGAGAGAAAGAGGGACATTCACGGAAATTTACAATATACCGACAAAATAATTGAATCCGTAATGGTAGAATTTACGGACGAATTACCCTATAAAGAAATGTGTAAAACGTTGTGGGTCACAATTGATTGTATTAAAGAACTTGACACAAGGGATAATATTATAAAAAGTAGTACTATAAACGATAGCACTTTGAATGATAGTGCAATAACACCAGTATGGGACTTTACAAATGTTAAAACAAAATTATAAGAGGTTTAAAAATTAACGATTATGAATTAATGGAGGGGTAAAAAAATGTGTAGGTTAGCGTTATTAAACAGTGAAGGTGTCAAACTTATTGAAAATCAAAAAGGTGGTTTATTATCGCTTTTAGATTACTTAGAATCATCACAAGGTGGACATGGTAACGGTTATATGTATATTACCAAAGAGGGCAAAGGAAAAGTGAGAAAAGGCCTTAAACTTTCAAATAAGGCCATTGTAAAAGATGTTCTGAGTCAAGGCGATAACATAAGATTTTTTATGTATCATACCAGACTAGCATCGAAGGGCGAAAAGACGAATAAAAATTGCCACCCGTTCAAACTCGGAAAGACTGTTATATGTATGAATGGAACGGAATACACTATGAATAATTGGATTAAAGACGATGATACGGACACTGAAACAATTTTAAAACTCTGTAAAGCTTTGAAATTAGGAGTTAGGGAAACTGTTTCAAGGCATTTTAATTCTGTTTTCTTGGGTTTTGAAGACGAGAAATTTTTCGCTTCGAAGGGGTTTGGGTCTTTAGAACTCATAACAGACAATGAAGCAGTTGTTTTTGCCTCGAAATTTCCGACCCAGTATAAAAAGGACTTAGTTGTTTATACTGCTATGAAATCATGGATGGAGGGGCAGAAAATTAATATTAAAAAGCTTAATAGGGTTAAAACCGTCAAAGCTGAAAGAACGTATAGTCAGAATTTGAGTGCAGGAACTTATTATCAGGAAAACTATTATGCACAAAGAGACGAATACAATTTTGGCAGTTATTACAATCGAACGAAAATAGCAAAAAGAGGAAAACGAATAATTTAATTAAGTTTAAAATAAATCCTTCGGGGTTTATTTTTTTTGTGCTAAAATATTTTTAATATTTAAATATGCGATTTTTTTATGTCATATTTAAATATAAGAAATTCTTCAAACATCCTCAACGTATTTAAATATGGCGTTTTTCAATGTAGACATTATTTTGATAAAAAAAATAATTACCCTATAAGTAATCATGCAGGGTGACCTTTGGGACACTAAAAAATGTATTGCAAAACGTATTACGCTATGTTAAGCTAAAGACAGAAATTTAGAAAGGTCGGTGAACTCAAAGATGCAAATTTTAAAAAGCTGTGAAAATTTTAATGAAAGATGTAAAAACTGTGATGGTGTTGAGCAATGGAGAGAGAAAAATATACTTTATACTCGGGTTGCTTGCCCTTCGTGGGACAATCAAAACATAAAGACTGAAAATTTAAAGGAGGTTAAAAAAATGGCTAAACAAAGCAAATCAGTGAGGTTAACAGAGAAAGCAATAAAATTTATTGAGAATTTCCCAACATCAAACAGAGGAGAGGCGGAATTTACAACGGCATTAGAAGACATATTAAGAGATTATGAGATACTTATTAATATTTCAAAAAGCTTATTAAGGGATTATTTTAGCTTAAAAGAGGCTTGTTATTTAGTAGACATAACAAACAGTCTTTATTATATACCACAGCCGAATCCCCGTGAATCATTGATTTTATCAATTAAAGATAGTAATATGTTTGAGAATATGGGTGAAAAATGGGAAGTAGATTTTTACAAGTTGGTAAATAAAATTGCATTACTGAGTGACTTTGATGCACATGTTGTTTTTCTTATGTGCAATGAATTTTGGAAAATAGAAGATAGCGTAAGGAATTCTAAGGGATTCAATCGGTTAGTAGGCCATATATTTAATTGTGAGGAGAATACGGATGCTGAATAGATATATTATTAAAAAGCTTCAATGGTGCTATGCGTTTTCCCGTGGAAATATTGCAATATATGAAGGCGCAATTGGGCGTTATGTTTGGGATGGCGAGACTAAAGAGGTTCATTTCACAAGATATGATACTAATTATCACGGGGGAAAAGGTAAATTGTTGGGAAGGACAGAACTTTAAATAAGTCGAAAGACTTATTTTTTTACGCAAAATTTATTCTGCATATTTAAATACATGAATAAACATTTAAATATTTAAACACATAAAATAATTATTGCATATTTAAATATAATGAGTTTCTTCATGTGTATGAATCCAGTGAAAAAAAGATTAAATAAAATTTAAATAAGCTTGTTTTTATGCGTATAGAATGATATTATATATACGACTATAAATGTGTTAATTGTAGTTTCTGAAAGAGGTTTCTGAAAGAGGTTAACGCAAATTTTGAAAGGGGTTTTAAAATGCAAAAAGTTAGGAGGGATAAAAGATGTCTGATATAAAATCAAAGTATGAAGGTTGCAAAATAGATAGCTTTGAAAATGAAGGATATATATGGGAATTATATGATATTCCTTATGACGATGGGAGAACAATATGTAATTATACTGTTATACAATCCGTCGCTGGTCATGATAATGCGTTATACGGAGTTGATGATGCGAAATACTTAAATGAACTGAGAGACTTAATATAAGAATGGGAGGAAAGAAAAATAAAATGAGATATTATGGTGTAAGATGGGAGTTACCAATTGAGGTATGGGGCAGTGGTACAAATGCGGGTAAATTAATATGGAAACAAACTCAAGACGTATATAGTACAAAAAAATATAAAACAAAATATGGTGCTTTTAGCTTTTTCTGGTCAAAGACTTTTTTAAAAATACATAAAATAATACCTACTCAAGAATACAATAGATTTTTAGACTTTCATAGTTGGAGACATAAGGTTAAATATCTTAATAACTATGATTGCGAGGACAAAGGAAAAATTAAAGTTGAAATATTTGAAATAAAAGATTAAAGGAGGATTTTAAAAGATGATAGTATGTTTTAATTACCTTGGGAAGTGCGTAAATTCAAACAAAGGGTGTATTTTTCACGATGGAAATGATAATTGTATTGCTAATAAAAGCGGAGAATACTACAATTCAATGCCAATAGCAACGATACACAAGATTGAAAAATTAATAGCTAGACTCGAAAAATATCATTACGGACATGCTTACCACGACAAAACAAGAGCAAGCAACGCATTTAATGTATATTTAAACATTTCGGGAAAGAAAAAGAAATACGATTGCTTTATAGCCGAAACAGGAGAAATATTTTTTAAGGAGGTCAAGAAAACATGAAAGAAAAAAGTTTAGCTAGAAGAATGACGGAAGAGGAGAAGCAGGAAATAAAAGAAATGCTCATTAGTGGTATGAAATACAAGACTATCTTAGAAAAAACGGGGTTTAGTATTAAAGCTATTACACTTTATGCTACTAGATTGCGTTTGCCAAAGAAACCATCATACGTTAATAAACCTGATTTTGTATGCGCGGTTTATAGAGAGTGGAGAATGCAGGAATATACGTATGAACAATTAGCTAAAAATTTTAATGTTTCAAAAAAAACTATTCAAAGATGTATGAATAGGGCTATAAAGGAGAAAAAATGATGGAATATGTTGTAAGTATTGCTTATACTAACAAGGAGACATATGATGTTACCTGTTTAAAAGACAAAACATTCAAAAACAGTGAGGATGCTTTTAATGAAAGAGAAATGATTATCAATAGTTTACCTGAAAACTGTTATTCGCACTATAATAAGGTTTATCCAAGAGTTAAATGTCATTGTGGTAAAATGGTTGATTGTATGGATTTTACAAACACATGTGATTGTGAGAGAGATTATAATTTTAATGGTGATTTATTAGCTTCAAGGAGTCAATGGGGTGAGGAAACTGGCGAACATTGGACTGAATGCTATTAGAAAGGGGGGAAAGAAATAATGAAGCTTATTGTTATTTGGGCAAATAAAAATAACTCCAATAATTGGTTACAAGATGCAAATAGGACTGATTGTAGAAATAGACAGGGTTATTCAAAAGTGGGTTATATTGGTTATGATGTTGAAACTCACGGAGAGCATACGAGTTTTAGCTATACAGATGCGTTTTACCAAACCGATAAAGCAACAGTGTTGACGGTTAATGTTGACAGTATAAAAGAAAAAGTATAAGGAGGAAAACAATGGGTTATCAGGAAAGTATAGTTACATGCGAGGATTTTGAGTATTTAGAAGGGTTATTTCGAGAATGTGGAGAGGATTTTTTTGATGAGAGGTGGGTTGAAATTGCAGGAATTGGAACGCTTAGAGAGGATATAAGATTTAAGCGTTCTCAAAAAAAATATAAAGAAATGAAAAAAGGACAAAAATTCTTTTGGATTGCGGGAGATAGAGCATTTCAAAGGTATATTGGACGTTCAAGGGATGGTTTATTCGGTGTTAAAGTCGATGAATCAAAGAATGTTGATTTGGTTTTTATAGAAACTTGTGCAAAATATTTATTTACCAGACTTAAGAATAAACCTTGTTTTAACTATGAAAAATTTGAATTTAAAGGAGCAAAAAAAATGAGCGAGGATTTAATTAAAGTTGTTGTTATTGAGCCAATGGAACAGCCAGTACTTAAAGAGGTAAAAAATGAATTAAAGACGTTCCAAAACATTGTTGGTGGACTTATAGAGCATGTAGGATTTGAATTTAAAGGGAAAAACATTGATTTAATTTGTAATGAAGAGGGTAAACTGTTAGAATTGCCTTACAATAGAAGTATATATTCTGATTACGTTGCGGGTACATTTTTTATTACAGCTAGTGATAAAGAAGGAAATTTTATTTCCCTTGAGCAAGAGCAAATTCATGAAATTATGTTGATGTTTGATTTAGACAGCAAAGAATTCAAAGCTATGCTTTAAAAGAACGGGAATAGGGTTTAAATCAGTTTTATTTTAAGATATATACACATAGCACTTTAGTATATAAACTCAAATAAACCCTATTTCCGCTTCAAAAAACTATATTAAGAAGGTGAAGCAATGGATATGAGAGATATTTTTAACAAAAGATTGGATTTAGATTGTACTGACGAAATAAATGAAGACGATTGCATAAAATTTGCAATGCCCGAAGATGTAGAAATGATATTCGGGAATCCTGATGATGCAATGAATGAAAAATATAATGATTTAAGTATACCTATAGAGCAGTTTGCGATACACGGGAAAGATGGAATACAAGTTATATTTAAAAAATATCCAAATGTTTTATTTGGAAGTTGGTTTTGTGTTTGCGATATAAAAAAAGAAACTCAGCTTGTTTCTGGTTTATTTCAAATAGACAAGCTTCCAAGAGTATATATAATATGTTCTCATATACATAAATGCGAACTTGGGAATCCCATTAGAAAAGAAGACGGAGGTTTATATTGCTTAAAGAGCTTAAATAAAAATTGCGATAGATGCCCTGAATTTCAAGAAATTCTTGGTAGAACTGTACCAATAGCTGTAATTTTAAATTTTGGATTTCACATGCTTTATAGCACAATGAAAATATTTAATTCAAAACCAGAAAAAGTCAAAAAGATACTTAAAGACGAACGAGACAGAGTTACTGAAATGATGATTCAACAAAAGAAAATCAAACGAGGCCATATAATACTTATAGATGATGATTATGTTTATAAGTCATTTTGTAATGATGATAATAATATTTTTGAATACGAACGTAACGGGGAAGCAAAAAAATTCAAAGATGGATTAGAAGAGGTTCGTTATGAAACAGTAGAATCTACCGAGATATTTAATTTTGTAATTGAAAAAAATAGCGATTTCTTAAAAGATATCTATACTACAAGGCCGAGCAGTGAATTTAAAAGCTTAGAAATACCGTTCGAAGCACTAGCAATTCAATTTGAAAATGATGAAAAGTATGCCTTTCTGTTAAAGAAAGAGGTTTTTTGTAAAGAAAGTTGTTGGATAAGTTTACATAACAAAGAAACACAAGAAAATGTATCTGGCTTATTTTACCTTAATAAATTACCTCAGATTTATATTATCTGTGACAATGTGAATACTTGTAAATCAGCTAATAAATTTAAACTTAAGACTAAAGACAGCACAAAAGTTTTCTGTCTTAAAACTTTAAATAAGGATTGCGATAAATGCGATAATACAATTATGTACGAGGACAAAGAAAGACAGATTGCTTTGATGGTCAATATAGCTTTTCAGATAGTTTTTAACACGTTGAGGATATTCAATAGCGAACCCGAAAGAGTCTTGAGAATAAAGACGGAGGCAAGGGAGCGGAAAGAAAAGGTTAAACAAGACGGAGCAAAGCAGAAGAGCGGATTTATAGTGTTCAGAAAGAAAACATATCATTATGAATATGAAGGTGATAGGCCAAGATATGAAACGGACGAGGAACGAGAAAAAAGAGAGGTTTGCAGACATTACAGAAAAAAACATTGGAGGCATTACAAGAGCGGGAAAGTAATAGAGATTGAAAAGTGTATTGTTAACAAGGATAAAGAGGCAAAACCATATTTGATTTAGAGGCAAAATAGCCTCTATTTTTTTATGCAAAATTATTTTCTATATTTAAATACAATAATAAAATATTTAGTATTTAAATACAGCAAAATTTTCTTTAATATTTAAATATATAATCCTAATTAAATTAATATTTAAATACGCATAGAGAATTTGGAATATTTAAATACATCTGTTTAATAATTTTTGACATAAACCCCTGTTCATGCTATACTGATATTATGAAAGGAGTGTAATTATGAAATATAAAAAGGTATGTATGAACTGCTTAAAAGGTGCTGATTCTTGTAATTGTTTTCAGCCTGATATTGTTGAAATAGACAAAGAAATGGTCAGTATTATTAAGGGATTAAACAGAAAAGGTTATCTCACTTTGGGATGCTGCGGGGGACATTCAGGAAGTTCATTATATATGTATGTTCAATTTGCTATTGATTACGACGTAAAGACACCAAAAGGATTTGAGGCAGAAATTACAGAAGGCAAATTGAGGATTGTCTTTAAAGACATGAACTTTTACAAGATTAAATTTTTTGAGCAGTTGGATTTAATTAAAGAAAAGCAAGTCATTTTGAGGGATTGGGCAAAAGAGCTAGAGAAAAGGCCAGAATCAATAAAAATACCTTTCTTTGAATTAAAGAAGATTAATTTAAAGCACATTAAAGCTATGCCAGTTGGCACTAGGTTAAACTATAGGTTTGAGAAAATTTCAGAAGGTTGGTGTAAAACCGAAGAGCAAAGAAGTGAAGACGGTAAATTAAGGATTGTCAAAATACATTATACCGAAAATGAATTGGCCTCAGAGTTAGCAAGACTTAACATAAAATTAGAAGATAAGAAGGGAGAAAAAAACAATGGTTAAACAGTTGAGATTTGATATTAAGATATCAGATGAGGCTTTAATGGAGAAAATTAAAGATGAGGTAATAAAAGCCATCGAGAGCAAAAATGGCTTCATAATGGGTTGTGGTACTGATGATATGTCGGATTATTATGAGGAGCTAGAGGTAGAAACGACAGAGGGCGCAAAGATAGAAGAGGAAATAATAGAATTAGCAAAAGAATGCTTAAGAGTAGTAATAACAACAGATGGTAAAATTCAAGGTTCAAATGCCTCTTCTTCTATACTTTTTGTTGGTGGCGGGAAAAGGTATGTATTGAACAGTAAAGACGTTTTACAGGGCAAAGGAACGAATTCACAGACTTTAAAAGAGGTTGTAAGAGTGGTATTAAAGGATAGGGGGATTTTATGATGTATGAATTCATTTTTCATAAGAAAATGAGTGACATAAAAGATTTATCCCAACAATTAAGGGACATAGCAGAAAAGATTGAGCAGAATTTTGACAGTGAGTGGAATTTTAATCATAAATTACATCCTGTATGGGAAATTAGAGAGTATGTGCAAAAGCCTATTGTAAAGGCTTATACTAAAATTAATAAGAGCGCTGTTAAAAATATGATTACTAATGGGTGGGATTACACTCTTGTTGTATGTCCGAGCAAGAAAATGCCTCATTTAAAAGATGATGATTTAAATGAATTTTCAAGCAATTATTTTAATAATGTGCCTCATTTCAATAATTGGTGCGTAAAAATGAAGGAAAGGCTTTGTAATGAGCAAGATGGTCATGTACTTAGATTTTATTTAAAGGAGGTAAAATATAGATGAAAAAAATTGGACAAGTCTTAAGCATTGATTGGGATTATTTTATTAATGCTACGACAAATGAGAGAGCATGGTTATTTCCAGACGGAGGCAATGAAAATTTAACTCCTTACGTAGAAAATATTATATGGGCTAGTAGGTATTGTCAGACAGTAACAAAGAAATTTAAGTACAAATCAATTGAAGAAATCGGAATTAAAGAGCATGAAGTAGAAATTCTCAAAGAAATTTTAAAACAGAACAGCGAAGCTAATAGTTTAGCTTGTTTAAGCCATAAACATATATACGCCTATTTAAATGCTTATAAGATGAAATATGATGCTTTTAACATCATAAACATCGACTATCATCATGATATGTATCATATAGGAGAAGATGTAAATTGCGGGAATTGGGTAAATAAACTTCATGCAGATGGTTTAATTGAGGATTTTACTTGGATTAATCAAAAGGATTCATGTGGAATTAAGAAGCCTTTTAGGCTCAAGACAACGTTTGATATTAAAAAGGCTTGTAATAAAGAATATGATTTAATATTCATATGTCGAAGCGATATGTGGAGTCCACCGCATTTAGATGTTGAATTTCATAAGGTTTTAAAACACATGAATGCTATTGTTTTAAGTGAGGTAAATAATGAATCTCGAAGTATATATGATAACAGATTTGAGCTAATAAAAAAGCATATAGAAGAGTATAAAATAATTTTAGAAAATATGAGAGGAAAAATAAAATGAAAATTATATTAATTGAAGATGATGGTACAAAGACGGTTTCAGAAAGTTTTATGTTTGCAAGCTTTGACAAGGACATGGAAAATTTTACAATTATTTGCAATGTTTATAATCACCAAGTAATTAATGCAATGAATCAATTGTACGAAAATATACAGAATGGACTCGAAAATGGCAAATGCAGATGCAATGATTGCTTGAAAAAAGAAGGACTTTTAAATAAAACTTAAACAATCACGTTGACAAACAAAAAGTAATGTTATAGACTAAATTTGTATTATTTTCAAGAAATTAAATAAAGCAATAGTAAAGGGAGGAATTTTTATGGCTGCAAATGTTGAAACTATGTTTTACGTAAGAGAAAAACCTTGGCATGGACTAGGAGTCAGGGTAGAAGAAGCACAAACAAGTGAAGAAGCGTTGAAAGTAGCGGGGTTGGATTGGAATGTAAACCAATTTCCAGTTATAGTTAACGGGAAAGAGGCAGAAGGTTACATTGCAAATGTAAGAGACAAAGATAACACAACTTTAGGAATCGTATCAGATAGGTATAAGATAGTGCAGAACAGAGAGGCTTTTGCGTTCACAGATGCACTGCTTCAAAATGATTGTGTCTATGAAACAGCAGGAAGTTTAAACAAAGGTAAAAAAATCTGGTTGCTTGCCAGAATGCCAGAAACACAGATTTTGAATGATGAAGTGAGTCCATACTTATGCTTTACGAGCACTCACGATGGGACAGGCTCAATCAAATGCTGTATTACTCCTATAAGAGTAGTGTGTCAAAATACATTGAATTTAGCGCTCAGTAAAGCTTCAAGAACGTGGTCTTCAAAGCATATGGGAGACATTGAGGGAAAATTCGAAGAAGCTAATTTGACGCTTGAATTAGCCAATAACTACATGAAAGAACTAGGAATAACCGCTGAAAAACTTGCTAATCAAATAGTAAGTAGAGCAGAATATGACGAATTTGTAGAAGAATTATTCCCTCTGCCAACAGAGAAGGTTACGGATAGAAAAATTGAAAATGTCATAACAATACGCAAAACGCTTGATAGAGCATATTTAAAGACGTTTGACATAAGACAGTATGTTGGAACTGCTTACGGTGTTATAAACGCTGTATCAGATATGGTTACTCATTCAACACCGATTCGAAATACAGTCTCATATAAAGAGCGTATGTTCGGAAAGGTTATAGAAGGACATGAGATAATTGACAGAGCGTATAAATTGTTGGTAGCATAAGCAAGAGGGTTAATACCCTCTTATTGCATTTAAAGATTGAAAGGAGGTAATTAGATGTTTGAAGATTTACCAAAAGTCTGTTATTCAATGCTAGAATCAACTAAAGAAATAATTATCATTAAAAAAGGCGAAACGGGGTATTTTCCAATAACTAAAGAGCAAATTATTAAGTTTGCAAATATTATAAAAGCAGAGTTAAAAGAAGTTGATTTTAAAACTCCTGAAAAAGTTATAGACATCATGAATAAAAGTATAGGAGTATCAAAAGCCGAAAGAGAAGCTATGAATGTTGGAAGTTTATTTGGTTGGGATGTTCCCGGTGCTAATCCTGCTATGTATGATGAAAATGGATTGCCGAGAAAATGACAAAAATCACAAATAAAATGTAGAATTATAATAGAAATCATGGTACAATAGTAAAAAATTCATTATGAAAGGGAGTAAGAAAATGACAGATTTAATCAATGGATTTAAGAATCCAATGGCAGAAGTTATTGAAGACGGAGATGCAAAAGACGGTGACGATGCAGTGCGAGCTATGATGGAAGATGCTTATTTTAAAAAAATCGTTGGTAAAAAATCAATCACGACAAAAAACAGTTTAATTCCGACTAAAAAAGAAGCAGACAAAAAAGCAGGACAAGTTGTTTCAGTGGGTAATATTTATAGTGAAATTATGCCCTACAATGATTTTTTAAAGCTCTCTATTCCAGAGCGAAAGAAAGTGCTATTTGCTTTAAATGAAAAATTCTTAGCAAAAGACATTGCTAAAAAATGGGGAGTGAAACAAAGTGCTGTCTATCGTATTAAGAAAGAGTTAGCAAAAGCTACAGGAACTACAACTCCAAGAAAATATATACGTAAAACAAGCAAGGTTGTTGAGAGCAATTTCAAAACACAAAAATCTGAACAAAAATCCAACCAGAAAGAAGTCAAAGTAAAAAATGATTATTCTTGCAAAATAGAATTCACTAAGGTTTTTACTGGCGAAATGGCTCAAGATTATACTTTAAAGTTTATTGACATGATTGAACCTGATTGCTTTGTAGATGCAAAACTTATCATTAAGCAGTTATCATCAGCGATTGGAATTTTTTACTTTGAGATTGAAGAAAAAGAATATACGTTCGAAGAACTCAAAGTAGCATTATTAAAGAATATCAGCAGCTTGCCAAAAGAATCCGTTTTTGTATATTCTTTGAGCATAAAAGAAATCAAGCATAGAAAAGCCGAAAGTAAAGGAACTAATGATGATAGAAATAATCAATGATGAATTGATTAAATCAGCGGAAGAGTTTGGATTTGATTTAACTTTACTAGGAGCAGGGAGCATGGTAAAAATCAAATCCAAACTTGATGTTTGGTACACACCTAACTTACCTCACAGGAATAGTATTACATTATATCATGAGAATATTTTCGGCAAAGGCTCATGGCACAAGCAAGGGGTATTTAAAAGTTTTTATGCAATAATGGATTATATTAAAAAGCATGATATGAAATATTCGATTTAAAGGAGAAAATTTACAATGAATAGAAGTGGAAAATTTAATTATTCAGGATATGTATGTTCAATATTTATTGGATTTTACTTAGTGATTTGGCTAATTCTCAAATTCTGTCAGTTAATATATATGTTATTTAAGGGTGGTGAGAGAAATGAATTTAATTAATTATTTTTTAAGTATTAAAGAGAGCGAGGAAAAAGAACAAACTACAATTGACCAATATGAGGCAATACTTAAAGATTTTGATGGATGGAATAAAAAAAATCATAAGAGTTTACGTGTAGTTGAGGAAGAAGATATTTTAAAATACATGAAATGGTGCAAAGATGTAAAAAATAACGGCAGAACCACAAGACGTAAAAAATTAACTGTTTTGAAAGACTTTTTTTCTACTTTACATAGGAAGGGCAAGATTAAAATTAACCCTGTTTATGATATAAGAGGAATTAAAATTGACAGGGTATTGCCTAAGTACTTAACTAAGGAAGAGGTAGAATTGTTAATTAACAGTTTTACTGGTGTTAATGCTGAGAGAAATAAAATGATATGTAGGTTGTTTATTCATACGGGCTTAAGAGTCTCAGAGCTATGTTGGTTGAGCGTAGACTCTATACAGGGAAATAAGCTTAATGTCGTTGGAAAAGGGAGTAAAGGGAGAAGTATTCCGTTGAGCGATTTTATTTTAGAAAAGCTTAACATCTACATTGAAAATGAATCGCAAACAAGAGATATGAGCAAACCTAGTTCTCCATTGTTTGTTTCAGCAAAGGGAACGAGAATTTTAAAAATCACCATTCAAAAGTTTATGACTAAAGCACAAAAGAAAATTGGATTAACGTGTCAAGGTTGCCATGTTTTAAGACACACATTTGCTACAGAAATGGTGAGAAGATATCCAAATATAAGAAATGTTCAAGAATTACTCGGACATGAAAATATTGGTACTACAGAGAAATATACACATGTAATCAGTGAAGAACTTGTAAAACATGTAAATAAAAATGAAATGACGTATTGACATTGAAATCACATAAGAATAATATTGCATTGTTGAAAGGAGTGAGGGAGAGTGGGACAAAGAAAAAAAGGATATACAACATTAGATTTAGGCTTTAGCAAGGATTATACAGAGGGATTTTTTGCCCAAGACAGTAATAACGAGACTGCATACGGAAATACAATTTATAATATACTTGAAACAGAAGAGCAGTTTCAAAAGCCTATATATAAATGGCAAGAGCTTGAAATTGTTGCTTATTTAAAGAAATTTGAAATGATTTCAATTAACTCTGTTAATCTAAAATTAAATGTTTTAAGGCATTTTTCAAATTATATATATGAGCAAGAGGAAATACAGTATGGAAGAGAATACGGTGTTTCAAATCAAATGGAGTGTATTGACATGCAAAAGCTTTTATCAGTTACAATCAGTGAATCTGAGTATCAAGTAATTAAAAATCAGATGAACTTTACTCTATTTAACAGAAAAATCAATGTCAGAGATAAGTTGATTTTAAGTTTAGCGTGGTTAGGCTTAAACTCCAACGAAATTAAGAACATCAAAGAACGAGACATAGTGTTTAAGGGGAGTGAACGTGACGAGGTTGTTATAATACACATGATTGATGGAAGTGAGTTAACGGTTAATAATGCTGAGATTATTAAAGATTTAAAAACAGTGTTAATTGAAAGGTATTACTACGTTGAATGTATAGACGACAGAATTAATAAAGTGCCTTATAGGGACACAGAATACCTGTTAAAACCAGCAAGAATCAAAAGAGCAAGGTTGAGTGAGCAGTTAGCAAATCCTTCTCTTGTGCTTCAAAAAGTGTTCGTAGAAAAGGAAATTAAGTGTGAAGGTATTGACATAGCAAGACTGAGCATCGAAGACATCAGGAGAAGTAAGATTATAAGCTTGTTACGGACTGAAACCTTTGAGTACATTAAAGAGTTATTTGATATTAAGAGTGAAACTTCGCTTTGGTGGTTAAAACGGATTTCAAAAGAGAAATATCCAGATTCCTAATAATGGTAATATTTGACTAAATTTTTATAAATTGACATAAGATTTTAAAATCTTATGTTTTTTTATGCTTTTTACTATATTAATTGACAAATTATTTGACAAGAGATAAAATTATATTTAAATATATAATAATGGAGGTTAAACTATATGAGGAAAATTTTCACCAAAGATGAATTTGAAAGCCTCAAACACTACATAATATCTCACAGCACTAATCCAGATGCCAACAGATGTCATATATATGCTAAAGATGGATTACGAATAGCCTTATGCTTCAATGAGGAAGAATTATCGGTTTGTCTGTGTGAAGTTACATATCCTCTTGGCTTTGACTATTTAACCCTATTTGATTATATATGTAGTCTATCCAAGTCAAGTAATATTATACAGGCCAGAGTGGATTTTTATGAAGAATTCATTGAACCAATAACGGAATGCTGTAATTTAAACTCATCAGAAGAAGAATAAAATAAATAATAGAAAACTTAAAAAATGTATTGACTAACAAAAAATAAAGTGCTAAACTAAGAAAGTAATAAAAATTACATATTTAAATACGCAAAAAAAATATAACATTTTTAAATATAGGCGCACACAGCAAACATGAATGAAAATTCTTTTAGCTCAGATGGTAGAGCATTAAATTTAGGATTTAAGTGTCGAAGGTTCAAGTCCTTCATAAGAAACCAATTTCAAATCATGCGCCTAGTTATCATTTTACTAAAGAAGAGGAGATTTAAAATGAGTGAAGCAACTCCAAAACAAATGTTCTTAGAATTATATAACAGTGTAAAATCACTTGCAAACAGAGTAGATTACATAGTCTTAGCAATTCAATTGCCCAGTGGTGCAGTTGAAATCAGTACCAATATATCAGAATTAGATGCAAAGGTTGAATATATTGATGAGATTTATGATGATGAACTTTGTCTCAAAAGCAATCAAGATGTAACAATAATAGATTTTATGATTATTTAGGGGAGTATGACGGTAAATCGAATTGTGTCATGTGCAGTAAAGAAATAATTTTATGGAGAAAAGAACAGTCATGTTGTAATCATTGTTCTTCAAAAGGCACAAGTAATTTCGGGAAAGTTACAAATCAATATGAAAGAGCAAAAGGCCACGTTAAGCCAATCTAATGAAATATATTGCGAAAATTATTGGGATAATCAACGAATTCTAATAACAATAAGATGGTTAAAAATGACAAATGCAAATATAATAAAAATTTGGGAAATTTAGAATTATATGTACCGTTGATGCAATTGGTAGCATGATGGCCTCCAAAGCCATTCAATCAGGGTTCGAGTCCTTGACGGTATGTTATAAAGACACATACAGCAAACATTTAATCGTTCATGGTGAACAACTATTCTTCAAAAATTGTATAACGGTTCGATTCCGTAAAATGTGTCTTGAAATGGCGGATTCTTCTAGTGGTCAGGAAAACGGGTTTTCATCCCGTGAACGGGGGTTCAATTCCCTCACCCGTCATATTGGTTCTTTCGTATAGTGGTGATTATTCCAGTTTGTCACATTGGAGACAGCGGTTCAATTCCGCTAAGAACCGTTTAATTTTTTAACTTATATTTCATATATAAGGGTATATGGCGCATTGTAGCCGTAGCTAGGCATGAATATTAGGTACTTAAAAGGTGTATACCTTAGTAGGTTTGGTACTTAGCAAGTCATATGAGATAAATAATTCCTACATTCAGGTTATAATACTAGTTAAACCTGTAAATGATACCTTATGTATGAAATATGAGTTAAATAATCTTGGATGAGAGGTAACTGTTGGTTGTGTTACGGCAGACTGTAAATCTGTTACATAGAAACATCGGTGGTTCAATTCCATCCTCATCCACTTAAACAGTATTTAATCACTTAATAATACATCTATAATTTCATAGGCACATACAGCAACTTTACTGCTCACAGAGCGCCAAAATGTGGATTTTGAGAATATTCGTGCCTAGTTCAAAAAAAATCAAATATTTAAATATACAAAAAATTAGACACTCACAGCAAACATTGCTGAATAAGCACCGAAATTTTAATTCGTTTTGTGTCTAGTTTATAAGAAAGGGTGAAAATTATGAGTTTATTGAATGGACTCAGGAACGCTTCTAATGTGGCCTATACAGAAAATGGCGCATTAGCTTATAAAACAACTAAATCATCTATTGTTGACTTCTTTGGAAGTGCAGGAGCAATGCGTACAAGAAGTGAATCAGACATCTTGAAGATGTTCTGGCAAGCATTTGCAGAGGATTCTCTTATTGCAACTAAAATGATGTACTACTTCAGGGACATCAGAAAAGGACAAGGAGAAAGACGTTTATTTAAGATTATCTTAAAGGACATGGCTTATAAAACTCCTGACATCGTATTGAAAAACCTTCAGCATGTAGCTGAATTCGGTCGGTATGATGATTATTTAGTGCTTCTTGACACTCCTCTTAAGAATAACGTTGTAGAACTATTAACAAGGCAGTTAACTACTGATATGAAGAGCGAAAATCCTTCATTGTTAGCAAAATGGTGTCCAAGCTTAAATGCTTCTTCAAAACATACAAAGAGGTATGCAAGAATTATATGCGATAAGTTGAAGCTTACAGACAGAGAATACAGAAAAATGCTGTCTTCACTGCGTAAAAAGATTAATATAATTGAAACTAAGTTAAGTACCAAAAACTATGCTGAAATAGATTATTCACAAGTTCCTTCGAATGCTAATAAGAAGTATTTAAAAGCATTCTGGAGAAATGATGAGGAAAGGTACTCAGCATTCGTAAACAGAGTAAAAAAAGCTATTGAGACAGGCGACAAGTCTGATAAGAAAGCAAAAATCAATGTTAAGGCATTGTACCCATATGAAATCATTAAAAATATAATTAATAGCAGTAGAGACCGTTGGGGTTGTTCTTCAAGAATAAATCCACAAGAAGATTTGACACTTGATGTTATGTGGAAGTCTTTGCCTGACTATATTAACGGTAATGATAAGTCTGCATTAGCTGTAATTGATACTTCTGGAAGTATGACTTCTAATGACAATTTACCAATCTCAGCAGCTATCAGTCTTGGTGTTTATTTTGCCGAAAGAATAACAGGTAAATTTGCAAACACTTTTATTTCATTCAGCACTACTCCTAAGTTAATTGACATTAAAGGTGACGACATTGCAACTAAAGCAAGAAGTATATATGATAAATCTGAAATCTCAGACACTAACATCCAAGCTGTGTTTGATTTAATCTTAAACATTGCAGTAAGAGACAATTTGCCTCAGAGTGAAATACCTGATAGGATTATAATAATTAGTGACATGGAATTCAATTCCTGTACATCAGGCATTAACAGGAACACAGACAAACTCTTTCAGCGTATTTCAGCTTCTTGGACAAGTGCGGGTTATAAGTTCCCGAGATTAACATTCTGGAATGTAGATGCAAGACAGCAACAGTACCCAATGACAATTGATACTTCTGGTATTCAGTTTGTTTCAGGTTTCTCACCGACTATCTTCTCAGCAATTCTCAAAGATGAGTTTAAATCACCTCTGAACTTGGTTCTGGATGTAATAAACGTTGAAAGATATAACTGTATAACAGTATAAAAAATACATATTTAAATATAGGCACACACAGCAAACATTTATTCCCTTCCGGGAAAGTAGCTCAGATGGTAGAGCATCCGATTTTTAATCAGACTGTCTAAGGTTCGAATCCTTACTAAAATAATGTGCCTAGTATTAGCCGATATAGCTTAAAAGGTAAAGTATGTGACTTGTAATCATATGTTTAGGGTTCGATTCCTTATATCGGCTTTTTTATTGGCGTGTAGTTCAATCGGTAGAACAACTGGCTGTTAACCAGAAGGTTGTTGGTTCAAGTCTAGCCATGCCAGTTTATAGCAGAATGACGAGCAGTGGTCGCTCACTAGGCTCATAACCTAGAGTATGTTGGTTCAATTCCAACTTCTGCAATATAGAAGAGTGTCCGAGAGGCTTATGGTGACGGTTTGCTAAACCGTTGAGTGTAAAAGCTCCGCATGTTCGAATCATGTGTCTTCCGCTTTATTCATGAGGACAGAGGTAGTTCCTCACACCGTTAACTGCGATAACGTCCTCCCCAATTTTTAATTTTAATAAGCACTTACAGCAAAACTATTTGTAGCTTAACTGGGTAAGCATCAGGCTTAAACCTGAGTATTGTGGGTTCAAGTCCCACCAATAAAAAACAGTGCTTAGTTTAATATTTTGCTAAAGACATTAATGCCCTTACCAAATTTGCTACCGACATTAATGTCACCAGCAAACCGTTAGAAAAAACATATATTTAAATACACGAAAAAAATATTTAATATTTAAATACGTTAATTATTATTGAAGTATTTAAATATGAGAGGAGAAATACAAATGAGTTACGCATTTAACAATCCATGTTGGACTTGTGCAAAAAGAGAAAGTTGTCTTGATGCAAGCAAGGTAAGAGAAGCAGTAAATGAGATTCACAAATTATCATACGAAGAAGGACATCAAGGAAGTGGAGAAATTCTTCTATCATGTAATAAGATGAATTCTACAATAGCTTAACATACTGGGCTTTAACTCAGATGGTGAGAGTACTGTTCTTATAAAGCAGAAGTCTAAGGTTCAAATCCTTAAAGCCCAATCAAATAGAGACACACACAGCAAACTAAATGGATAAATAACTTTCGTTCAAGAATGTTTAAGAGGTTCAAACCCTCACAATTATGTGTCTCGTAAATATATATATGGGGGAGTGCTCGTGGAGAGCAAAAACAAAGTGTCTGGTATTGGACACGTTCAGCAAACTTACATACTGTTAGGTTCAATTCCTGACTCCCCCGCCAATAATCTTCAATATAACAAAAAGGCACACACAGCAAAAATAAAATACTGCTAACGCGGTATGGGTTAAAATCCCATTTAAACTTCATTATGTTTAAAAAGCGTGTGAAACGCACAAATCCTGTGCCTTGTATTTAATGGGGAATAATATAATCGGCAGTATAACACCCTTTGACGGTGTTCGAGAAAGTTCAAATCTTTCTTCCCCTATTTTTTGTTCACAACGCACTTCACATGGGCAGTTTATCTGCCCAAATTTTTTCTATGGAGGAAAATCTATGTTAGAATATTTAGGTTCAAAGTTATTGAACATAAATGAAGAAGTAAAATCAGATGTACAATTCTATAAAATCAACTCACAAGAAAAAACTGAACAAGCGGTTAATCATCACATACTCTTAGCAGATGTTTCAGGTAGTATGTGGAGAAATCTTGCTGACTTAAAAAAACACATTAAATTAACGTTAATAGCCCTCACAGAGATTGAAAATAGTTATGTGAGTATTATTACCTATTCGGGACATACTCAGTCAAAAAGGGTAATCACGGCTTGTAAATGCACTGAAGAAGAGTACGTCAAAGAGGATATCAACAAAGTCATTGATAAAGAATTTTATTCAAAAGGTGTTACTATAATTTCTGAACCTCTTGAGGATTCTATAACTATAGTAAAATCAATAGCTTCAATATGCCAAACACATCATATAGCTCTGTTTACTGATGGTTGTCTTGTACCTACTCGTTGGAGTGAGGAAAAAGAAAGCGAAAAATGCTATGAGGTTGCTAAAATATGCAATCAAGAAGGCATTGTGTTAAACGCTATAGGTTTTGGACAGTATTACGACCGTGAGTTTTTAAAGAAATTAATTGAAATTGCTGGTAATGGCTCTGTTATTCACATAGACAACATTGAAAACTACTCTAAGGTTATTTTAGATGCAATAAATAAAGTTAATAATAACGCTGGACAAGTAATTAATCTAAGAGCACTTAACGGAAAAATATTTGTTCTGGCAAACAGTATGTTTAAACAAGATTTAAATATTGTAAGTTCAAATAACATCATTGCTGTCGTAGGTACTAATGACGGAAGTGTTGCTTGGAAAATAAGCGAAGAAGAACAAGGTTCAATTTTAGGATTTGGACAAGATGCTTCAGATGTACTCGTTGAAGACTTCTATTATTCTTTGGCTCGTTATTACCTAATGGAAGAGGATTTTGACAATTTTGAATTCATCATGGAGTTAATAGGTGATGTAGCTTTATATGAAGCCACAGACAATTGCTATTCATTCCTTGAGAAAGGCAATGCTGTTAATAAGATTACAGAAGCTTTAAATAAACCTGAAAAAAGGTTTACTGGTGGAAAAGAGCCTAACATACGTAGCTCACAAACAGACGGACTCTGTTTACTACAAATACTTAAGATGATAGATGATGATGAGGACAGTCAACTATTCTGGGATTTAGCTACTCCTTACCATCGTATTACACAAAAGACTAAGACTACAGATGATAACATTAAATTTGTAGCCAATAAAGAAGGATATGCACCTGTTTCAAGCATTACTGTTGGTTCAAAGAAGCTTAACATAGGTATTAAAGTAAGGATTGACGGTAAATCAGTGGATTCAGTCTCAGGACTTGAAAAAAACTGTTGTATTTACAGAGACTTTAACATCTTAAACGGTGGAAATGTTAATGTACCTTACATTAATGCTAGGCTCTCTCCTGACTTATATGTAAAGCTTTTTCAGTATGTAAGTTTTCATGATATTGACAACAACATGTATATGCTCAATATTGAAAACGTCAAAACTGCTAATAAAACACTTCTTAAGTCCATGTCTCTTACTGAAATCAGAGATAGTATGAAAGAAGTTGCTGAACTTAAGTGCTATCAGTGGGCTTTAGGACAGCAAATTAAAGTAGTTCTTGGAGAAAAAGAAAAAGTAGATTTAATGAATTTTTCTTTTGAGGAACAGGAAATCAGAAAACTTCTCAGAATAGATGAAAATAACATTTATCAACCCTTGAGTGTTGAAAAAGACACGGATTCTGCTTTTGAGGTATATCCAGCAATTCATTGCGAATGGAATATTGCTTTTTCAGACAAAAAGGTTAAAGAAGAGAAGTTAAAAGACTTAAATGGTTATGTAGACTCTGTAACTAATGTGATGAATGAAGAACAAATCTTTGAAAAACTTTCAAAAGAGCTTATTGCTTGCAGAGCAAAGATGAGAGGTCTTGAGTTTAAAGTCAACTGTGTTCGTATTGCTTCAGCAATGATGAAAAAGAACGTGTTCTCATGGGATGTTGTGCTTGAGAAAGACAAAAAGACGACTGACAAAACGTTAAACAGAAACATGGTTGTCGGAGGCAAGGTAAAAGTAAGCAAAAAAGCTGTTGACAGTGATATGTTAGAGGAAAAACGCTGGATTGAGTTAATCAAATGTAACTAAGGAGAATGAATATGGAAAATTTAGAAAGTAAGATTGCAAAAATAATCAAAAAGCATTATTCGCAAATATTATCTGATTTAGAAGATATTGTTGATGATATTGATGATATAGATTTAACAATTGAATTGACGGATTCAAGAGACAGAGGATTTTATTTTAAATTAGGAATCTAAAAAAACATTCAACAAATAAAAAATAAAGCGTTAAACGGAGGAAAAATTAATGGCAGAAAAAGAAGAAGTCAAATTACAGCAATGTAAAAGCACATTTACAGTTAGAGGAATGATTGCTGGAAAAGAGCCAGCAACAAACAATAATGGCTATAAAGAGGGTTTGGTTGAAAAGGGTAAGGCCAAAGGCAAACAATACCGTTCATTGAGATTTACAATCAAAACATCAAAAGAAAACATAATCCCTGTTGAAATCTTTGGAATGGAAATGGACAATGCTTATTTTTATAGTAAATCAGAAAAAAAATCTGAAAAAACACCTTGGGCAAAAAGGTTTATGAAAGCTGCGAATGGTTATGAACTTATATTACCTGATTACGACTTAGTTGAAAGAATTAATACTGAGTTCAACGATGGCGATTTCGTTGTTGTATGGGGAGAAATCCAGTATTCAACGTATGAAACTGCTGATAACATTACTAAACAGCAAACAAAGTTTGCTATAAAAGGCGTTAAAAAAGCTTCAGAACCTATTGACTTTGAAAGCAATTTTGAAGAACAGAATGACTTTACACAAGGCATTGTTATAAATGAAATTGAACTTGACAATCCCGCAAAGAAGCTTTTCATACATGCTTACATAATTAATTATGGTGAGAAGTTTGTTCAGACTACATTTGAGGTTAACACAAATAATCCTAATGTTGATGCTGAGTTCTTGAAAAATCTAAAATCACTCAAATTCGGAGATTACATCAAAGTTCTTGGGAAAATCCATTACAAATCTATTTCAGAAGAAATCAATGATGGTTGGGGTAAAAAAGTTATAAAAGAGTTTAAAAAAGCCTTAGAAGTAATAGCTGCTGATGGTGCTTCTTTCGAAAAGAAAAAGTACAAAGAAGAGGATTTTGAAACAGTTGAGACTTCTAATGATGCTCCTAACTGGAACACGGTTGCAGAAAAAACAGCGAATGCAGTTTCAACAGAAGAAGAAAAATTACCTTTCGATTTAAGTGATGATGAAGAATAAGGAGAAATTATATGGGATTTGATTTATCTATTTTGGGCGTTCAAGAGAACGTGCCAAAGGTGGCATTTACGGAATATAGTGGATTACTGGCAGGAGTACCAAAAATAGGAAAGACAACGATTGCAAGTCTTTATGATAACTGTATTTTACTCGCTTGCGAGGTTGGTTATAAAGCCAAAAAATTGAATTATAAAGACATCAAATCATGGGAAGATTTTAAGGAGTTCGCTTCTTTGTTGGAAGAAAACAGAGAGGAAATAGGAGAAGATGTTAAGACGATTGCAATTGATACTGTTGATAGGTTATATCCTTACGCACAGGAATATACAGTTCGTAAGTATAATAGAAGAAAGAATTCTGATATGCCTAGAGCCGAGGCAATAGGAGATATCCCTCATGGCAAAGGGTGGGCTGATGCTGATAAAGAGTTTTTAAGCGAAATTGCACGTATTTTAAATCTTGGTTTTACATTTTTATTTCTCACTCACAACAAGATTAAAACGGTTACTCCTAAGAACGGAATACCGTATGACTTATATTATCCAACAATGCCAGAGCGTTGTTCTGCGATAATTTATCCTCTCGTTGATTTTATAATCAATATCCAAAGAACCGCAGTTATGGAAAATGGTGAAATGGTTAATAAGAGAGAATTATTGCTTCGTGGAAACGAAATGGCAAATGGAGGTTCTCGCGTTGGAGAAATCAATGACAGAATTATATTTGATACCGAGGAAGAAGCAGTTAATAAATTCAAAGAGTCTTTCAAAAAGGCTATTTTGAAGGAAATAACTAAAAACGGTGTTGATGTGGATGTCAATGAATTGGAACAACAGCAAAAGGTTGAAAAAGATACCTTGGTTAAGGAAAATCTTGTTAAATCAGTTGAACTTCCAAATTTGATAAGGGAGATAAAAAAAATGATGAAACAGAAGTTGAAGGACAAGGTAATTGATAGTGCCTTAACTCTTCAAATTTTAAGCACATTCAATTTAAGTAATCCAGACGACATACAAGACGTAGAAACAGCGAAGAAAGTCCTTGAGGAATTTCACAAGGCTTAAGTTTTGAAAAATAAAATATTAGCTTTATATGTAGTATATTGGGGGTTTATCATAGTATTAAATATTGTGATTTGCCCTCATGGTTTATTTGAAAACGTAAGTTATGGGAAGGAATTAAAAGGGAAAGCAATAACTGCAAGCAAAGTAAAAATTTATTCTTCGCTGAACTCTATCAAAGCAACAAAGTTGACTGAGAAACCCACAACTAAGCCAAGCATAACGATTAAACCTCCAAAAGAGGTTAAACCTTCTAGGTCAAAACGACCAGAAGTAACTCAAAAACCTGTTAAGCCAACAAAAATACCTAAGTTTCAAGGAGATAGAATGACTTACACTGTATCTGCATATGATTTGTCAGTTGCTTCTTGCGGAAAATCAAGGAGTTCTAAAGGATTCGGAATGACCGCTTCTGGATTTTCTCTAAGAAATCTATCAAGAAGTTCTGCAATGACCATTGCAGCAGATACACGAATTTTAAGAATGGGAGCAAGGGTATTCATTGAGTTTAAAAGTACGAGGCTTCAGGGTTATAACGGTTACTACACCGTAAGAGACACAGGAGGCGCTATACATGGTTATAAGCTTGACTTATTCATGGGCGACTCAGCACACCAAGAAGCAATGGATTTTGGTGTTCAGAAGGCACTTGTGAGAGTTGTTAAATAAAAAAGTAAAAATTTAAGTATTTAAATACGTAAAAATTAGCTTAAAAACTCTTTTGTATAAATAAAATAATTAATATTTAAATATGTAAAAAAATTATTGCATATTTAAATACAAGGAGAAAATATGAAAAAATTAGAAAATGATTTATTAACAAACAAATATACTGAGATTTATCACGAACCAACTGAAAGCATTCAATTTAATGCTCCTCATCACTTTATAGTCACAGAAAAAACAGACATCAATACTGTTTCAAAGACATTGGCTGAAATTAATTTTCAGAAAGGTGCAATTAAAGAGCACGGTGTTAATGGCGTTCACAATGAAGATTTAATCGCAATGGTTATATGTAGGCTTGAAGCATTCCAAAAGTCTGAATTTAATTGTAAAGAAAATGCTTGTGCTATTACAAAATTAGAAGAAGCTCAAATGTGGCTAAGAAAAAGAACTATAGGACGTGAAAACAGAGGCGTAGAAGGTACACATCAAGTTTAAGGGTGGTTATATGAATAAGAAATTTTTATCTGAAGGTGACATTGTAATTCTAAATTATGACGGAAGACAGGGCAGAATTCATAAATTAAAAAGGAGTAAGGCATACATTGAAATGTTGGAAGATGGAGAAATAGTAGTTTTGCCTTACTCCTCGTTTGCTTTGGTACAAACAAGAAAGTTAGAATTAGGGGTAGAGCCAGATAAATCCTTCCCCTCTAATGGAGGTTAATTAATTTTATGTTTTATAAATGTAAAATATGTCATGAATTTATTAGAAGTGATTGTCATGAAATCCAGAACAAGGATAACAAAGGTAATTTAAGGTTTCTCAAAAGTGGTAAACCAGAATTCTCTAGGTATCACTTTAAATGCTATGAGGATTTAAGGGTTAAGAATGAAAGCTGGAAAGCATTAACAAAATATCTTGAAGAAAAATATTTTAACGTTGCATTACCACCTCTTACCTGTATTGAACTTAGAGGTTTAAGTGGATTAGTTGATTGTAATTCAATGCGTTTATGTTTAATTGAACTCGAAAAGAATTTAGAAACATACATGGCAAATAAGATTTTTGTGAATGACGTTCAAAAGGGTAAATACATACTTGCAGCATTAAGAAATAATATTAACGGATTCGTGGACAAGCAACTCAAAGCAGAAAATTCTGTTCTTCAGAACGAACCCGTTCAGTTAATAGACAGAGATAAAATTAATCAAAAAGAACCGAAGTCTTGCGAATATGACATATTAGAATAGGAGATATGATGGCAGAAGAATTTGTAATTCAAGATGTTTCTACTGAAAGTATTACAATTGGCTTTATTTTCAAAAATCCATCAGTCTTGAGTGAATATTTAGAATTAATTTTCCCTGAGTATGATTTTAATGACATGGGACTAAGATTTCTGTATAATCTGCTAATTGACACTTATTTAAATCATACTGAAATAAATGAAACTTCAGTAAATATACAGGTTTCAAAGATGAATGAAGAGGGACAGTTGTTATATAAGTCATTGGGAGGTTTTAAGATTTACCAAAGGCTTGCTGTTATTTCAGAAACACAGACTGATTTTAAAAATGTTTATGAAAAACTTAAGACTTACAATATTCTCAGGCATTTACATAAAAAAGGATTCTCAATTGAAAAGAACTTTGATAAATTAAAGGACAAGTCAGTTGAGGATATTTTAAAAGTCTATGAATATCAGCTTTTAAAGGTAAATAGCTATATTAAAGGCATTAACGATTCTATAAGACTCGGTAGTGACATTATTGACACATACGAGAATTTAAAAGAAACACCAGATGTTGGTATTCCTTTGCCTTTCCCTATTATTGATTCATTAGCCAGAGGTTGGAGAACAGGGAAATTATACGCTTCTGCTATGCACTCAGGACATGGTAAAAGTAGAATGATGGTTTTTGTCTTAGCTTATACAAGCATTATAAACCAAATACCTACTCTCCTTTGTATTAATGAACAGGAAAAAAGCGAAATAGATTTAATGTTATTGACTTGCATTGCAAATAACGTTTTTGCGCCTAAGTACGGAGTGTTTGTAAACGAGACAGACATTGCGCTCGGTAACTGTACAGGTGAGAAAAATAAGATGGTCATAGAGGCAGCCAATTTTATTAAAGAGAGAAGTAAAATTCAATTATTAGAACTACAAGCTTGGGACTTTGATTCATTGAAAATGATTTTAAAAAAGCATAAAATAAGAGGCATAAATTATTGTTGCATTGACACTTTTAAGCCAATGAGAGGCATTGAAATGAAGGGTATGAATGAATGGCAACAATTTTCATATACAGCAGAAAATCTAAAGAAAATCATTGGAAGTGAAGCAAAAGGTGGATTGGATATGGGATTATGGATTACGATGCAACTTACAGACGATTCAATCACTACTAAAACTTTAAATTCAACTGCTATAGCAAGCTCTAAACACACTAAACATCATATGGATTATTTGCAAATGTCGAGAAAGCTTGATTTTCAGGACAAGTCAAAAATAAAAGTAAGAATTCAAATAAAGGACAACGCTTTTAATGGACAGGTAGAAGCATTGCCTTTAAATAAAACACACTATCTCACCTTTGTTGAAAAGAATAGGTCTGGACTTGACCATAAGAACTTAATCTACGAAGTAGATAACGGATTAATGACTTGGAAAGAACTTGGTTATGCTGTTTTCAATCATTCAGACACATAACTACAATCTTACCTGTTAAAACGTACACAGTAAGACGGAAATAACCATTCTGACGAAGTATAATCAATAATGGTGTAATTACCTACTCAATCCAAAACATACGATAAGCGAACGGGAAATGGCTTTATTTTAAATTTGTATTGACAAACAAAAAATAAAGATGTATGCTTTAATTAAATAAAATATTTACAAAGGAGAAAAGTAATCATGCTAACTGATTATGGTAAATTTATTAAAAAATTAAGAATTGACAATGATATGACTTGTATTAGTTTCGCTCAAAAGCTTGGTGTTTCTCGCCAGTATATTTCATCTGTAGAACACGGAAGACATAATGTACCTGTTAGATGGGTTAGAAAAATAATAAAGCATTTCGGTTTAGATTTTCAGAAGCAAATAGAATTAGTTGAAACTATTGCTGAAACTGAGACTAAAAGGTATTTTGCAAAGAATTTAAACAAATATACTTATTGTTAAAAGAAGGAAAATATGAATGACTTCAAATCAGTTAAAAATAAAATTAAATGAAGAACATATTACACAAATTCTTGAGTCTACTGGTTGTCATTCAATTAAACAAAGCAAAAACTACATACAAGCAGGATTGCCGAATGGAGATAACCCAAAGTCTGTATGTGTTTACATTGATAATACTGACTATTTTACCAGTATTTATACTAGGCCAGAATTTGAAAAGAAGCATTTCAAAGACATAATTACGCTCGTTGAGTTCATAGAGCATAAGTCAAATGCACAGGCAATCTATAGGATATGCAAAATATGTGGATTTGATTATTACAAAGAAGAAATAAAAATGCCGAGCTTCTTAAAATGGCTTAGTTTTGTAGAGACAGGTATTAAGAAAATCACTGATAATGAAGATGTTAAGGTATTTCCAGAGAAAATATTAAATCAATTTGATATTACTCCTGTTTTGAAATGGGTTCAAGAAGGTATTTCAAGTAAGTCACAGAGACAATTTCAAATAGGCTTAGATGTTGCCACTGAGCGCATAGTCATTCCAATAAGGGATGAATTAGGAGCGCTGGTAGGTGTTAAGGGAAGACTGTTAAGCAATGACAGTATTGAAAACGATAAGTATATGTACCTTTACAGTTGCCCAAAGAATAAGATTTTATTTGGATTAGACCAGAATTTCAAGGAAATTATAAAGGCAAACGAGGTAATAGTAGTAGAAGCAGAGAAAAGCGTAATTAAACTCAATTCACTTAATTATAAGAATGCAGTTGCTATAGGGAGCAAAAGCATTTCAAGAATTCAAACAGATAAGCTTTTACGGTTAAATGTGCCTATTACATTAGCTCTGGATAAAGATGTTGTAAAGGAAGAATTGACAGAAATAGTTAATGACTTGAAATTCCCATTTAATCTTACTCACGTAAGCATAATTTTTGACTTAATGGGATTTTTAGAAGAAAAGGAATCCCCTATGGATAATGCAGAGACTTGGGATGTATTATATCAGAACTATAAATTTAAAATGTGAGGCTTATTATGTTAATTGTAAATAATGATTTTATATGTACTTACCACAAAATTATAACTGTTAATGCAAAAAAGCTTATGAAAAAATATTTAGAAGATGAGGAAACAAAACAGCTTATAAGTGAAATTCTGTTATCTGCTAAATATGCAACTAAGGCTGGCAAACGAATGGAAATAAGGTTATATAACTACTTTGACTCAATTGAAAGACTTGGATTTAAAAGAGTTCGTAAAAAAAGGAAATAATAAATAAATATTTTATAAAGGATTGAAATAATGTTTTACATATATAAATTTTTAAATAAAAAAGGTGAAGTAATTTATATTGGCAAGACTTACGAACTAAAAAAAAGATTTGCACAACATAAAAAAGACAAATCATGGTGGAATGAAATAAGTGATATCGAAACAGCAGAAGTTAAAGATAGATTCTGGCTTTCGATATATGAGGTTTATTACATTAATAAGTTTAAAGCTAAGTATAATAAAGCAGACATAAGGGTTAGATTTAAGAAGTTTGAATATCCAGAACTGACATTCAATCCATATATCGGAAGGATTTGATATTATGTCTTGGTTTATCACAATTATGATTTTTATTATAATAACTCAATGGGTTGCTATTGATGGACTTCAGGCCAAAGTTAATGATTTGAAGAAGAAATATAAAGAGACTGAAAATTTATTAGAGGGTTATTATGCTATGAAAACAGCCATTGGAGAATTAACAAAGAGTGTTGTTAAATAAATCTTAATTATAAAGCTTTACAAACGAAAAATAAAGTGTTACGATGGATTATATACAAAAGATGAGGTATTTAAATATGATTTATTTTACTGGTGACAAGCATATTCCTATTGATATTCAACCTTTAATAAACTGGTTGGGTAAAAATAAATTATCAACAGAAGATTATTTAATTATATGTGGTGATACTGGTTTCATGTGGAATCAGTCAGAACAATGTAAGTATTGGGTGGATTGGTTTAATAAGCAAAGCTTTACAACTTTGTATGTTGACGGGAATCATGAACGCCATTTTTACTTAGACTCGTTACCAATTAAATACTTTAATGGTAACGAACATAGTAAAATCCATAAACTAGCAGACAAAGTAATTCACTTAATGCGCGGGCAAGTCTATGAGATTAACGGAAAGACTTTATTCACCTTCGGTGGTGCAGACAGCATAGACAAAGAAAATCGCATTCCAGAAGTTTCTTGGTGGGCAAGAGAAATGCCCTCAAATGCTGAGTACGAAGAAGGTTTAAAAAATCTTGGCCTTTATAATTGGAAGGTTGACTACATTATAACTCACACTTGTTCTATAAGGCTTTTCGAGGAATTAAACAAAATTCATCGTATGATACCAATTCATACAGACCTGAACGCATATTTTAACGAAATAGAGTTAATAACATCTTACAATTACTGGCTTTTCGGTCATTTTCATATGGATGTTTTTATTGATAACAGGCATATTTGCTTATTCAACAATGTTCTAAGCGAAGAGGATTTAAAAGATGAGTGACCCATATGAACCTATTGAAACTTATGTGTTTGGCGATTATCTAATTTACTGGATTAAGCCATACCGCAAAAAAAAGAAGAAATTGCCTGTAAAATTCCCTTATACAATGGATTATGACGAAATCCCCTATGAATACATCAATATAGAAGACATTCTCGCAGAGATAGGGAATGAAGATTTTAATTTTAAAGAGGTAGATTATGTTAACAGGAACAGGTTTGGCAGGAATGAGCATGACAAGAGAAAGAATAGAAAATGATTTCTACGCAACACCATATGCCTCAGTTCATGCAATATTAAGGAAAGAAACGCTGAAAGGCAGCATACTAGAACCAGCTTGTGGAAGCGGAAATATAAGTCAAATACTAAAAATGTATTATCCAAATCAGTTGATTGTTTCAACAGACTTAGTTGATAGAGGTTATGGAATACCAAATGTTGACTTTCTAACACATGACTTTGGTAAAAAGTTCGACAACGTAATTACAAATCCTCCTTTTAAATATGCTCAACAGTTTATAGAGAAAGGTTTGGAGTGGAGTAATGACAAAGTCTTAATGTTCGCTAAAGTTCAGCTTTTAGAAGGACAAGCTAGGCGTAAAATGTGGGATGCTGTACCTTTAAAATATGTTTATGTGTTTTCAGAAAGACAGAATCCTCTTCCAAACAATACGCTATTTAATGAAAAAGGTAAGAAATGGAATAGTACAATGTGCTTTTCGTGGTTCGTTTTTCAACACGGATTTCATGGAGAGCCATCTATTAAATGGTTATAAAGGAGAAAATTATGAAAAAGGATTTAACAGAAATTCTATTTATACTTGATGAATCTTCAAGTATGGAAAGCTTCACAGGCGAGACTATTAAAGGATTTAATAATTTTTTAACAGAACAGAAAGAAGCAGAAGGTGAAGCAAATCTTACTTTTGCTAAATTCAGTCATGGCGTTGTATTAGTTAAAAATAATATTAACATTCAAAAAATGCCTTTACTCACAAGAGAAGATTATAGACCTTTTGGATGTACTGCTTTACTTGATGCTATCGGAGTAATGGTTAATGCAGTAGGGAAAAGACTTGCTAAAATTGCAGAAGAAGAACGTCCTTCAAAGGTAATAGTAGTCATATTTACAGACGGTGAAGAGAATGCAAGCCATTGTTATGACTCTGAGAAAATTAAAAGTATGATTAAACACCAGACAGATGTTTATAATTGGGAATTTATTTTCTTAGGATGCAACCAAGATGCTGCTTTAGCCTCTGGTAATTTAGGAATTAGTAATTATTCCAATGTAGCTTTTACATGTCAAGGTATGGATAATATGTATAGTTCAGTTTCAAGCAATATTTCTAGTTATCGCTCAAAAGGCGTTATTGAGCAAATGCCAGAAGAAATAAAGTAGGTGAAAATTATGATTAAAAAAATAGGCTCTGCATTTACTGTTTGGGTAGTTTATTTCATATTTTATAAAGTTTTCTACCCTGTAACGACAATTGAAGCGGTTACTTATCAGTTTACAAATTCTCAAGCTTCTACATCAGCACTTCATTTACAGCAACTAGCATGGAATTTAATGATAATAATTCCATTAGTTATAACAATTTTCATATTTAAATATGAAATAAAAAAATTAGGAGCAATGCTCAAAGAATTCTGGGAGGATTTCTACCTATGAGCGAAATCATCCTTACAAGAGCATGGGCAATGCCTAATAAATGGACTTTCGCAATCCTTCCAATTAAAAATTTATTAGAGCAAGAAATGGACACATCATTGCTTTGGATTGACCCATTCGCAGGAGAAAACAGTCCTGCGAGATTAAGAAATGATATAAGAGAAGATGCAAACGCTGATTATAACTTGGACGCGTTAGATTTCTTAAAAAGTTTTACTAACGATAGTATTGATGGGGTATTATTCGACCCTCCTTATTCAGTTGAGCAATGTCTAAGAAGATATACACCGAGACAAAAGGGAACAGCAGGAAGAGCAGAATATTGGGCAAGGTGTAAGGATGAGATTAAGCGCATTGTAAAATACAAAGGAAAAGTCATTTCCTTTTGTTGGGACAGTTGTGGTTGTGGTAAGAACAGAGGGTTTGCGATTTCAAAAATCTTATTAGTGTGTCACGGAGCTTGTCATAATGACACAATTTGTACAGTGGAAATTAAAGTTAATTAAAAAATAAAGGAGGATTTTTATTTATGAAAAAAATATTTTTAGTTTTATTCACAATACTTGTAATGGTTGGACTTTCAGGGTGTAATGAACCTGAATTAAAGGAAATCGAACCTTCACAGACAGCTTTCCTTCTACCGATGAGCGGAGATACAACGAAGCAAGCTCAGTTATCAAGTGAAAGTTTTCTTAAGAAGAATGAGGTTTCAGGGAAAAGAGTTATGATACCTTATGAATATATTGATGCTAAGAACGGTTGGCAACCATCATTTAAGCTTATTATAGTTGAAAGAAAGCCTGAGACTAGGGAATGGACTGAATTAACAGGAACAGGGACATCTAATAAAAACGAAGGTATTACAGCAGAATCAAAGGAAAGCATAGGCTTTATGACCAGAATGAACTGTACAGCACAGATTGATGAAGTCAATGCTGCTAAATTCCTTTATCGCTATAATAATAAATCATTATCTAGTGTAATGGACAACGAAATAAGAGCTATGATAGAAAGTAGTTTTGTTGAAGAGTGCGCTAATAGAACACTTGATGCAATTCTTATAGAAAAGTCAAATATTATGACTACAATTAAAAAAATAGTAATGCCTTACTTCGCTGATAGAGGTGTAACAATTACAACTCTTGGTTTAAAAGGAGAATTTACTTATTTAAACAGCGAAATACAGACGAGTATTGATGCAAAATTCAAATCTGCTCAAGATGTTATAACTCAAAAGAACTTAAATGAAAAGGTTCTATCTAAAGCAAGAGCAGACTCAGAAGCGATTAAAGTTCAGCAAGAAACAATTCTACAAACATTAAAGCTCAAAGAGCTTGATAATCAATCCAAAGCTATTGAGAAATGGGATGGTAAAACACCTATTTACAGTGGCAATGGAGGAGCAATATTTCAATTACCAATAAAATAAGGAGTGAAAAATTATGAGTAGTGGTTATAATCCGTTAGGTACGATGAATGAAGGAATCGGTAATTGGTTAACTACAAGTGCGGGATTAAATTATATACCGAGTATTGGTGTATATCCTACGCCTGTAACACTTCCAATATTCAAACTTAGTGCAACCTATAATTACCCAATAGTTGAAAAGATTATTTATAACAATCCAGCAACTATTGTGTATTGGACTGATGGCTCAAAAACAGTTGTTAAGACAATGGAAGGTGACACATTCGACCAGACATATGGTTTTGCAATGGCTTTCTTAAAAAAAGTTTACGGAGCAAACATGAAAATTAAGAGACTAATAAAGGATAAAAGTAATGCTGATAAGTGATGATTTTCAGTATAGCATTGAAAAGTCAAGCATTGGAATATATCTGGTAGAAAAGCTTTTACGCTCAATTCCTTCTACAATAGACATCAAAAATGTTGAATATGACAAAACCTATCAAGACATAGATATAGACTTACTAAGGATTTATAGGGATTCAACAGATGAACAGGTTGAAAGTATTGAAGTTAAATCAGAATTTCGTTTCAATGCTCATTACTTTTTCGAGTATATAAGCAACTCAAACACAAAAAGTCTTGGTTGTTTCTACAAAAGCAAAGCCGATTACTGGTATTACGTATTTGTTTTAGCATTAGAGGTACACATTTTGCCCTTCGAACAGGTTAAACAATGGGTTGAGGATAACTGGGGAAGACTTGAAAGAAAAGTCCATCCTGCTAGTCAAAACCAGCGTTATGACACTGTCGGAAAGAAGGTTTTTACCAAAATGATTTTATCTGAAATACCAGAAATCAAAGTCATAAGTTTAAAGGAACATGTAGATGAAAAAGTCATGGAATTTGCTCGCAAATACGAGATTACGTTACCAAAATGAAAACATTATATCATATCTGTTAAGACTTCGAAGAGTTAGAGATGAAAAGAGATTTTTAAATCCTACATACCGAGATTTACTGCCTTATGAAAGCATGAAAAATATAAAAGAAGCTGCAAAGGCAGTAATACTTGGTATATTTGAAAATAAGAAATTTTATATTCACTATGACTGCGACTTAGACGGAATAGCTTCTGGAACAATCATGAATAAATACCTTCAGTTTCAAGGAGCAACTAATATTGTTTATGATATAAACAATGGAAAAATTCATGGAATATCACATAAGAATCTATCGGATTTTGAGGGTACTGACATTTTAATCATTGTTGACAGTCTTGATAATGACTACAAAATGTATGATGCTCTTCATGAAAAGGGCATTAAAATAATCATTTTAGACCATCATGAATTTGATGAATACCCCGAGAGCGCAATATTAGTATCAAGTGCTATGAATTATGAAAATAAGCATTTATCAGGAGCAGGAGTTACTTGGAAGTTTTGTGCATATTTAGATTCTGTGCTTGAAACCAATCATGCTAAAAGCTTATTAGATTTAGCCGCTTGCGGGATTATAGCAGATGTATGTGACATTTCAGAGAATTCTTATGAGAATAGGTATATAGTCAATTGTGGATTAAATAATCTACAACGACCAGCATTAGAAAGCATTGTTGGAAGTTATGAGTTTAACTCTCAGTCAATTATATGGAGTATAGCACCTCTAATAAATGCTGCTAATCGTACTGGTAACAATGATATACCAGTACAGATGTTTTTAGCAGATGATAAAAAATTAATTAAATCTTATTTAAAACAACTCAAGGAAATAAAAGAAGAGCAGAACAAATCAATAGCTGAAACAGCTAATAATCTGGAACTACAAATACTTCAGAACAACGACATGGAAAATGACAAGGTAATATTTGGAGTTGTACCTCAAGGAGATTTTACAGGGCTTATAGCTACTCAGATTGCTAATAAGTATCAGAAGCCAACTATTATATTCCATGCACCTTCTGAAGATTTTGACACTAATGTAAAAAGCAAACAGACAGGTTTAAAAGGAAGTATAAGAGCTTATGGAATTGATAACTTTAAGTCAATTATAAATGGAACGAAAATAGCTGCTTGTTTTGGTCATGAAAGTGCTGCGGGAATTAATTGTAACAGAGAACGGTTAACAGAGTTGAAAGAAGCTATTAACAGTAAGTTTAAAGATGTTGAGTTTGTTTTAAAAAAAGACATTGACTTAGGATTAGAGTTATTTGAAATCTCAAATGATTTAATTTTAGCCTTAAATAAAATCAATAAAATAACTGGGAATGGCTTCAAACCTATATCTGTTTGCATTAAAGATGTTGAAATTCAACAGTTAATTACAATGCAGGACAAGCATACGAAATTCACCTCTGGTGAAATTGTATTTATTAAATGGAATGATGTTGAGATTGCGAAAGAGATTCAAACGCTGCAAGCAGACGAAGAACATTACGTTATAGTAGATGTAGTTGGTGAACTTTCAATGAGCAACTTTGCGGGGAAGAAGTCAAAACAGTTCATAATTAACGATTATGACAACGTTGTGTCTTTGCCTGAATTCTTGAGATGAAAATAATCTTCATATTTAAATACTCAATAAAAAATCATTATATTTAAATACGCTAAAAAAATACTTCATATTAAAATATTAAAATCAAAAGGAGGAACATAGGTTGGAAGAAATTACATTAAATGAATGGCTACCTTTAAAAATAGGGCAAGACATATTTAATAAAAAATACCGTTATCAAGATGAAACTCTTGGAGAATGGTTTAGACGTGTTTCTGGTGGTAATAAGGAACTAGAAATACTTATGTTAGAGAAAAAATTCCTTTTTGGAGGAAGAATACTTGCCAATAGAGGATTACAACACAAAGGAAAAAAGATTGTATATCAAAATTGTTTTGTTGTTCCTTCTCCAGAAGACAACATTGAATCAATATTTGATACTGCAAAGCACATGGCTAGGATTTACTCTCTTGGTGGAGGAGTCGGTGTTTCGATAGATAATTTATCCCCTTCAGGGGCAAAGCTTAATAATGCAGCAGAAGTAACGACAGGCAGTGTTTCTTTTATGGATTTATATAGTCTTGTGACACAATTGATAAGTAGTAAAGGCAGAAGAGGTGCATTAATTATTACGATTAATGACACTCATCCTGATTTAATTGACTTTATAAATGTCAAAAATGATTTAGGTAAGGTCACAAAAGCTAATATAAGTGTTAAAATAACTGATGAGTTTATGACTGCCGTAACACACAACGGAAATTGGGAATTACATTTTGAACGTCCTGAAACAAAAGAAAAGATTACAAAGACAGTAGAAGCAAGAAAAATACTTAAACTAATAGCTGAAAATAGCCATAAGACAGGTGAACCAGCTATACTTTATTGGTCAAAAATACAAAACAATAACTTTTTAAAATACAACCCATATTTTGTTTATGGTGGTGTCAATCCGTGTGGTGAGTTACCTCTCCCTACGGGTTATTCTAAAAATGGGCATTATATCTGGGGAGGCTCTTGTAATCTTGGAGCAATGAATATTTCAGAATATGTCTATGCAGATGATGAAGGTAATTTCCCATATATAGATTACGATGTTCTTTATTATGACACAAAAATAGCCTTTAAAGCCTTGAATGAAGTCTTACATGAGTCAATAGAACTATTGCCTTATAATGAACTTAAAGAGGCCGTTAACGATTGGCGATTAAACGGCATGGGACATATGGGAATAGCAGATGCTTTAATTAAACTTGGAGTAATGTATGGTTCAGAGTTATCATTTGAAATCGCTGAAAATGTTCAGAAAACAATTTTAAACGCTTGTGTCGATGCTTCTTCAGAAGATGTTGAAAAATATGGCGTATTTAAATATTACGATTTTAAATATTTTAAAAGCAGTCCTATGTTTGAACATCTTAATGAATCAGTTAAAGAAAAAGTAGAAAAATACGGGGTTTCGAACGGTTCATTCTGTACAGTAGCCCCTACGGGTTCACTTTCAACTATGATTGGCGTATCTGGTGGTATAGAACCCATATATGAATTCTCATACATAAGAAAGACTGAGTCATTGCATGACCAAGACACATATTACAGGATATATACACCTATAGTAGAAGAGTTTATGAAAGAATTTGGTTTAATAGATGAAAGAGAATTGCCAAAATACTTCATAAAGTCAAAAAACATTAATTATATGAATAGAATTCAATTTCAGAGTAGTATTCAAAAATATAATGATGGAGCGATTTCTTCTACTATAAACCTTCCAGAGAGTGCTACAGTTGAGGATATCGTGGATATTTATGTTGAAGCATGGAAGCACGGGTTAAAAGGCTTAACAGTATTTAGAGAAAACTGTGAAAGAGTTGGCATTCTAACAAATGAGATAAAAAAAGATGATGAGGAAGACTTAAATATAGGACTTCCAAGGGGTTTCATAGAAGAAGTTCCAGAAGACTTATTTTATCGAAAATATAAATTACGCTCTGGATGTGGTAATATTTACTTTTTTGTAGGAGTAGATGATTTTTACGAAAAGATTTATGACTGTTTTACGAACACTGATGGAGTTGGGGGTTGCATGATTAATACTATTGCTAACAGTAGATTACTTTCTGCTGGCCTTAGAGGTGGAATTCCTATTGAGTATTTAATACAACAATTAGAAAAGTCTGGCGTATGTCCTAGCTATCAGAATGTCAGAGGAAAACAAACAGGAGCACTTAAAATTAAGAATTTGGTTGAAAATTATATATCCGATGAAATCCTTGATAGTATTGATGAGTATATCGGGAAACCTCTTAGTAATGGTAAATCTTGTGCTTCGGCTCTTGCTTATGTATTAAAGAACATTGCCAAAGAATTTGCAGGAGAAGCATATGAGGACATTAAATATGAAGTAATAACAAAAAATGATATACTTAAAAATGAACACTATGAGTGCAAACATGAAAATATGAAAATGGTTGAAGGTTGTACTGTTTGCCCCGATTGTGGATTCAGCCATTGTAATTAAGGAGGTAATTAAATGTTAGGTGCAATTCTAGGTGACATCATCGGCTCAAGACATGAATTTGAATTAAGAAAAATGAAATCAGAGGATTTTGAACTATTCACAAAAGAATGTGAGTTCACAGACGACACTGTTATGACAATTGCTACGGCAGATGCGATTATGAACGAGAAGTCGTATGCTTCTGCTTATAAGGAATGGGGAAATAAGTATCCAAATGCTGGTTATGGTGAACGTTTTGGAAGATGGTTAAAAGGTGATGATACAGTAAAGAATGACAGTTTCGGAAATGGAGCTGCAATGAGAATAAGCCCTATAGGTTGGCTTCATGAAAGCTTAAAAGAAGCTGTTTTGCAAGCTTATAATTCAATAAACTGTACACACTTCAGTCGACAGGCATTGAACGCCTCAGAAGCAGTCACTACAGCTATTTATCTTGCAAGACTTAAAACTCCAAAGCAAGCCATAAAAGAAATAATTGAGTTTTATTGCGAGTATCATTTAAGCCGTAAAATTGCTAATATTAGGCCAACTTATGAATTTGATGTTACCTGTCAAGGTAGTGTACCAGAAGCTATTATATGCTTCTTAGAGGGTAATAGCTATGAAGATGTCGTGAGAAAGGCAGTGAGTCTTGGTGGGGACACTGACACTCAAGCTTGTAT